GCCTGAGATTGTGCCGCTTCGCTTGTTGCTTTATCCAAAGCTTTCTGTTCAATCCGAAGTTTCGTGCTTAAATCAGCAGATTTCTTGACTTTTTCATTATAGTCCTGAATCCATTTCAGCACTTTTGAATCAGTGATACCTTTTGTGCTTACTGTTTTACCTGCCTTTAATGCCTTTTGCTGAGTTTTATTCAACTTAGACATGACAGCTTTATTATTCAGAAGTTTCTTCTGTGATTTTGTTTTATTAGCATTAGCAGTATCGGAGTTGCTTTTTGCTTTCATGTAGCTATCACGAGTCTCTTTTAAAGCTTTCTGACGCTGTTTATTCTGTTCCTTGAGATTCTTGGTTTCCTGTGTAAGAAGCATATTCTGGTATACATATGATTTCTTACCTTTTGTTGTCGCAAGAATCTGTTGTTCCTTAGTAGAACCTGCATATAACTTCTCTTTATTCTTCTGAGCCTTAGTCAGATCATCAAGAGCTTTTTCGTCTGCTTTCTTAGCATTATCATATACTTTTTGTGCAGAAGCTTTCTCTTTTGCATCAGCGTTATATGTCTGTGCCGTAGACTTCAATATATTTGACATTCCAGAAGTCTTAACAGCTTTACCTGCCTTAACCTTGGAAGCAATAGTATTACCTTGTTTCAAAGAACTGTTATATGATTTCGCATATTTCAGTGCAGAACCTTTCAATCCCTTTGTATTTACTGCTTTACCTTCACGAATTGCCTGTGCAATTGTATTGTAAGTAGCCTTATCTGTACTAGACTTTGCGGCACTTTTCAGTTTCTTGCCTATGGATTTTGTCTGTTTCTCACTTGCCTTGATAAGTGTATTACCTGTAGACTCTGCATCAGCCGTAGCAGATTTTAAAGTCTTACTTGCTTTTGCACGAGTTTTCTTAGTTGCGTTTCTGGCAGTTTTAGCCTTATCAACTCTATTCTGTGCATTGCCAAGACCAGGATTATCAACTTTAATCTGATTCTGCATTGCTGCGATTGCAGAACCACCAAGAGAAATCGTATCAGAAACGGAACTTAAAGACTCCATCTTAGTCTTTAATCTGTCAATCTTTTTCTCTGCCTTTTCTGTAGGCATATTTACGATTGTTTCATATAATTCCAGAAGTTTGTTGTTTAACTCCTGAACTGTGTCTTTACAATCTCTGGATGCATCATAATAATTTTCAAAGTTTTTAATATCTTTTGCTAACTGTTTACCAGAATCAGAAGAAGTGTCAATGTCCTCAACTGTAAGAGTGCCATTAATTACTTTATTCTTATATTCTTCGCTGAGTCCGATTGACTCTGCTTTTTTCATATAAGCATCAGAAGCTTTTTCATTAGCGGCAATCTGCTTCTCAGTTGCTTTCACCTGTCTCTTCAATAAATATGTCTTGAAAGCAGAAGAGATATAATCTGTAATCTGATTAGAAATTTGTTCTACGGCTTTTGCAAACTTTTGAGTGTATCTTTTGATTCCATCAAATGCTTCGGTAGAATCTTTTGTTGCTTTAGTATTGTCTTCTGTAGCGGATGTATCTTTTTGAACAGCACCAGTATGTTGCTGAGTCGCAGGAGTGTCTGATGAACCAGATGAAACCGATGTTTTATTGGTATATGGTTGGTCTTGTGAAAATTTAAAACTTCCTAGCCCAAAAGCATTAGAAAGAGAGAAATCACTTAGACTGCCTTGAGCATATGCCCTAGCATGACCAGAAGTAGCACCATATTTTAATAAATCCTGTGTCTGTTTAGCGGAAAAGATAATATCATCTTTTTTCACATTTTCAAAATGCGCTCCACCAGGAATAAGTGACCATACTCCATCACGCACCCTTGATTCCATTCCAAGTTCATTCATTAATGCAACTTGATCGTGGTCTACAGATATTTTCCCATTTGCATATGCAGGTGAAAAATCAAAATTATCAAGACTACCAAAAGCATACGCTCTTGTACGACTAATAGATGTCATTGTACCTGTCGCTTGAGCACCTTTGCCTTTAATATTATTTGTAATATTATTGGTAACATGATTTGATGTAATAGTAACAGTCTTACTATGAACACCAGCAATAGCACTAACTAAAGCATTAACTGCATCTGTACCACTTACATTTGCTGTAACGTCTACAGATTTACTATTTACACGCTGAATAGCAGAGTATAAAGCATTGGTTTCTGGCGTACCATTGACGTTTGCCGTTACATCAACAGATTTATTATGTAATTTATTAAGAGCTGCGTCTAATGCTGTAATTTGTGGCAATCCATTTACAGTTGCCGTAACCGTAACATCTTTGTTCTTATTAGTAATAGCTTCAAATTGACTATCCTCTAATTTAACAGTAAGAGGTACAGTTATTTCACCATTCTGAATGGATTGCAATTCTGCTCTAGCTGCATCAACTTGAGAAGTATCAATGTTAAGAGTAGTAGATAAATCTTCATCAGTCATATTAAGAAGAGAACTAATATCTGTCCCTTGTGCTAATGTAGCTTTCACCTTAACCTCAACATCTTTATCTTGTAGATAGGAGAGTGCTTCTTGATAACCAGAATCATCTAATTCAAATTTTGCTTTGAATGTAGCTTCATCATTCTGAGCCATATCCAATAACTCTGATGGAGTTTGTCCATCAGTATCAAGAGCAACTTTAATCTTATAGTCTGTCTCCGTCTTAGCGATTAAATCGTCTAATTCTGTAGCTGCTTCTGGATTAACCTCTGTATCAATTTCAGCTTTCAGTCCATTTAATTCATCAATTTTAGATTTTAATTCGTCTGCTGACATATCAGCACTATCAAAGTCTAATTCAATATCAGAACTAATATCACCAGAAGACTGTAAATCTTTAAGGGATTGTACTTTCTCAGAAGTTGTATCAGCAGTTTCACCTGCTTTTTCAATATCTGAATCATCAACCTCTGGTTTGATAACACCCATTGCTTCAAGAACTTGACCTAATTGAGATGCTTCATCTTTACTAAGTCCAAGAGTTTGACAAATACTATCTAACGCTTGTTCCGCAGGTTTTAATTCATCACTGTCATAAGCACCATCAAATAAATCAACGCCTTTAACTTGATCAGAAGTAAATCCTTTTAATGTTTCCATTGCGTCAGAAACTTCTTCCTGCCCTTTTTGAATTTTTGATACAGTGCTATCAAAAACTTCTTCTGTAGTAGAATCATCAAACTCAGGTTTAACAGGATTATCAATAGTTGCATTTTTCAACGCTTCTTGATATGCAACAGCAGCTTGTGCAGCTTTTTGACGCATATCATCTAAATTAAATCCATATGTATCAGCGTAGCCTTGCATTTGCTGTTCAAGATAATTAGCAACACCCATAGCGTTATCTGCACCACCAAATTTATCAGGATTAGCAAGAACTTCTTTCTTGTAATCATCCATTAATTTAATGGCTTCTTTTGCTGTCTGTTGTTGTTTGTTATACTCATCCGCTTGATGCTCAATATAATATTGCATATTGTCAGATAAGTCTTCAATATCTTGACTGTATGCTTTTACCTCATCTCTTTGTGCTTGAATCCTAGTTTCACTATACTCAGATGGGTTATCTTCCATCTCTTTTAGTTTAGCTTTGGAATCTGCTAATTTAGTATAAGCATCACCAAGCTTTAATACACCATCTTGAACATCATCAACAGTGTTGTCATGAAGTCCATAGTCTTGCATTTTCCCAAATGCCGCACTAGCAACATCTGTACCCGTAGCAAGGGCTTCGGCTGCTTCGGCTGCATTATGCGCCTTAATTGTCCATTCACCAGTTTGCTGATTAAATTCTGCTAAGTCATGTGATTTCAAATCGTTAAGGAAGTTCTTAACACCCTCATCACCTTCTTGCAAATATCTATTTGCTTTAGCATAGTTCTCAGCAAAATCCGCAGGATCAGTTGCACCAGTAGGAGAAATCATAGCAGCGAAAGACTTAAATGATTCTGTACCTGTTAATCCTTTTTCGAAGTCCTTATATGCTTGGTCAAGTCCATTAACAATATTGTCATATGGTGTACCTGCTGTTGTTGCACTCTGACTCATCATCCATTTGTTATAGTCAGAGAACATATCTTTCATTTGTTGATATTGCGCATTGTACTGAGATTGCGCTTGTTCAATACCTGCTATGTCAGATAAGATTTGTTTCTGTTTATCCCTAGCTGAATTTTTCTCATCCTCTGATTTTGTAACATCATCAATGATTTTCTGCTGTTCTTGATAAGCTTCATTTTGAAGTCTGATAGACTTAGCAAAATCTTCAACTTTCATATCACGCTGTTTCTTGATAAGGGTTTTTACAGCATCAGAGTTCATTGTGACACCTTCGGCTGTATCTCTAAATAATCCATCAAGATTTGCGTCTTTAAATGCATCATTTTCACTAACTAATGATGAAAGCGCAGTTTTAACGGCTGTTATGGAATCTGCTGTCATGCCAGTTCCAGAAATAGATTCTGACATTGCAGTTGAGAGAGAAGAGTAGGCGGTAGTAGTATCAGTTACTACTTTTTGCATATTTTCAAGAGTGAGACGAGATGTGTCTTGGACATTCTGAATCTGATCAACCATTTCTTCAAATGATTGTCCATCGTATTGTGTATCAGACAGCATAGTACCAAGAGTTTCTAAATCCTCAATACTTAAATCTCTTGATTTAATACCTGTTGTATCATCCCATCTTTCGGCAACTTTTGTTTGAATACCTCTTAGTTCTTCCCATTGGTCTTTGATTCCAGAAGCTTCCCGCATTTGTTCACGTGAAAAACTTTTACTTTTTTCACTAGCTTTATTAAGAGCAGCATCTGCTTCTTTCTGCCACGAATCAAATGATTGTTTAGAACTATCATCATTTATTGTAAATACATCATTTAATGCATCTTGAATGTCTTTATTTTGCAGTTCTTTGACAGCGGATTGACTCCAAGATTTTAATTTACTAATTGCTTTATCACCAGTAAACCCATTTTTCTCTAAATCTTCATATGAAAAAGAATTTATTAATGATGTAAGTTCACTGTCTATACTTGGAACATCATCTAATAAATTTTGATAAGCTCGTTGTTCTTGAAAGAATGCAGGGATATAACTTTTTAATTCATCAGCAGAGTTTTCACGTTGATTTCTTAAAGATTCTTGTGATCCAATAATAGTATTAAGGAAATCATTAGTGTCGCTATTAGCTTTAAGTTTCCCTTGCGAGTCGTTTAATTCATTTATTAATTTACCGAAGTCTTTTACACTAACTCCTGCATTATCAAGTGCGTCTACGAAATTACCATCATCTAACCATTGGTTTAAATCTAAAAATTTGTTACCACCTTTGTTTTTAAAAGCATTTTCATATGCAGATTGGAATTTTTCCAATGATTGTAACTGTTGGTCTGTACCTGCTTCCTCCCAAAACCAATTTTTATCTTGGTTAACTTCCGCATTTAATTTGTCGATTACATCTTTAGCATTTTTAACACTTTCAGTATATTGATTGACTTTTTGTGTTTTAAGAGTAGCTTTTAATGTATCAACATCTGTTGCAGCTTTAATAATCGGTTTTCCTAGTGAATCATATCCTGATACCAATTCTGGAAATTGTGTTGCAATCTGAGATGCCAATTCTTGATATTCAGCATATTCTTCGTTTGTTAATCCAAGATTTGTTCCTAAAGAACTCACGCCTTTTGAAAGAGTAGTATATTTTTCGCCATTTGTTTCAATCCAGGAAGAAGATTGTGCCATCTGCTCATTTATATTTTTATAATTCTGGATTACTTCATCACCAGATTCAATTGCACGTTCTTGTTTATTAGATACATAATCAAATGCTGTGGCAATACCTTGAATTGCGGCAGAGACAGCAAGATTAGCCCCAATGTTAATTGCTGATGCCTTAAATACTGAACCAACATCTTTTAATCCAGTTTTAAACGCATCCCATTTGCTTGTAACAACAGGAACTGTTCCACCTTGGCGTTGAATTGCCGCCGTTAAATTTTCAGTACTTGAAAGTGCTGCCTTATCAACATTATTCTTTTGATCTAATTCGTGAATATAATTACCAATATAAGCACCGTATGTTCTTTTAAAATCATTTGATGCGTTTGCATCTCTCAGAACAGCATCAACATTAGGAGCATTTCCTGCTCTGTATTGAGAAGCCATCAAACCCGATACTGTTTTAAGCGTATTATTTGTTGCAATTTTATTTTGCATATTAGCAATTGATTGAGCTACCTACGATTTTTATATACTTGGGATGTATATTGTGCTATAATGCATAAATGAAATTACTATAAACAAGGTGAGAGATAGTTATATGGGAATTATAATATTTTTAATTATTTTATTCTTATTGAAATTACTAGCGGATGGATCATTGGATTTTATTTACCCTATTATAATAGGAATATTAGCCATTATTTGTCCAATAGTGAGTTGTATATTACTTTATGATGGTGGACGTGAAATATTATTATCGTGTGCATTCCTGATTTTGATTACAATAGCAGAATTTATAACAATAATATTTTTATCATCTAAATTTCTTATTAAATCAAATACCAAAAAGAACAGAAAAGTAATTGGATATATTCTAATTACCACCTCTGTATTGTGTATTTTGTTAATTATAATTCGTTGTTTGATTGTATTATTATAAACGAGGGAGATTTACATATGATACTAGAAGATATAATTAATATACTAACAGATAAATTGTAATTGATTCAGAACATTTCAATTGAATATTTGAACTGCGGATATAAATAGTAAAATATATAAATAGAGGGCTAGTATATACTAACCCTCTTAATACTTACTATTTTATTCTATTTCAATATGGTCTACGTTTGACATCCTAATCATGTAAATATGACTATCGTTTTTTATATCATCATCTAAATAATGATTTTCATATTCTAATAATTCATTTGTAACCTTATCAAATTTCCCATAACCAAATACCGCAATATACGGATCGTCTTCATGTTCTTCAACATTTCTAAAATGTCCATATACATAGTAATTATCATCTTTAACATATATTTTCAAATTCGATCCATTATCTAAATCAATAACATCACGCCATATTCTTCGATATTGTGTTTTACCTGAAATAAATTTCATGATTTTACCCAATCTTTTAGTATGATAACATATTCCAAAGATAATGGATAAAACCAATCCCATTATAATACTTATAACAGAACGCACATAAACATTTGTTTTGAATTGTTCTAAAGATTTAATCCATATAAAGATAAGTTCAGATACAGATAATAAAATATAACTAAACACGCATGAAAGTATAGCGGTATATTTATTTGAAGTATTTGTACCTGTTATTATTTTAAAAATGATTAAACATAAAAATCCTGGAATAAAATACTGCAATATGACGGGTATGTTTTGAATAATTAAGTTGATTTCTTTAATGGTCAATCACTCCTTTTTATCATCTTTATTTTTCGGCTGTGTATTAGATTGTTGATTACGATTATATTCTTTTGCGTGTTTATATTCCATACTAGCAATTTCAAAAATTGGTATTTCAAATTTTGTGTTTTCTTTTTCATTCTGTCCCATAATATACTTCTCCTTTGTATTATATTAATTGATACTTCCAGTATATACCAATTAATATAAGAAGTATAGACAAAACTAATGTTCTTTAAGGTGATTGAATATCTGTATAAGTAGTGAATTATATAGTATTACATTTAAAAATACACAAAATGACACACTATAAACTGTCATAATATGACAAAACATAGGTTCTTAATTTACAAATATGGTAGTTATTGGTAAGATAATAACAAGCATTTTATAAATAGTTTTGCGGATTATTATCATAACGTTCATATTCATTACTATTTGGATAAAAATATTTTCCAATCAAATAAAGTAATTTCATAATTACTATTTGCAAACTACCACATATAAGCCAATAAATTTCATAGATGATTCTCCAAAATGTTTTATATAATTTATTTTTACCGTTATCATATTGCTCAATAATCCAAAAAGAATGATTTGTTACTATTGTTTCTATAACATTTGGATAAAATGTTAGTGCTATATAACGGTATAGTATATAAATAATTTTAAACATTATTGAATCACCACCTTGAGGATAAACATGACTAAGAAAGAAACAATTAAATTATTTTGTGAAGAATATAAAAATTTATACAATTTGGACGTAACACCTGAAATTAAACTGCGTAGAATAAAACCTGTAGCATATATTAATGGTAAAGAAGCTTATGATGGAATTTACAAAATTTATGTAAACAGAAAATATATTGCTCATAACATTGTTTATATGAGAGCAGCTTTATATCATGAGATGACACACATTGCAGATTCTATAATTTTTAAAAACTTACCATATAATGAATTTTTAAAAATTATGAGTACATATTCAGAAGTTCACGCATCCGAAATAGAATTTGAAGCATTGTTGGAATATAGATCTATGCCTATAACTCCAAAAACTATGATATACAGTGTAATTACAACTAAAACAATTGAAGATGAGATAAAAGGTTATATTACTCAATTTAAATTAGATTTTTATTCAAAAACATTCAATTATTTATTTTATACAATTGGGAAAATAAGAACTTTACAAAAATATGGTCTTGATTATGAAAGAGAATTTTTATATATGATTTCAGAATTTGAATTTATACATGAATATATAAAACTTATATTACATTCTGATGACATTGATTGTGAAACAATATTAAAAATATTTGACATTCTTCAAGAACACCGAAAACATGGTGATGTTTTATTAAATAATAATTCTTTATAAACAAATTAAAGAGACTGTTATCAGTCTCTTTAATTTGTAAATGATATATATGTCATAACTGTCAAGCAAACAGACATAATAGCCATACAACTCAATATCAAAATTCTATACATCTTATCATTCATAATTGCACACCCCTTGTTATTTATTTGAATAAAAGTATAACACGATATACTATTGCATTTAATAGTATGCAAAATTGTTGGATTAAATTACATAATCGTATCAGTAATTCTATATTTGCAATATTTATATATGTCGATACAAATTATATATAAATAATTTCCCATTACTGATGGAAGGGTAGTATATAGAAACTATCCCTGAATTTATCGGGCATCCATCTTCCCTATCGCTAGAGTGCATTTTCATGATTATATTTCATAACCATGCTTTCGTTACGCTCGTTGAGGTCGGCATCCATTATAATGAAGCCCTACCTGCGGATTACTTCGTAGTTTGGATTGTTACTATACCGCATCCTTTCGGATTTGCCACTTATACCTATTAAATATAAGTTTAGTACCAAACTCATGTGACATAGCCTTTTGAACTATGAAAGTTTCCCGTTCTGAAATTCAATACAGAAGAGTAGCGCATTACCGCTCACTCCATTTTAGAAAGTCACCAGAGAGTCCTTGCTTATAAATAAGCTCGTACACATTACTGCTAAACTCTCAAGCGGCATAAGTCATTTTGAAAAATGCATGGGGCGAATCCCATGTACTCTTACCGCTGTTGTTTTTACCTTGGAAAATACCTAATCCAAGTGCCATAACATTAGGCAAATTAACAAGCTTGCTATCTGATTTTGCAAGTTTTGTCATTACACTTAAAGCTTTTGTACCAGTATCTACAATACCTTTAAACATATCGGAGCTAATTGCACTGGTAGAAAAATCTTGAAATTGAGCCTTCAAATGAGAGAGAGAAGCTTCAATACCTTTGTCCCAAGATTCGAGTTCTCTTTCACCTGATCCATCTGCATCGTTTAATGCAGTTTGAAGAGATTTTCGAGCAACGTCAAAATTGGTCATGAGGGAGGAAACAATATTACCCTGGCGTTTGCCCGCTATAAGTTCTGTTAAACTTGCCTGCTGAATATCTGTTAAATCTTGCCACTTAGTAGATAATTCATCGAGAATATCATATGTAGATTTAAACTCATTTTCATTTTTCATAATATCCACACCACTAAGAGCCATAACTTCTTGTCTTAGTTTTGCGGTTGATTCTGCCATACCTTCGGTGTCAAGACCTGCTTTTTCCATGTCAGTTGACGCACCTCTGATACGCATTGAAATTCCTTGTATTAAGCGTGATCACAACTCACGCTAACTGCTATATTGATATAAATTCATCCTTTCATATTCTTTTAAAATAAAATCTTTCATATTATCACGTTCCCAATACGGAATTATAATCAAAGGAATATTATTTTTCTTACAATAATTTATTTTAATGTCATCTCTTGTTTGATTTATTTTAAATTGTTGTTCAGCCCAATCTTTACCTTTTCCAGCAAAATCCACTGGAAAATAATGTTGTTCTCCATTATATTCATATGCGATATTATCATTTTCATCGTATAAATCAAATTTAAGTAATCCAATATATCTACAGTCACTAAATGTATGTTGTGGATGGCAAAAATGTCCAAAACTTTCTAATGTTTTATTCATAATTTTTTCACCAATAGTTCCATCGCAGTAAGGACATCCACTATGTTTATATAAGATTGCTGATGGACGAGTAAAAAATGTTCTATCACATTTTAAACATTTAAAACGTACATTAACATGCGCAGAAATATAAGGTTCATCTAAAACTAAATGTTTGTCTTTGATTAATGAATTATACTCTTCGGTTGAATATGCAAATTTTTCATGTAAAAGTTTTCTTGAACAAGTAGGACAAATTGTGTTTCCATCTAAAATATTAGATGGTTGTGCTTCAAAAATTGTTCCATCTATTTTACATTCAAACTTCATTTTAGTTGTAGATGTAGTATATTTGGATTTTGCAATAAGATAAGGATTTTTATACTCTAAATCCTTAATGAACTGTTCATGAGATTTTCTTTTTGAAAGACTTCGTTTAATTTTTCCGCATTCTGGACATCCAGATCCATTTGTTATTAATACTTTTGGTAAAGTAGTCCATATATGACCACAAGATTTACATCGGCAAGTAATAGATTTTTCATTTCCTAAATATTCAGAAATAACTTCTACATTTTGGTCTTTTATTAAAGGAACAATATCCTCTGTGGTTTTATATCTTCCTGCACAATAAGGACAACTCTTTTTATAACTTTTAAAATGCGACCAATCACATGATTGAATACCTTTATCTCTATGTTTCTTACATATATATTCAATCATTGTTCCTTTATGTGGGTGTTTATGAGTTCCACAAAATTCGTTATCTAATTCATTACATTTATTTATATAATCTTGTTCAGTGTATTTCATATATTATTTTTTATTTATCAATATAGCGAGTTCTTATACTTTCGCATAAGAGTAGATCATTTCTTAACCACGTTCTAAAATAGAACAGCAGTCATACCTTTTCCATTTAAAGGATTTTCACCTACACCATTTGTGGTTTGTGCCGTACTCCTGTTGACTTAGATATTCAGGATTTTTACCTTTATTTTATAATTCTTATAGAGAATATTTCTAAGTCCCGACATGGGGATGATCGTTTGACACACCCCTATTCGGGGCTTTGCGACCAAGCTACCATTCCTAATTTATATAAAATTAGTAAATTCTCCACTTAGGCTTTTGACCATATGGGATCTCTATCGTTGTATTACTTTCGTTACATTCATACCAGCTTATTTCATCCGTATTGTAGTGATAGAGCTTTAGGTTTTACTGGTTTTAGGATATGTTCAACTATGCACATTTCTGTACATAAAGACAATTTCGATAAAATTTTGTCTTGAATGCAGTACCTACACTATCTGGATCTTGTACTACACTATTTGCTGCCGTAATTAAAGCTACAGTTTCTTCAAATGTGTTGTTTGCAGCTTTCATTGATGAAGCGGATCGAGTTAAACCATCAAAAATACCTGCCGTATCAATCGGTTCAGTATTCGCAACCTCATTTACAACATCAACTACTTTAGTGACTTCATCAGCATTCATTTGGAATCCTTTTAATGTAGAAATTAATCCACTAGATGCGGATTCCTGTGTCATATTATCTCCTACTTTTTGTAATAGAGATGTAGCGTCTGATAATTTTTTGGCATCATCTAATTTATAGCCTAATCTTGACCAATCAGCAGTACTACTAATAACATCACTAATTGTTGATCCATATTTTGTTGCGCTTTGAGATGCTTCATCCCAATATTGTGATAATTGTGTACCAGAAGCATTACTAACTTTTGTTAATTCAATCTGTGCTGCATTTACATCTTTAACAGCAGAAATTGCTTCTGTTGGAAGTTGAACCATAACACGTTGCAAGCCAGCATAAATTCCAGTAAACTGAGCAATTTGTCCAAGCGCACGTTTCGTTTCACTCCAAGTAGAATTACCACTTAATCCTTCCGCTTGGATTCTTGATTTTAAATTTGTAAATGCCTTATCATAACTAGCTTTTTCTTCAACAGTTGTCATAGAACGATATTGTTGTTCTAATGCTTTTAACTCTGCACCATATTTCTTAACAGCTTTAGAATTTGCGTTCATATAAGAAACAACTTTGTTTCCAGACGTATTAGCAATCGTAGGAGATAATGCTTTAGAAGATTCGTCTCTAATTTGAGATAATGTGTTCTTGAAAGTATCTCCTGCTTTAGTCATGTCTTGAAAGGCTTGTCGTAACTGTTGTTTACCTAAAACATTTGATCCATTATAATGATTTTGAAGTTTATCTAAAGCCTGATTATATGAAGCTAGAGCCGTTGTAGCTTTTTGAATATTTGCAGTATCTTGAGTTCCATATGCACTAAGTTGTTTACTCATTCTGGATGAAGCGGCTGCATATTTCCCTGTATCAATATTATATTTTAATTTTGAAGAATTTATCTGGCGTTGAAAATTTTGCGTATACTGTCGTGCTGCATTCTGCGCAGAACGTGCCATATTGTTATTATTGAGATTAAGGTTTATTCCTTGTCTCTGAACATTTTGGAGTTGTTGTATAATATTGTTAATTTGATTTTGACCTTGAACATTGAATTTAATATCAACAGATTTATTTTGCATTTTACTTAATTTCTGTTCAAGCTCATTAACTTTTTCCGCACCATGAGTAGCAACATTTACGTCTACTTGAAATTGTACTCCCATAATAATTTATTCTCCTTTCTTACAAAAATAAAACTCTCCGAAAGAAAGGAGAGTAAACTATATTATTGCTTATTGAATTGTCTAAATATCTGCGATATAATATAAAAGAATCGAAGCTACGCGCTGAGAAGTGCAACTTGTAAACACCTTTGCTTATTAAGAAAGGTATAACATCTCATGAAAATCTTTATAAGTTCTGTGAGTTCTTCACAATTTATTTTCCTGAATGTTACATTCTAACAGAAAGGAGGTAAATCGTGATTGATCTCATACTTGATTACGCACTTAAATTTGCAGGTCTTTGGGTTGTATGTTTCAGTATCAAACATATTTTCACAAAGAGAGTAAAGAATTTCCATTTTCACATCGGACTTGTGGATATAGATATTAATTGCTCATTCTACAAAGATTAAGTGCTGAAAAATAGGAGAAGAGAGATCATATGAAATTTTCATGATGTATAAGAAAGGGAAGTTACTATGTTTTCATAGTGACTTCCCTTTCTTTTTATATCATATCGCACGATGAAATTTAGGATTCATTTTTGTTTAATTGTTACATTGTTTTTTTTTATTTGATACGTTCCACAGAGTATGTTATAATATTAATCGTGGAACGTATCTGTTCCACATCTAAAGCCACCAAGTTTTCCAAGATATGTAAATATTAAGGAAAGGAAGGTGATTGCATGTTCATGTGTGCTTAGCCATACATAGTACATGTCGATGCCTACTGGCGTTTCCGTCTACAAAGATGGGAACATGTGTCAGAGCATTGGCGATCCTTACCGAATCGGTAAGATAACTTCCTAATCTTGAGTCTTGGATTGAACTCTCTGATAAAGATTCATGACATTTCTTATAGATTCTTGGTGGCTAACCTCTTAACTAAAATTAGCTTTTACAGCTTCTATAATATCTTGTACAGCATCATCCCATGTACCAGGAGTACCCAAAACGCCACTGCCTTGATTTTGTATGTCAGTCATAATCTGCAAGCCTGAATGTTTGCCGTAAGGATATTCCGCTACATTCAAATGAATATCATAATGGTAATTTCCGTTACCACCAGATACACCAGATGAACGGGGTGAACTTTCATATGTCCCAGTTCTGATATATTTTACAGGCGATCCACTTGAATAAAAATTCTGAATATCTGCTTGAGTCTGAGCAAATCCTTCAGATTCCGCAGCTTCAACTCTTGGTCTAATAATTTGTGCATCAATTGCATCCATAATTATTCCCATAATAATTTCCTCCGTATATGAAATAGGAGAGTAGTACTCTCCAAAATTTCTATTTATTTCCAATTTAACACATGATATAATATATCCAAGCAATAGATGATTATCTTTCGTACAATAATCCGTTAGCACGATTTATTGTTTAGGTTATAGTTCTCCTGTGCGAAGTACATATGTACTCAAAACGTATGACTAGGAGGTGACAAATGATAGCGATTCTACATACATTTTTTAATTGTTGTGTAACACCAGCAGTTTTGTGTTATATGTTGAATTGTTTGACAAAGGTTTATGCGATCCACCAGATTGTTCATAATCCGAAAATGTCAAATGATAAAGCAAAATCAATTGCAAAAATTGTTAGAACTGATTTTGTGAAATTTCATTTCTAATATGTAGAGTCACAGCATTTGTCGATTTGCCTATTTAATGTTACATAACATTAGTCATAATCCTCCATATCCACAATTGAAATATATTGTGGGTATTTTTATTTCTTCTTGTCCATTTTCGTCACTTTAGTTCCAGTCTTGTTATTATTCTTGTTACTAGATCCATCATTCATTACATTTCTGGCACTGAAATTTCCTTTCTCTTTCTTTAGTTCCTTATTTTCTTCCTGTAATTTTTTAATTTGATCATTTTTAGCATCAATAATATCCTGGCTAGCTTTGTCGATATTAAACGCCGCAGCATCTTTTACAATTTTAGTAAAATTCTCCGCATTAATTTCAAAACCAGATTCTTTTAGTTTTTCCATAAAAGATACTCCATTCTCAATCATTTCTGGTGTGAGAGCAGTAAGGTCAAGATTTGCAAGATTCTCAAATGCGTCAATAAACACATTTACACCTTTTACAATTCTTTCCATATCTGGATGTGCATGAATAATATTCTGTTTAGTCCATTCAAGTTTGTCATGAACCATTTCATCTACAAAATCCATAACCTTAATATATCTTTTATAACTTCCATTTCTTGAATCAGTGTCAGGATTAATAAAATTATCAACCAGACCTTTTAAATCATCGTCTGAAAGATATAACTTATACAGATTTTCTCCTTTTTCAAGTTCATATCCTTCAATAAAGTATTTTGCAACGGCAATAATTCTCGCAGGTTCTTCCATCCACGGAATATATTCCCCTGTGTTATCATCCCAAAATGCACCAAGAATGAGATCAATTGCATTTAACTTATCTTCAAATGTAATATTGTTTTTGACTTTTAATAATGTTTTTTTCATATTATAAAATCTCCGTTTCAACTAAATATTCAGCTCACTCAAAAGTAACTCTACATCATATCTGTAGTTCACTTTTAGTTTCTCTTTTTCAATTAAAATAGGACTTGCATATTCAAGCAAATCCTGTTCATTAAAACTTTTCTTTTCTATATGTGAGATAAGATTATCCCAGTCATTTATATTTAAAAAATATGTATGATCAGCGGAACGGAAGTCCAATACAAATCCACTGATTACACGTTTATAATTTGCAAATTCTTTTAATTTTTCAATTTGATAATAATGGATAATTCCTTTTTCATTTTTATCACGTTCAAAGCTACATGAACCTTGAAACGTTTTTAATTCAAGCGTAAGAAAAAGATTTCGTGTACCATCAAATACCATCAAGTCACATGGACTATGACGACTAAATCTAAGTTTGTTACTTGAGCCTACGTCAAAACCTTGTGCTGAATCAGGTGGACGATAGGTGAGTGTGTAATTTGGAACACTTTTCTTAAAATCATCTTCAAATTGTTTACCTACACTTCTTGCCATTATTCATATTTCCTTCAAATTGTGCTTTCTTATGTTCTTTCTCTAGTCTAAGTTTTTGCCATGCTTCATATGGCTTTTTAGTTTCTGCTTTAATAAAATAAAAAGCTAATTTCCCCTCATTTATTTCTGATGGAATAGTCCATACGGGTTGAATTTTATAATTACTTAAATAAAAAATAATCTGTGGCATATAAGTGATAGGAATAACTCCATCTTCTCCAAACGCCTCAAACACTTCTTCTAAGCTATCAAATACTTGTTTTTTCATATCATATCTTCTCCCAAAATCGTAAAAAATAGGGATACAAGCCATTAATTCATAGCTAGTATCCCTACTAATTATTTATACTAACTACGATTAATTTATTCAGATTCATCCTTTTGTTCCTCTGTTGTAACATCATCAGCTAACTCAACTTCCGTTACTTTCTTTTGTTTCTTTACTCTTGAAACAGGTTTTACCTTTGTAGGCTTCTTTTCTTCTTCTAATTTACAAGTGATAGAATATCTATCATTTTCATACTTTACGAATACAATATCTTTATCTGTGTGATCAGATGGCATTTGAATTTCTTTTCCATCAAAATCAACAACCATAACATACTGATTGCGTAGTAATACTGTACATTCTTTTGTCATTGTGGTTATGTTCTCCTTTATAAAAGAAGTAGGATAATATTGTATTACCCTACTTCAAAAAATATATTATTCAGTAATTTCAATAATATCCATTACATCGCCATCTTCGTTCTGAAGAACACTTAGTTCTATCTCAATTTCCGCAGGATCACCATCAGAAGAGAATGATAAATCAAGAGTTCTATTAGGAGATGCTTTGTAAGCAGTAATTCTGACTGGTACAAGATTTCCCTTCTCGTCTTTATCAACTGTCTCCATCTGAATGAAGAAATCTTTTGGAGTTTTCTTATTATTGAAAGAAATTTTCTTTACGCCTGCTGTCTTTTCTTCAAGATAAGATACTTCATAAGTTGTACCTTCTTTAATCTCAGAAGTAGTTGTAGCAGTAAATTCTTTTTCGGCAACAGTACCCTCAATAATCTTTCCAGTGTCAGGATCAACAGCGTAAACTGTGCCTGCTTTTGGTGTGTTTGTCAGAGTAAGTTTTCCTTCTGCTCCACCTGTTACATTTTCTCTACGAGCGATAAGTGCAGATGTTTCAATTTCTCCATCAGAATATAGTGCGTAAATCTGGAAAGGATGAACTTGGAAATTAAGTTTCATAGTACCCTCAAGTGGATTATCAAATTTAATATCCTTTGCACCTTTTTTATTTGCGTATACTGCATCAGCACTAAAACCAGCAGTAGTAGTATTGCAGAAATCTACTAACATCCAAGGTTTCATTGTAGCATAGTCAAGGATATGTACATCGCAACACTGACGGTTTGCCATATTAAGCTCTTTAGCCATAATATTTTTCCTCCATTTTCTTAAAAATAAAATAAGCCACTGAATATCAGCGACTTTTAATTAATAGTTTTCATTATTTAATTTTGTTCATATACTCCATAGGTTTATAATCCTTAGAGTTTTTGAATGAGAATGAATTAGCAGCCATCATATCATTTATATCTGCTTGTCTTCCCATCCTGTATTCTAAAAACATCTTCATGAATTGATAATATGTCATATCCCAAACATTCAATATATTGATTCCCACTTTGTTGTGCGTACAATATTTTACAATCATATTTGGCAATGTATAATCATCATCCACAGATGTTTGTTTTTCTTTTTGTTCACTCTTATGTTTTGCTAATTTTTCAGCAATACGTTGAGCTAACTTATTTTTATATTTCGGTTTTTCAACTTCTTTCTCAGATTTAATCCCTAATATAACTTGCAGAAACGCACGAAATTCATCAAAATTACTGTTATCAATTTTCCCCGTTTCGTTAAAGATTTCCTTTCCATCATCGTCCTTCTCATAAGTGCCAATGAGAAAAGCATTTTGTTCTGGATTATACTGAAAATCATCTACAACAAAGAAACTAATCATGTAGGCAAGAAAATCTGCACGATTCATTCCGAATGTAAGTAAATTGTAAATAGTATTTTTTTCTTTTTCTTCATCACTGAGGGAATTGAATTTTTCAGTAAGACCGAATGTTTCAAGAAATTGTTTCTGAGTAATAGAAATATAAGAGAGAAAAATATTGAATTGTCCATAGGTTATATGCCTTATCTCTCTAAGAGTAGGGCATTTAACATGACCTATACCTTCATAAAAATAAGGTTCATCACAGAGATAATCATAATCTGAAAATCCGTTCAAATATTACACCTCCTTGATTTTAAAATCAGGAATGCTATATTTGAGTTGTCGTCCATAATAACTGGACTGTGGAACAGTATAACCAATGTCATCAAGACTCGGTTTTCCAATTCCTAAATCATCAGAATCCCGTAGAAGCCTTTCTATAATATCTGTAAGAACATCTGCTCGATTACCCATGTAACTTTTTACATTAGATTCCATTTGCATACAATCACGATGCACGAAAATCCAAATATACAAGTCCATAGATTTTACGGTACGATTTGTACCTCTGCAAACTGTTTCTACACAGACAAAAGACATAACTTCTTCCTGTGTTCCATCAACATAAGGATAATCAAATACTTGTTTATACTCCATGTCATTTTTCTCGTCATCAGTAAAATCTTCCTTACGCAACATTACTTTTGCAAATTCATCAGATTCTAATAGACGAGAAATTACTTTTGACTTGACAAAAGCCAAATCTCTAGCAACTGATTTTGCCATAATACCTCCGATTTATCCTGTAATAGTAATAGTTGTTTCAGATAAAATGTTACTTTCATTGTCAAGAACTTGTAATATAAACGTACAGTCAATTGATTTATCATCTGTACATTTTAGCTGTATTTTATTACCTGTGATATTTTGAGTGATTTTGAAGTCTGATTTGACATTCCATGTGAAGTTTGGTTGATTTTCAGAATCAGAGAAAGTGACAGTCCATGTTTTTGCTCTTCCATATCTGAGAGTGTCACCGCCTGTAATTGTTACAGATGGGGGTGGATTGTCTGGTTCTGATGGTGGAAGAGTAGGAGTGGTGGGGGATTTGTAGTTGCAGATCCACGCCTTTGTTCCATTTTCTAGCTCAATCAGTTTATCTGTGACTTCATTAAATTGCTCATAAGATAATGTAACGGTCATAACACCACCTTTATCGACATATCTAACATCAGATAAGAAACCTTTCTTACCAGTCATTCTATATGCGTCTGGTGGATATACTCCATCATAGTCTATGACAAATCTATTGGTACGATTAAGTTGTTTCGTTTCTTCATCAACAGGTATAGTCAGACCGTATTGATAATCACCAACGGTAATAGTAGAATTACCTTTTTCACCCATACTATATTTAGTGTAGTCTTCTGAATATCCCCAACGCTCAACAATTTTACCATCTGCATTTTGCCATCTAATCATTAACTGACATAAATACATATATCCACGATTCCATACTTTATCATCAGTATCAAGTAATGTAATTATCCAAATTTGGTCATTCCATTTAACATAGTCACCAAGTCTGATAATATCATTATGTCTTGATTTTATTTTCTTCTTATATGTATTATTGTCGGTATCTCTGATAACCATTAACTGCATAGGTTCATTATTTACTAGAACATCTTGTGTATCAAATGTATCTTCAAAATGTCTATCAGCATGTTTGTTTATTTTTGCTAAATTTTTCTCACGTTTATTTTTTGTACCATAAGCATTTTGCAATTTCATATAATACTCAATATCCATAGGTTAATCCTCCTCATACTGAGCATAATTAATAAACTGTTTCAATGCGTTAGTTTTTCTATCTCGATTTTTGTAATCATCAATCTTGATAGATACATCATGTTCCAATTTAGCAATAAAATTACGGTAACTTGTTCTTTCATTTCCTGGTGAAAATACACTTAAATCAGATGGCGTAAAATTAATTTCCATTGCATGAAGGAGAGATTCATCCCTTTTCATATAAATAAGAAACATAATTTCAACAACCAGTTTGATTTCTTTAGGCAATAATTTAAAACCAATTTGTTGTACATCTTCATCATAATCTGAAAAATCTACATCCAAATTCGAGAGGCATGATAATTCATCAAGTGCCTCACATAGATAATTAGTAGCACGAGTCTGAGCAATTTGTATCGCTTCACTAACATCTATATTATAATAACTAAAAAAGTCCTCATCCTTTTCTATACGATCATAGAATTTGTTGAGAATTTTTTCAAATTTTGTAATTTCTTGAGGCAATTGAGTTCACCTCCCATATTAATTTTTTCTAGGTCTACCTGGGGATTTTCTAGTAGATTTCGCTACTGTCTTTACTTCCTCAGTTTTAGCAGAAGCAGTATCAACTACTTCCTTTTTATCTTCCTGCTTAGATGTATTCATCTGTAGTAGAAGTGCTTTCATTTCAGCTAATTGCTGTTCAAGTTCTTCAACTTTTTTATTGCTTGGTACTACATCCGCATCATCTACAGAAATATTTGATTTGATTTGATTATTAAACAATTCTCTTGTGCGTGTATCAATGACATTTGCCATATCCAATGTAAGTCTATATCCTTCTGATTTTAACTTTTGAAACTGTCCACGCACTCTATCAAAATCAGAAAGAGTAGAAATAGAAACAATTTTAATAAGTCCTTCTTTTGTTGGATTCAAAAGAATATCTCTAATTTCACTAATCTTTAATACTTTTGACTTGTCAATACGAAGCTCATCATATAGATCATCTTCAATATCCTCTGGAAATTCTAAATTTCCTGTCCTAAATGCAGTTCCGTTATTTGCATAACGAATTTCATCTAGTGTAAGTGGAATAGTTGTAGGTTGACCATCTATAGCAGCTTCAAGAACAGTGCTTTTACCTGGGGCGATATTAATACAAACGCAATTATCGTTATAATTTAAAATAGAAATATGTTTAGTTTCTTGAATATTAATAACAATTCCTCCTAATATTAGGAGGGCGTTTGCACACCCTCCTTAAAATTTTTGTAATAAAAAAGATTACTTACTTAAAGTAACCTTTGCGAAATTTTCAATATTTGTAAGCATGATTCCATATGTGAAATCTTTTAGCATAATATGAACTTTCTCACCCTGATTGTTCATATCTTGATATGTATGAATTTCACCCTTCATATCAAGATTTCCAATTTTTCCAGCTACACCATAAATACGCTTATCTGGAAGTAGGAGAGAACCTGTACCAGTTTTCTTTGCGCCAGAAATACCAGCAATACCAATTCCATCATATGTTTTAACAAGACCATATCTATTGAAATCATCTTTCATAGTATTACTCATATATTGTGCAAAGTTTGGCATACGTCTAATAGCTTGAGCATACTTATTAAGTGTGATAATTACACTATCGCTTGCTCTATCGTTGAGGTAAAGAGAAAGCTTATCCATAGCCTCAAGTGTTGGTGTTGCGCCATCAACAGGAATTAATTGATCTCCACCTTTAACTGCATCATCTGCTTGAGCAAGTGCATCAAAGAATAGTGCGTTCTGGCAAGCTTCTTTCATAAATGTAGTAAGAGTAGCAATTGATTTAAAGCCATTCTTACGCAGGTCTACATAAGATAGATCAGTTTCAACCTGACGGTTTTTCCATGTAGGTTTCAGTACAGAAATATCAATGTAGGAACGATCTACATTACCGCCACGTGCTGCCTCATATGCAACAAGTGTATTCTTTGGATCTTTGTGACCTTCATAATCATCAAACTCACCAACAGAACCTCTTTCAAAAATTTGATCCAGAAGTTCATCTGGTGCATTATAAATTTCTTCATTTACAGTTCTATTAATGAACTCAGCAATTGTACATTCTGGATCTTTTCCAGTTTTTCCAATCTCCCTAGCCCAAGCATCAGAAATCTCAGCGATTTCTTTTTCCTCGGCATTAAGTTCTCTTTTATATTCGATTTTTTCAGCGACATCAAAGAGTACACCCTCTTTGCTCATAATGTCTTTAATTTCTGTATTAATAGCCATTGTGTTAATTCCTCCTTATCTTAATTACGCCTGTGCAACTGCATCAGTTTCTACACGAATCATAATGAGATCATGACCATTATCTTTAAATGGTTTCTCATATACATATTTGGAAGATCCAGTTGTAAGTTTCTGCCATTTTCCATCTGCACCTACAGATACAGGTGTACCATCAGCAACCTCACCAGAAAAATCAGCTTCTTTATACTGGTCTGTTGCAAACTTTTCACCATCTGTATATCTTTCAAGTCCAAGGAACTCACCTTTGGCAATCTTTACAAAATCTTCATCATAGTCTGACATATCCACTCTTGCTGCATTAATGCCAGTTGGAATGCGCTCTTTTGTTGCTACATAAATATTTGCTACAGTTTCAATTTTTGGAAGCTCAACAGTAGTAGCATCTTTGATTACAACACCCATACCTGTAACAAGTGCTACACCAGCTTTGTGCATTGTATCTTTTGGCTGTGCGCCGTTACGTCTAATATCACGAATCATTACATTTTCCTCCTATTATCGTCTTAATAAAAATTTAGTCATGAAAGAACTTGCGCTTTCATTCACATCGTCAGTTTCTAAACTTGCTGTTGCGGTCACAGGATTTGGTTCTTCTGTTTCAACATCCTCTGCTACATCAGCCTCTTCTTTATCAAAAGAAGCAATATATTTTTCTGCGATTAAACTATTGATGGCAGTTTTGTCTCTTGCTTCAATTAATTCTGCAATTTCAGCTTTTGAGATTTCTTCCTCGGTGAATAATCCACCTTTAAGCATATTTTTCTTTAAAGATTCTTTTTCCTCTGCAATTTCAGCTTCAATCTTTTCTTGCTCTGCTTTTTCAACCTGTTCTTTATATGGTTGTAATTCAGAAATCTGCACATTAAGTTTGCCAATTTTCTCACCTGCGGAGATAACAGCTTTATCTTTAATTTCAAGTTCTGCGGTTAATGTTTCGATTTTTTCATCTTTTTCAGCAAGAACAGTATTAACATCTGATACGGAAATAGTAAGTTTTACATCTTGTGGTTCAGAAACAGTTACTTCGTCATTCTCAACTGTATATGTAAATAACTTATAATCTAACTGTGTTGGAGCATCATCAGACTTAAACCAAACAGTATGTTCTTCTGGAAACCAATAAGAAATATATCCCCAATATTTAATTGCATCTTCACAAGCTTTGTTAATCTTTCTAAACAAATCACGATCTGTTAAAGAAGCTGTTTCTGGTTCTTCTGGATTACCTTCTGGCTCAATAACAGATTCAGCAGTTTCTTTTGTTTCAGATGTATCTTCTGCGCAAGAAGTTTTCTTTTTCTTTTCAGCAGTTTCTTCATCTTTTTTCTTTTTGTCTTTTTCTGTTTCGTCTACAGAATCAGGTGTTTCCTTTTCTTTTTCTGTATCTTCAACAGAGACATCTTTCTTTGTCTTTTCAGCCAAATTCATGTCCTCCTTTTCTTCAATATCTTCATAGTTTGCTATGTCAGTATTTGAAATATCAGCAAGAAGAGCAGAAGATAGTTGTTCTTCTAAGTCATCCATTTCGGCATATTCAATTACACCTGCTCCTGGAACAGCAGGATTTCTATTGCTGCCTAAAATACAATTGCCAATAAATTCAAAAACTTTATAAATTTTATTAGCACCATCAGTAACTACATCAGTTGCAGTTAATTCCCATGAGCTGCTAATTTCTCCATCGTCCCATAATTTATCGAATACTTTAAAGTATTCTGGGAATCGTGAAGTCCATAATTTAGTTTTGATTAAAATACATTTTGGCGTACCATCATAACCATCTACTTCACGTTCCTCAATCCATGCGTCTGTCACACTACCAATCGGAACAGTGTCAAAATGACTTTTCTTTTTCCCATCTTTAGTTTTTTGAATGATCAATTCATGACCACCAAAATCTACAGGTTGTCCGAAAATATTCTTTTTAAGTTTGGCTACAATTGGATATCCAATGATTGTGTCAAAATATTTTTCACCTGCTTCTTCTGGAATAATTCTTCCATATGAATCAGGTTCATCTAACACACTGATTAAAAAGACAGCTTCCTTATAATTGGTATAAGACGCTATAGATATGGGGCGACTGTTTAGAATAATATGTTCATTATCCATTTCAATCACCTCGTTTAAGTTGTTTTAGATTCTTGATAGTTACTATCATATTCTTGTTTCGATTCGTTTACAGAATTTCCCTTTGATGTACTTCCTTTAGGTCTGCCACCTTTAGAATCTTTTTCTTCCTGTTGCACATCTTCTTGTTCATCTTGATTTCCAGAAGAGTTATAAGATGTTGGATGTGGAATAAAGATTTCATCAACTCCATTATCTTGTTCTGCTTTTCTGCGTTCCATTTCATCATTGAAATTCATATCCAATGTTTCATATGCTGTGCGAAATGAACAATTTAATTTAGAATACAAGAACTCTGCAAGATCCTTTTTCATTTCAAACTCTAATAATTCTGCATCGAGAATATGTGGAGTAGGGCAGTACTCAATAGGTATCTTTTCTTCTGTTAAAACAATTTCATACCATCGTTGTAAAATTACTTCTTGACGTTCAGCAATCTTATTGATAGTACGCATAAGCTGTTTAATAGAAATATTTGCCGTACTTACTGTTTGTTGACCATCCGTATTTAAAAATGAAATTCCTAACGCAGAAGTAACACGGGAACGATATTGTTTTACAGTGCTTTCATTTGTAAACTCTACAGATGGCTCTACATACATGACTTTTTCCACACATGGCGGTGGAGTATAAACCACTGTGGGATTAGCCCATGCTGCCATTAAACAGGTATGAGCATAAGCCATGTCCTCAAGACCTTTTTTATCATAAGTGTCACCCATAGTTTCTTTACGCATAATCTGAGTGATAATCTTTTTTGCTTTAGCTTTTGCATTAACTGCATCTGCTTTGTCGCAAGTATCAAGCATAAGTTTTGGTTTCAATGCCTTGAAGATAGGAGAAAGTCCATAAGCTCTACCAAGATTTCCAAAACGATTAACACCTGTGCGTCTAATGTCAAGTCGTGCATATTTTTCTCTTGCAACATAAGCATCAATAACTTCTTTTGGATAGTTATTTTTTATTTCTTCTGCTGTATTTTTAAAGAATAATGGTTTATTCTTTTTATTTTTTAATGTGGACTTTTGAAGCCTATTTGATAATTCTGTTGTATCAACTAATACATATGGGATTCCATTTAAAGAATAATCAGAAATAATAGCTACACCCAATGGATATTTGTCAATTACATGATGATAGATTCCTTTTGCTTTCTTTGAACGGAGATACTGAATACAGTTACCCTCATCATAAGTAGAAGTAATACCAGTAGTCATGACATCATTTATATTCACTTCTTTGTGAAATCGTTTAATAACACCTTCGGCTTTGTCTTTTATATCCTGATCATATTCTTTAGGGAGATTGTCAAATGAATATCTGACATTTGCATTAAGATTTGATTCTATAGATTCATGTACCTTACCAATAATATCATCTTCATTTTCGGCTTGTCGTACTAATTGATTAATTTTCTGAATTTTAGATATATCACTTTGAGCGTTTAATGCTAATTCTTTAATATCATCTAATGTAGTTTCAGATGATGTAGAAGATGAGGATGCTTCATTGAATCTGACGGAATACTGTTGACCGCCTTTATCAAAACTTTGCATTGCTTCATACATCCAATTTTCAGATTGCTTTTTAATCGCTTCTGCTGTAACAAGGACGGTTTCATCTCCATCATTATCTTGTATGCTTGAAGCAATTGTTAATTTATAATCCTTGTCAGGATTGTCAATATATTCTGGTTCTTCTGATTTTGACATGAAATCCTCCTTTCTTTAGAATGATATTGATGATGCACAGATGGGGGCATCTTTATAATTTTCATTTGCTCTATACATTTTCTTTTTATTGTTTGTTTCAAGTTCACAAACAAAACTTAGTCCATACATTAAACTTGTGGCTCTATCTCTTTTCTTACCAGAAACAATACGAGTATATGTCATATTATTTTTATCAGTAAAATCTTGTTTGATATTACTAAGTTCACTCTGTAAAATATCATGTTCCATGTGTTGAAAGAACTCTTCGTGAGAAATTCCACCACTTTTATATAAACTATCTAATTCCGCAGATGGTATTAATAATTCCAAACTCATATCCTCGAAACATGATTTCATATATGGATAATATAAATTTATAAATCCATTTAAACCGTGTACATTTCTTATAAGTGGGAGAGCATTTTCCAATAGCGTTATATCTTTTTCGTCATCAGATACAATTGGTGGATATTCAGTAATTTCACCCGTTTTTGGATCGACATATTCCCAAGGTTCATAGAACATACTCGGCAAACCTGCTCCTGCGCCATTAGCATCTATCAATAACTTTACAGTGTTAGGGAATCTAATATGAATTAGCTCCCTTAGAAAATCTCTTTGAGCATTTAGTTTCATGCCATTAACTGTTTTTGTATAAACTAACTCCTTTACATATGTACCATTTGGACGTGGCTTTAATTTGATAACATGAGTACAAGAGTTATCAGAACCTTTTTCATCAGATACCGCAACATCATGTGTGACAACATAAATACAATTTGACTTCTTTGGTTGTTGCAATTCACATCTTTCTAATACACGACATGGATTAGTTAATTCATATGGATAATAACTTTCTCCACTAGAACCTACAAAAACACCCTCAAATTCATAAGCAAATTTATCCTTAGTCATCTGTGGCTTTTCAAGCTCTTTTTCAATATCCTCTTTATCAAATAAACCTGCTTGTACACCTACTTGATAAGGGAAGCAAATTGCCATATAATCTTTATTACCCTTTATCATAGATTCATAATGATACATAAATCTTTTATATAAAGGACTTGTTTTGAGATAAGCAGAAGAAATAAATATTACTTTACCTTTTTCACTCATTCCCCAACGAATTGCCATTTCACGTTTGGTTTTTGTCATAGGAATAAGAATTTCTTCAATAATATTATCCTTTACAAGTCTGGCTTCGTCCACAAGAATCATATTAAAACGCCATGATCTTGCACCATCACCACCACGATTTTGATCGAGAGTAATTGCACGAATTTCACTTCCTGATTTCAGTTCACAGACACAATCATCTTGTCCAGTTTTAATAGGAAAGTTTATTTCTCTAGCAACAGCTTCTTTTTTAGATAATTCACCTTTGATTTTCTGAATAATTACGTTACGAGCCTGTTTTGAATTACCACTTGCAATACCAAGTTTAATATTTGTATATAGAATAGAAACACATATATAATAAACTGCAACAATCCATGACTTACCTAAACCTCTACATGCGATCAACATTTCACTTTGGTAACGTGACATAGCACGCAATATTACACGCTGAAATGGAAAAAGATTTATACCCAATATATCCATTGCAAATTCATCAATATAATATCTATAATAAGAAATAAATTTTGTCCATGCTTCGTAATCAATACTTTCTTCTCTAATAACAGTATTAGAATATGGATTATCTAAATTCTCTCTACCTGTATATTGTTCACGAGCCTTTTTTAATCGTTCCGATGGTGATTCAGTCATATATTTCATGGCAATCACCTATAATGATTTCTTAATTGTAGATAAATAATCAAGAAGTTTATCTATTTCATCTTTTTCAATGGGTTTATGTTCTGGAATCCAGTTATGATTTTCAACCATTTCGGTAATCTTAGAAAAACTACTGATACCAACATCGTTTACACTTCTGGTACTTTCACTAAATTTTGCCGATTTAGAAAGAGTATCAAATGCTTTTGTAGCATTGTCATATTTTTTATCTGCACCCTCAACACCATTCATCATGTCGTCAAAAGTTCTATCCATTTGTAAACTTGCTTTTGCAATTTTACGAGCATAATCTCTATGGTTTTCAGTGATAATTTTATAATCACGTTCCAGTCCTGCATAATACGAATTGAGATAATCAATATCTGATTCTGTATAATTACCTTTCCATTCATCACTCCAAATTAAAGGCTCTTTCGGTTTTTTAGCTTTAGGAGAACTAATAATATCAGAATGGGTATTTTCATCTGTTTCTACATCTGTTAAATCATCAAAATATAAATTATTTTCCATAGAAAACAGTGAAGAATATTTATTTACAATTGCATTTTTTTCGCCAATTGTACGATTATTACTCTGATGCATATGTCCTTCTGATTCTGCGTCAGCCCAACTTCGTTGACGATCTTGACGCATTGCTATAAGAGTAAAATATTTTTGTAATATTTCTTTTCCATGATATTTTAATTCATTTTCGTCCATATAACTGTTTTCTTTAAGCAAAGATTCTTCACTACTAGCAATCAAATCATAATATAGGGGTTTATCTATCTGCATCAAAAGACTTTTCAATTTTATATAATTAATTGTACCATCAGTATTCAAAGCTGAATTTTTACAACATTCTTTACAAATAGGAACTCTATTATCCAAAGAATACATAGGACTATATGATAAATAGAAGTCTGTCATGTTCTTTGGATGATGGCAACAAGTACAGACCTTTTTTCCTTTTTGTTGATTTGCTGGCGTTGCACCAGTTTTCTTAGTAGGCATAACGCCACCTCCTTTTACTTTTATTACAATCATTTCCAAGTCTGGAAATGCTTTATTGTCTTATACAGAATGACTATATAATATGAGGGCAATACAATAGTCGTTCTGTTTTCAGATAGAAAGTAAATTTAAAAAAATATAAGAAACAATAACAGTGCATCTAGGGTACGATAATCACCCTGTATAAGACAACAATAAAAGAGCCACCCACATTATCGTGAATGACTCTTATAACATAGAATAAATCCATGCTTTCTTATTTGACTCAGCAACATTACTAATAATTTTAGCGATTAAATAACTATCTGTGACTGAAAATATATCTCCGTCAGTCATTAAACTTGCAGTAGGAAAATCAACATATAATGCCACATCTTCATCTGTAATAATATTTCCATTTTCATCTAGTTTAATATTTGCCCCATTTCCACCAGAGCAAGAGAGAAGTCTACTGGCAATAATGTAAGATAATACGTCCATTATTCTGTGCCTGTATCTTTCCAACCAAATGAAAACAGCATATAGATTTTCACTGTGCCTGATTCATTTCCTACAATAGCTTGACTTCCCATTGGAGCAGGAGATTCAAGACCAGGAATATTTGCAAAATCACCTGTTGCACCATGTTCCATAGTAGGAAGTTTTGCAATTTCTTCAATAGCATCTACGCAAAATGTTTTGATTGCTGAGTTTGGATCATTACCAACTTTTAATATATTAGCTGCCACTGCGACACCTCCTTATTTATCTTCTGAGATAGTTACATCCACTGTATATTCAATAGTTTTTACAACTTTAATGTTTTCATGACCATACGTTGCATCCAATCGAATAACTTCTGCTTTTAATTTTTCTAAATCATCTGTCTCGAATGGTGTAAATGTTTCCGTATTTGATGCAGCAGAAGTGGTAGTACCATATAATTGCCACAGTGTTTTACTATCATTATGTTTGATTAATATATTATACATTTTCGTATCTCCATTTTATATACAAAAAAGAAGCCACCAATAAGGCGACTTCTCATAAATTTTAATATTAAGTTTCTATATATTATAATCCCTTGAAAAGATTCTTCCAATAGTTAAATCTTCCTTGGACAGACTGAGCAGAAGATGTACCACTGGTACAATACTGAACATAGTCCATATTATTACCATAGCTGTTTACAAATGCCTGTACAATATTTACAAATTCGTCAAAGTCCTTTTCATTCTTCACACATGTATATGCAGCATATAACATCATCGGAAGAGAAGTAGACTTGAGATTAAGTTTTTCTTCAAATTTTTCATCTAAAAATGACAGAGCAGATTTCAATATAACAATATCTTTCTCATCAACATGCTCATTATACCATTCCACAAATGTGTCAATATCTTTTGCTCTAAACGATGTAAAATCATTATCATCTGTAGTATTAATTAACATAAGTGTCTGACGCACAATATCATTCGAAACATCTTTCTTTAATTGTGTTGGAGATAACACTTTTGCAAAGAATGGATGATTTGCAACATCAAAGATAATTGCACTAACTTTATCACTCTCTAATGACTTTCTTTTCTGAGTGTTTGACAATGGTTTTCCACCATTTTGTCTACGGAACATTTCACGAATATCTTCATCTGTACAATCAGAGAAAATATATTGTATCATTTCATAATCATTGATTTTATCTTGGACAACTTCATCCAACTGTGAGAACTTCTTACCTGCAATGTTATATACAGTGCCTTCAATTGCCACTGGTTTCAGCTTTTGATTTAATTTGAAACCATCAGCTAAGAAATCTCTGATTGTTGTGCTACGCTGAACCCCATCAAATACATATCTGATTTTATCTTCTTTTTCTTCTGAACGAATAGGATCAACAGGATAGTTGCGAAGCATTGAGTCGATTAATAAGCTTTGCTCATAATTCTTCCATTGACCTTCTTTACGTTGCAGTTTGTGGAACATATTGTATTTTTCATTTTTCATATCTCTTGCAAATGACTTGACAGTTTGTGTCTTTCTGTTGAACTCCATATATAACACCTCCAATTTTTTGATATTTTTACATTATCACAATTGGAAAATATTGTAAAGGACAAGTTTACTTTTAGATAGGGCAGTAGTAAGCTGCCCTTTTCAGGAGAAGAGATCATGTGAAAAGCTATATCTCTTTGAAGAATAAATATGAAAAATATATAGAAATGTATTTGCCCGAAGCGGTTTGACATTCCGATATCTTACGCTTGTTTCCATATAGGTGTGTTTGGTCTACACTACGGGCTTTGGGGATTATGAAAATCCAAACATATCGTTAATTGTATCCATGTCATGATTTTTCGCATAAGAAGACGTGGTAGAAATATCGCTATGATGACATAATACCTTTACTTCATCAAGAGTGTACTTTCTATTTGTGCCATCTGGATTTTTGAGTCTATCATCTTCCCCTTGTAATAGACATTCAACTCTACTATGACGCATTGTGTGGGTAAAGATATTGCATTCTTCGCCTCTAACATCAGACAGAATTTTTGATATTGAAACTATACGATTATATAAAACATCTGGATCAGTTATAGCTTCCTTGTTCTCACCAGTACCCTTTATCCATAATGAATCAATATCATCATCACCACGCCATTCTAAATATTTACCAATAAGTTCCTTTGTATCATCTAAATATACTAATGGGAACTTTTTACCTCTTTTGCCTATTACTATATTTGTCTTATTTCCTTCAAGTAACCCATATTTTTGAACCTGGAATAATTCATTTTTTCGTCCAGCAGAATCAAATCCTAAACTCCAAAGAACTGCTAATTGCCATTTTTCTTTTTCAACTAAAATATTACGTACTTTAATAAATTCATCATAAGTAAAGAAAAAGTCATCATCGTCATCCTTAACTCTTGTTTTTGGAATACCTCTTACTTTCTTTGCAAAATTAATTTCATAATCGTAATCATCATCTTCTTCACAAAATGTCAACATACTGTTTACTGAACTTTTTAATCTATTAGTCCTAGCCGCGGACATATTACATTCTTCTGTAAAATATAAACTTAGACCACGAAAATCCTTTTTCTTTAACTCTAAAATACATCGGTTGTCCAATTCTTTCAGTATATAGATCATGATAATGCGTAAATCATTATGATAACCTGCAATTGTCCCCTTACTCATTTTTCTTTGTATATATTCTGCAAGGAAGTCATCAAGAATCCGTTTATTAGATTTATTTACTTGCTCCCATAATTCATCTGTATAAAAACTATTATAAATTCGTCCTCTTTTAGACAATCTCAATCACTTCCTTTCTAATTTTTTATATAATAAAAGAAGTCACTATTTATTAAGCAACTTCTTTCTTTTTAGGTCTTGTATCTCTGAGAAATGACTTTGAATAATCTAATTCACCAACTTCTCTGATTTTAACCCAATCTATATTGTTTTGATTAAATTTTTCAATTTCTTTCTTTAACTCAAGAGAACTATCATTTAATATTTGTTCAAAATTACTTTTTGTTAAATCACATGGAAAGAGTATAAAATAAATTAGATTATGCGATTTTAACATTTCTTCTTTTGTTTGTAATTTTAAACGATAATTTTCTTTTGAGTTTTTATTTATTTGTTTATTGTCATAAAACCATGTTTTATATTCTGCTAATATTCCTGCAATTTCAATATAAATGATTTTATTATTGATTTCTATAACATAGTCACAATTCATATTGCCAGTATATTCTGAAATAAATGTTGAATATTTAACATCTCTTTTATAATCTTTATTATATACAAAACCATTGTCTCGTAAATATTTAGAAAACATATACTCAAACTGACTTGTTATATGTTCTCCATCATCAAAATTAAATGTAATACCAACACCTTGTTTTCCAAGAGTAATATCATATCTTAATAATAAATCTTGTAACTTGACTCCATAGAATTTCTTGCATGATTTATGTAATGAAGTAATATTTACCCATTCGGGATGTTCATTTATTTCTCTAGTGGTAATAAAATTTCGATTTTCAGATTTTACAAAATTACATATATCTAAAATCATATTGTCTAATTCTTCTTTTGAAGATACTTGTCGATCAATCATAGATTCAATGTTAATTTCTAATCCTAGATCTTTCTTCATTTTATTTAAACTACCCCAATATTTATTAATTTGCCCTATAGTTACTTTTCCATATCCACTACCTCTAAAGTCATCATACATAAGTGGTCTGTCATAACATTTTGACATATTTAAAATAATATCCTTACATTCTTCTTTTGTCATAACTCGAGTATATAATCCCATCCATCTTTTCAAGTCATCATTACTTTTGACAGTTTTATCAGGGCAGTGATTAATGAACCAACGAATATTTGGTAATCCTGTATTTTTATATTCTTGTGTTCTTGATAATGAATATAAATCTATACTATCGTGATTAATTATATATTTTTTGAATTTTTCAATATATTGCTCATAATATTTTTCATTTGCGATAGATTTTGTACAATCAATTTTGGATAATTCATCTTGCAAAGTCGTATCATTTTGTTTACAAAGACTTATTATTTTACTATAAGAACAATTAAATCCATTTTCAGTTGTGTATTCGTTATATTTAGGGAATCTATCATTATTAGAATAAAAAGATTTAATAGAATTAATTACTGATTCAAAAGATATACCATTTTTAAAATCTTTATGTTTTGTATCATGATCACATATATACAATCCATGATTACGTTGTATATTTTGATTATATTTATGATATTGTAGTTTTCTCTTTTTATGGCAACAATCACATTCTACATCTATATATTGATTTGATGAAGGAAGCAAATCAGAAATTTTAATCTTAATTGTTGTTCCTCTAGGAACTCGTAATCTTCCATCTTTATCTTTGCTTCGTGGTATTTTGTAACCTAAAGATTCATAATAAGAAGTTGTAGAATTATCTAATCTAACTTCTGTGTATTCATTTACAATTGCCATTTTTAAATTCCTCCTTCTAAAGTATTTTCTTGATACAATAAAAGGACTTAATGCTGTCTCACGACATGAGCCTTAATAGAAAACAGTGGAAGAGGTGTACAGGTATTTTCCTCAAACACCAGGTAGCTACTCCCGATGTTTCCACTGTTTTCAAAATCCCAATATCAGCTATGACACCGACATTTGGTGATTTGGTTTTATCACCCAATCATTAATTCTCCATTGAGCAAAACAATCCGATGGAAACAAAAAAGAGTGCATAAGCTATGACACCCACGCACCCGAAAAGGAGATCTATGTCCATTATAAAGATAGATTACACTTTGAAAATACGACAAAGCATATGTAAAGTTTCAATATCCTCTTTAGGAAGAGTTACATTTACATATTCTTCGTCATTCATATCACAATCTACGCAATCATGATGACAACAGCAATCGTAACAATTGCCTAACTCTAAGTCATCTGCGAAATCGTCATATTCATCGTCAATATCTTCTTTCAACTCAACAAAGTAAGTTTTATCAGTTTCTACTTTTGGTAAAAGTTTACTACTACATTCATCAAGAATATAAGTTGCATCTGCTTCATTCAGAAGATAACCGTCTTTTCGTTTAGCAGGCTCAACCCAGATTTCAGGCGTATCATGATTACTAATTCTTGCACATAACGTAATTAAAAATTCATCTTCATATCCGTCAGTCTCAGGATCATGAAAATTTACATTAGCAAGCTCATAATCATATTCTGTAAGAATATTAATGATTTTTCTTGCGTTTTCGTACTTTGCAAAAATTGAAATATCTACAGTTTCATCTTGCTTAGAAGGATAGTATCGTCTGTTAAATTCAGAATCCATAGCTTCACAAAATTCATAAACATCTTCAAAACAAATTGTTGGAATTTTATTCATATAATCAGTCCTCTTACTATGCATTAACAAGTTCTTTAAGTGCTTTTGCTGGTTTAAATTTAGGAACTTTACATGCTGGAACCATAATTGCAGCCCCTGTCTGTGGGTTCCTAGCCTGTCTTTCAGCTCTTTCGGCAACTTCAAATGTTCCAAATCCAACGATAGAAAGTTTCTCACCTGCTTTAAGAATTTCAACTAATGACTTAGTAAAAACTTCTAAATAAAAATCAGAATCTTTTTTGAATACTTTTTTCTCTTCATCTTCGTTCATTTCAACTGCATTTTCGTACATATGATTAATAAAATCTACTTTTGTCATTTAAAAATTTCCTCATCTTTCATATATTTTTATATCAAAATAGGAGAGTAGCGGTGTACTCTCCATGAAATTTATTTTAATGCTAATTTAAAAGTACCAACATCATCTCCGTAATAAACTTTGAGAATTTGTGTTGGAATATTATAAAGTCTTTTGCTAATCGAATAATCATCTGAGCCAATAACACTACCATTGATAGTAGTTCCATCTCCCTCTTTAGGACTATGAAAATGTCCCATATGAATATCGAATACATCTTGTCCAAGTAATTTTGTAAATGTCCTATTTACAGTTGTTGGATTATCATTTGTTCCATGTGTGCATACAATTAACTTTCCATCTCTGAGAAAATATGTCACGAAATCTTCAAATCCACTATCAATTACTTGAATATCATTGTTTCGTAATTCTTTTCTAATGTAAGCAGGAATGATTCTTTCATAATTTGACTTATTTGCTGCATCAGATTTTCCTTGCATTGTACGCCCATGATTCCCATATACAGAATATACTGTAATATGAGGAATTTCAGATTTAAGCAAAAGAATAAAATCTGTGAGAATATTACTCACATCTAATACTTGATCAATAATATCTTCTTGAGCTTGAGCGATTGTTGAACCATGAATAATTCCTGAAATCATATCTCCTAAGATTTCAACATTCAAATATTCTACTGATTCTCTATGACACCAAGCAATTGTTTTGTTAGCGAGTTTTGTCATACGTTCACGTAATACATCAATATTATATGTATTAAATATAGAATCTACTGTTGCATAACAATGCAAATCACTTACCAATAAACTTGCTTCATTTCCATTTTTAATAGTATAATTACATTTTACAAACGGGCGTGGTTTTCGCTCATCTAACTTTAATTCGATATATTCTTTGATTGCTTCAACTCTTGAATATTCTCTTAAAACTGCACGTTTTTCTCTATTTGCATCTTGTAATCGTACACGTTCCATATATTCTTTTTCACGCAATTTTTCAAGACGCACAAATTCTTCATCTGATGAATATTCTTTTTCCATTTTATCTTGCATATATTTGTAAACACTATATCCACTGTATTTACCTACATACCAAGATTTTCTAATAGAATCTCTATGCATATCAGAATGAAGATCTTTTTTGGCTTTTTCCCAGTTTTTAGAATTTCCATTTTCAACAAATTCTACAAGATAATCAATTTCTTTTTGAGTCAATTTAGAATTATTTATATCATCCACCACCCAACTTATTCTTCTTCTGGAAGTTCTACACTAATATTGAAGTCAATTGTTTCTGTTCCTTCTGGTAAGGCATCAATGACTTCTTGAGTAATGTTTTCACCTGTATCTGTATCAATAAGATTTAGGCCATGTAATGAAATATTTTTAAGCTGAATATTCTTCTTACGTGGGGTGGTTTTACTTTTAATTTCGTTAATTTTGATCATGTTTTCTTCTCCTTGAATCTATATATTTGCAACAAAATAGAAGAGTAGTGATAACCACTCTTCCTAGATAATTTCGTCTAAACTTTTAATAGTTCTATCTGCAAGTCCATATTTTACTTGTTCTTCTGAACTAAAATACCAATCTTTTGCTTTATTTCTCTTAAAAACTTTCGGATCAATAGTTGATCTTTCTAAGATAAATTCTGCCATATCATCAATCTGTTGTTTATAAATCTTTTGTGCCGCCTCATTTTGCTCAAATGTGCCGCCTCCACCAGATGTACTTCCAGAATGAATCATAGCTTTTGAATATTTTAGAGTATATTTTTCATGTCCTGCAAGTAAAAGTAACGCACCGCCAGAATAAGCAGTACCAATATTTACTGTAATTACTTTTGTTTTTGACATTACCATTGTTTGAGCCAATGAAAATGTTTCCACAAGTAATCCACCAGGGGTATCTAATAAGATAATGATTGGTTTTCTTTCAGAAACAGGAATGTCCTTATCAATAATATTATAATAAATGATTGCTTTTTGAACTTCTAATACAGATTCATCAATTTCATAATCAATATAAAAAATTCTATTTTCAGCCAATCTATAATAATTCACCAGTTCTGGTGATGGTAATGACATATTTTCTAAATTTTGAGGTAAAGCAATATCTAAAACTTCTATAATAATAACCCTCTTTCTATTTTATATTTACGCACTATAATTTGAATATTTTTCTAATTCATTATTTGTTGCATAATGTGCTGATAAAAATTTTCTATCATTATAATTTCTTGGTAACGCATTTCCACCTATCCATCTTCCAACTACGGAAGGACTTTTATTTATTGAATTTGCAAAAGATGATATACTGTTATATATTTTATTATCGTAAAAAATTTTTTTTGAACATACCATTGATATATTTTTTGCAGATTTTAATCCTCTTCTGTATTTTCCTAATTCTGAACTATAATTACAAATTCCGATTTCTGATCCTTTAATTAAATATTTATGTATAGTGTCCCCATTGATATGAAGCATTTTACCAATATCATATGTTGTCAATAGTTCATTTTGTTCCCAAAGTATACATGATTCAAGTAATATTGAATTTAATGAATTATATTCAATTTTATCCCAATCAATATCTTTATAATTAAATTCTAATATTTCGTCTAAATTAGAATTAATAATAGAATCAATAATCCATTGTTTATTAGATTCTCTACAATCTAATTGAATATATTGTTTAATTCCATTATTTAATGCAGATTCTTTTTTTATTAAATCAATTCTTTCTTGTTCAATAAAATTTGACGAAAATGCATCTTCATAGTGTTGTCTCCCATGCGTTTCAATTATCATATTTTTAGATGGAATATAAAAATCATATCTATAATTTTCGCACCAATTGAAATCTTTCTTACTTAACTGAAAAATATAGTCTATATTTAATTCATCTAATAAATTTCTAATAAATTTTTCAGGATATGAAATACCATCCCCACAATAAGCACAACCAAATCCTTTTCGATATAATGTATTTGGAGTAAGTTTTTTCTTATCTTTTCCACAATAAGGACATATCATATTTATTTTTTTATTACTACTATATGTATATTTTGTTGCATCTTCTGGATTTTCAAAATATTTAACCATCCAAGGAGTAGTAGTAGCTATATCATTTATTCCTGGGACAACTTTCTTTCCAGTACATACAATACAGCCATATTTTTTTAAATTTCCTTCTCTTTTTGGTGTATCATATTCGTATCCACATTTTTTGCATTTTACATAATACGCTTTACTTTTCCATCCATGAGTATCCAAAGCATATGTCTGATTGATTATTTCCAATCCATTTACAACATCTCCAACATTATATAAATATGGTACTAGAGGTACGTATTCTTTTGCCATAATCATCACCTTGTCCTTTCGTTGTATTATTAGTGAATATAAAAAGACTGCCGATTACTCAGCAGTCAATTGTTTTAAATCTTGTATAAATTTTTCTGTTTCTTCAAAGAAGAAAACTGTTGCATTTTTTAATTTATGGTTTTTCTGCAAATCAACTATTGGATTTCCGCAATGTAATAATTGTTTCGCAAGAAAACTATTGAAAATAGGTTTTGTTTTAATAATAGATACCTCGATTTTCGTAATATTTTTATAATGAAATTTTTGTTCCGCTATTAACGGCAACAACTTTTGTAGATTTTAAGCAATCTGCAATTGCATTTTCTAAGTCATGTTTAAATTCTATTTTATTTGAATCACTATGAACTAAATAAATCTTCTCACAATTAATAGATTTGTAATAATTTAGCATCTCATTTCTTTGCATATGACTTGAGAACGATTTCAAATCGTAAATTTGTGCTTTATTCTTATAAGGTTTACCATTAATATTAATTGTTTTATGGTCTTTTCCATGTTTAATCTTCCAAGCTAATGTATTTTCGCCTGAGTAGCCCATAAATAATATACAGTCATTTTCATTTGGTAAAATACTTTGTGTCCATTTTACAGACCGTCCTGCTGTCAACATTCCAGAACTACTTAAAATAATTTTTGCGCCTTTATCTGCAATAGCAGCTTTGCTAGCTTCTGGTTGAATAACTCTTTTAATATTATTCCATGACATTATTTCATCAAATAATTCTTTTTTCTCTCCATCTAAAATAGAAGAATAGCAATCTAAAAGTCTATTAGCCAACGGGCTGTCAATTAGAATTGGTATTTTAAAATTTTCATCTTTACCAAATAATGAGTATAGAATCCACAAAATATATGGTGTTCTATCAAGAGAAAATGATGGAATTAAAACACGACTATTATTGTCAATACAATATTGTTCAACAACTGATTTTATTTTTGTGACATCTTTTTTATATGTTTCTTTTGTACATTGTCTTTCTTTACTTGCATATGTACATTCCATAATTGCAATATTTGCCGATGTAACAGGTTTAAAATTTTCAACAAAAACTCTTGTGTCTTGTGTAGAAATATTTCCTAAGTCACTAGAAAATAATATTTTTCTTGTACGAGAACCACCGTTTATATATACTTCACATTGTTTTGATAACAATATATGACCTGCATCTGTATATCGAATGGCTAATTCATCAGATAAAGAAACTATTTTATCAGAATCAATTTCTTCAATATACTCAAGTGTTTTATATACGACATCTTCTGTATAGAATGGTTCATAATTTCTATCATTTTTCAAATTAATGACTTCAACATCACGACAATTTATAAAACTACTATCAAGCCACATTTCTCTTAAAATAGAAGTAGAACCTTTTGGAACAATAATTTTCGCATTACATTTTCCACGAGCATATAATGTCGGAATCATCCCTATATGATCTTGATGAACATGTCCGATAATAATATATTGTAATTCTTGTGGACGTATTTTTTGAATATATTTCATATTAGCTTTATAATTTTCTAATACAGTGTGTTCACCTTGAATCATCCCACATTCAAAAAGATAACAATTATTAGAAGTTTTTATTCTAGTACAGCTACCAGTAACTCCTTCCGCATTGCCACCTATAATTTCAATGTTTACTTCATGCTTTTTCTTTCCGATGGTAACTTACCACCTTTCCTATATATTTTATCTTGTTTTTCTGTCATTTATATTCCACAACATTTAATCCATTATGGTAATCATCTAATGCCTTATTAATAGCATTGCATTCTCTATAGTAGTATTTATTCTTACCACTATATGTCTTAAAAATGTCTTCATGGAACTTAAATCCTTTCTTCATAAGGTATTCCATTTCTTTTTTACTAATTGCTTTTATAACAATTCACGTCCTTTGCATTTATTTCTCCAAGTAGGAGAGTAACGTGTGGAGTAGGATTTGAACCCACGAATCCAATAAGGATTTCCAGTTTTCAAGACTGGCACATTAAACCTGACTCTGCCATCCACACAATTTTATTCCAATCGTCATTGAGTAGTAACGATGATATTTTATTATGGCATATCAAAACATACTATTAACACGCATTTTATGAGTCGAATAGCATAGTAATCGACACTCATTGTTGGGTGTTTTATAATCAAATATTGAATTATCTTACAAGAAGATATATAATTATAAGAAAAAATATATCGGAGGTATAGAATATGTACGATACACGATTAGATCACAACCAAATTAAAGACTTAGCCGATTATATTGCTAGAAGAAAAGCAACAAGCGTTACCCAACCATCAGAAACAAATAAATTTATTGCAGAATATTCAAGAACATATTCTGAGGTTTTTGCAAAATTACTTGATTTAAACAAATGATATTAAAAATCAATCTTATTGTTTACTTTAATTTCTTCAATAATTCTATCAAAAAGATGTTTTGTTGTGGCTAAAGTGAATTCTTCATGTGAGAGAATTGTCAAAATTTTATCTTTGATTTTATTTTCATTATCATGTATATAAGGTATTTCATCTTTTTCTACATACATAATTTACCAACTTTCTAACTCATTTAAGGGGACATCTCATAACGTCCCCTATCGCCAGTATATTTAAGAGAGTTTGATTATTCCTGGCTAATAGCAGAGATAGGATTTGAACCTATGACCTTCTGGGTATGAGCCAGACGAGCTTCCAGACTGCTCCACTCTGCGTTATTTTTTATAAACAGAAAATCAACGATTGCACCGTTAAAAGAAAGGCGAAACAACAGTGCAACCGCCGATTACTATACCAACATATTTTCTATTCAGATATTCACAACAGACTAAGATTTCTTCATAATTTCAACCAATTTGCTAAAAATCTGTACAAAAATTGCACAAAATCTTTTAATTTCATCTGAAACACAAATGTTTCGATCGAATTTGAATAATTCGTCCCTTTAAATGTTTAGGCTTTTCGCCCGATATATTCTTTTAAGAATTAATATTAACGAAACGTATATTGTTTTATCGAATTAACAAATTGTTGAAATATCGAAATAATGAAATCTTGTATTTTCGCATTCTCGTAACGCAATGACGATTGATGTGCTCATCTTGAGAATTTTAAGTATCAAACATACTTACCTTTTATATTAATATCCAATAATTTGATGTGAAATAAAAAATCCATCACAATATTTTAGATTTTAATATGATAATTCTGGTATTGTCATCCTACCTCGCAGCATCACAGTTCATCTGCATCTGAACCGATTGACCATCATAAATCAATCTTAGTCTCTTGTGAATATCCGAATAGAAGAGTAGTGGTGAATTTTACTTCACCACAATATCATCTAGCGTATCATTCATATCATATTTAGGTTTAAAATCAATTTTAGTAGTAAGCTCAAGCTGATCAAGTTTAGTTGAAACTTCATCTGTTTCTTTTGTTAACTTCTTTGCAAGTGCTTTAACTACATTTCTATCATAATCCAGTTGAGTAACTTCTTTGATAGTGTATGTATAAGCAACCTGCTCTTGATTAACGTTGAATCTATAATCTCGACCTTGCTTTTCAGTCTCAGTAGCTTTTCTACCAGCCATTGTCTTGAAAACTTTAGCAAGGCTCTGTTTTGTTTTATTCATAGCATAAGAAGAATCTAAATCAATCTCAGTATTTTTCTTAGCTTCTGCGATAGCATCAGACAACTTTTGCTTTTCTTGAATTGCATCCATAAGAAAATCCACCAGTTGAGTTGGCGTAAAATCTACATTATAAGATTTTGGAACTTCCAAAGTATCATCCGTTGCTTCTGGATTAGCTTTGCTTTTCATATGTTTTTGGGTTGTTGTCATGACAAATGATACATTTCCAAGATATGTCTGTGCATTGCTGATAAGGTTTGTAAGAAAGTTCTGATAACGGTATGCTTCTTTTAAAATCATGTACTGATTCTCCTTTTTGATTGATTATTTTATTAAAACATTTCGTCTTTCATTGTATTTTAAATGTATCCACGTATATATCTATTACATAATAAGAAAATTGGCAATAGTGTCGGAAACCCTTGTAAATACTGGGTTTGCGGACATTTAAAAAAGTCTAGTGTATAAATTATTCTTTATTACTCCACCATTTTCTTTTTGTTTCAAGCCGTTTATCTTCTTTACATTCTGTACAATACTGAATATTTTTACTTGTTTTTCTTATTAATCTATTACAAATTTTACATCTTGTAAATTTTCCATCTTTTATATAATTAAGATACTCATATCCTAATTCTCTAAAATCAGTAATATATAATATTGAATTATTAATAGTATCAATAAAATTAATTTTCATATTAAGATTATCATTCTTACTAGAAAAAGAAATATAACCATTTGATTCCAAGTCATTTAGTAATAAGAATTTATCCTCTCTATGTTTAACAATCACTCTTGCAGTTTTAAATATTTCTTTTATATCTGAATTAATCCAATTGTTATTATTTGTAGATGTAATATTATATAATTTTGCAAAACATAACATTGTGAATAATAATTTTTTATGATTCTTCGTTTTTGCAGATTCAATAGTATCTAACTCAGATTGAGTAATTCCGATATGTTCAATATTTCTTAATTCATATTTCTTGCCTTTTCGAGAAATATCTTCAATTATATCTTCCCATAATACAGGATTATAATTTTTATAATTATTATTCATAAACTCATTAAGTTTTTCAGAAGTTTTATTCTCTGATAGTTTTAATTTTTGACGATAATATTTAGATAGTAAAAATAGAGTAGAAGTTGGTTTATTACCAACTTCTCCTTTTTCTAATATCGTTTCTGCTTGTTTTGTTTCGTTTAGTACAACTGACATTCATTGTCCTCCAAATCTACATTTACTTTAATTTCAGTTTCTTTCATAGAAAATTTCATACCTAAATACTCAATATTTCCATTATCATCAAGTGTTGGATATGAGATTTTATAATTCTTACGTCTTAACAAATTCTGTATAAATACTTCACCACAAATATCCCATGCAAATTGTTTACTATATTTAGATTTTGAATAACATAAATCTAAAACAATATTACATAACTCATCTTCATTAGGACACTCTAATAGGCATTTTTCTTTAAATTGTTCTTTTAGTATATATTTTTGAATTTGACGTTCATCTGATTTAAGCCTTTCGGATTTAGCATATTGCATGTAACTAGATATTTCTTTTCTATAAGTTTCATATATTTTTTTAATTTTCTTATACACCGCATCTGAATATGTTACATTACTCTTCATAATAGAATAATCAAAATTTTCATTAGAAGAGTAAACAAGGTTATCAAACTTTTCTTCAATTCTCCAACAAATTTTATTAATTGTACATTTACCCATACCGAGTGGCATTCTATCATAGTAACACTTAATAAATTTATTTTCTTCTCTTGTTTTATTCTCTTTGTACATTAATTCATCAAGAGAAATTCTAAATCTCATAAGACACTTTTCATTATTTTTCTTACGATAATTATTTAATTCTATGCGTTCTGATGGATAAATATATTGCATAAAATAAGGCTTTTTATCTGCGATAATTTTTCGATTGATCCAAAATTCTTTTTTCTGGTGAGAGTCTTTTGCTTTTGTAAGTTTATTTGAAATCCAGTTATACCAATTATCAGGCATTGGTTTCGCCTCAATCCCTTTAGTTTTATCAATCGCATTTTGCTGGTATAACTGTCCACATTTGATTCTATAATCGAGCAAATTATATTCTCTTGTTCCTTGTGTGAAATTCGATTTAACTTCAAACATTGATGTAATTTTATTTGTTACTCCACCTACGGCATTTCCAAAACTATTAATATTTGATCTCATAATATCATCATCTGTAGGAATACATTTTGGAGCTTTTCTTTGCACACATACAATAGCAGGTAATCGTTTAGTATTTTTTACTAATAGATCAAATGAAGTATTAATTACACAATCTCCGTCTTTATCAAAACCATTCATCGCATCCGCACATGTATCCCAACTATTAAAAATAGTAGGAGTTGTCATATATTGATAAAATTCATCCATTGTTTCATTATGTACAACTTCAAGAAGCCTGATATTATTATGTGAGGTCATTGGCGCACGAAAACTTACAATTTTATCAACACCTTTATCAATCCAATATTTAGAATAGACTTGTCCAGCTTTTAATAGTCCAGTAACTTTCATTCCAAACATGGACTGACATAAAGAATACGGATCTCCTGATACTAAGGAATAATTTGCAGGAACTTTTAAAACCCCAACTTTAGCTTCATCAATACGCTTTCTAATCATGGAGTGAATCTGGGATTTGATAAATGGATCATTAGCCATTTCAGGTTCAATCATCAATGCTGTTGCAAATGAACTATCTAAATGTTGAATATTTTTCTCATTAAGTCCTATACCTTTTGTGTATAATATTGTTTTTCTATAATCATCATCTAAAATTTCTTTAATTTCATTTACAGTTGGTGCGATTAATTCATCAATTTGTTCATCTGTAAAATCATAACTTTGTAAAAACTGGTAATTCATTGTTCTTACATTTTCTAATTCTTCTTCCGAAGCTTTTGTAATTGCAAATGTATAATGATTCTTTTCACAATTTTCAAGATATGATTCAAGAGAAGAATAGGAGTCCCACAATTTTAGCATCGACTCTGTTAAAATGAGTTCTATTTCATTAATGTCATATGTATTCCCCCACACATCTGTTATTTCTGTAAAACCATGATCTTGTGCAAACTTCTGAAAATCAATAGGAAATACAGCACCTTTACAAAATGAATTTCTAATAACACAACCAGGTAATAAAAAATCTTCTCCGATTTCATATCCCCAACGTTCCATAAGAGATGGCATAGCAAGTCCATATCCGTCACTATCGTTTAGCTCTACATCTTTATCTTTAATAAATTTCATACTTGGTTGGTCAAGCCCAGTGTCATCTAATTCAATTACATCTGATTTGAATTTTGTAATACAATCATGAACAACAACGATTCCATTTGGCATTGATACAGGAATAGAAGAGCTGCACACCAGAGCAATATAAGCTTCAAGTTTTGCAGGAGCAAATTCTTTTTGTAAATTTCGACCATTATCTATACGTTTTTTTAATTCAGGTAGTAATTTTTCATTTACAAATACTACAGTATTGTTTTTTACTCCACCAGTAGTTCCAAGTAACCATCTATATGTAATATTGTTGATTTTAAAGCCATGTTTATAAATGTATTCAAAATCTTTAACCTTATCAATTACAACACACACATAATCCTTTTTGAATTGATATTTATCCAAATCATTATATAACTTCTTGATTTTGGGTCTTGATATAGATAAATTTTTCTCAAATTTTAATTTCTTGATTTCAGATTTAATATTTGAAATTTTAAGTTCTGTATCTGTGATATTATTTATCTCATCAATAAATCTCATTATTTGACTTTCGCTTAAAGCAATAAGCTCTTGATTTTCTCTTGCTTGATTTGGTGTCAATTTTAAATTCCATTTTTTTCTTCTAAGTCTTGAAGAATGAATTTTAAATACATATCTTTGTGATGTCAAATGTTTACTCAAATTATGATACCTCCAATTACATTTTTAATTTAATATCGGATAATTTATAACAAGTTGCATAAGAGTAATTCCTTAAATATGCATAATCTCTTACTGGATACGGATATTTATTCGAAGGTCTACCTGTTGGAGATGGATAATGAGATCCGCAACAATAATAACTATTTGAAATGTTTTTGATTTTAATATAATTTTTATATCCAACAGTATAATCAAATATATTCATCATTACATGAAACGTCCTTTTAAAATATTTTTGTTGTTTATATTTAGTTTTTAAATATCCTCTCCATGAATTAAGTTTTCCTATTTCCTTAAATGTCGTCTCAGAAATATCATCAATAACATATAAAAATTTATTTTTAAAATCATAATAAATATGTGACATTTTTTCTAATGTATTTATTCTTTTATTTGACCCAAGATACTTTTCAGTTCCACAAATCCAAATATCACATATCCCAACTGCTTGATATAATTCATGTCTTTCAAAATATTCAGAAGCAATAGGAGAGCACTGATATTCAATTACATATCGTTTATTATTATACTCAAACATAATATCAGGACGTTGTTTTGTTTCTGGTATCCATCCTTCTAATATTGCATTTGTAACACCGTTTTGTTTCTTGAACCATTCATATAAATCTCGTTTACCTTGAATATGTTCTTCTGTTTCTGATTCAGAATATTTATCTTCACATTTTTCTTTATCCATATGTCTAAAATATGGCGTTTTAACTTTACCATGACAATATTCATATGGTCTATTACATACAGGACATAAAATAATTTTCTTCTTAGTCCATTTTTTTAACTGTTCTTTTGAGTGTGTTCCATCATAACAATTTATGATTTCGTTTGCTATTTTCCCAGTTAGCATTTTAATCTTCCTCCATAATTCCAATCTCATAATTTAACCAATCAGCTAAGTCTTTCTTATAATCAATACATTCCCAATGAGCATAATCGTCGTCATCGTTCCTAATATATTCTTCTCCGTTATAAATTCCATTTCCGCAAATAGAGCAGTAGTGATTACAATTTTCTGGAATATAATTAGAACACGTTGATGGACAATAGCTCATGTGACAATCTGCACACACCATTAAGCAACACATCCTTTCTCTAACTTTTCATATGAATAACCATCATTCGTTGTATAATATATTTCTCTAATTCCAAGGTCTCTTATTGCTTGCATACAGCTTGCACAAGGTCTAGCCATTCCACACACAATATCTTTCCTAGTACGATATATGTACAACTTCACCTTTGAAAAATTAATATTCAAATGTTTTAGTTGATTTATACAATTGATTTCTGCATGGAGTTTTGGTAGAAGTGATTCAGAATTATCAAAATCGTTGTCATCTATTCTATATCGGTTATAATACTTCTGAGTTGGGTGGGTTTTATTTGTATTACAACCAATTCCGATAATGCGATTCTGATAAACAGCAATACATCCGATATGTACCTTTGGAAAATCAGACACCTGTGCAATCTGTTTGGCTTTTGAGAAATATTTGTAATCCATTTTTCTCATGATATTAAACTTACTTTCTATTCTAATCTATATATAATGTTTTAAAAATTAAATTATTTAGCCTAACAACTTATCCAATTTTATTGTGAAATTTTCTACGTTAATCTACATATAATGTTTTCTGAGTAGAAACGACATTCTAAAATAGTTTTATTTAGGAATTTTGGGTTGATATAACCAGATAAGTAGAAGAGTAGTAAATTATTTATTTTTTTGACATTAATCCACTGTCATGTAATCTTCTCATACGATCCGCAGCAATACGTTTTTGTTCTTCTGTCATTTCTCGTTTCTTTGCTCTAAATGAGATAAGTCCTTTATCTGAAATTAGATAACTTTTTCCACGACCTGTATCTTCAATAAGTTTATACATATCAGGATTTATTTTGCAAAGCTTATCCAATCTGGTCATTTGAGTAGAATCTGATGTATAAACTTTTGCATAAGATTCATCTCTCATATAACTAATGTGCGTTTCTTGCTCCTCAATTCCTACTGATAAATTTTTAATTGTTTCCATTATTTTCTTCAACCTTTCTATCTCTTTTCTCAATGTTCTGTAAGCACCGAATATCAAAACTCCAAGCAGATCCGATTTTATCAGCATTAATGGAACGACTCTGATTTTTGCCTCTAGTAATAACAAAATCTGCTTCGGTAATATCTCCACCGTATCGCATATGTAATTCTTCTCTACTTGGCATGGTGTAATATTTGTTATAGCTGTATTCATGGTTTCTTCTGTTTTCTGTTTCTGTCATAATTTAAGTTCTCCTTTGATTTAAAATTCATAATTGCATCACTCCTTTGTTGTGATACTGATTAATAGTTATATGTGTATATTCTCTAAAAGCTCCACCTGTTTCGATATTTCATCTTTATAGTCATAATTTTGATCAATAATGTGATTATCTCCATATTTCTTGAAATGTCTATAATCCGCAAATACTTTTGATGTAGTAATAAATTTTTCTTCTCCATTACTCGTATATTTTCTTCTCTTCATCGGAACATATTTAATAATGTTTAATGCATCTAATATTTCTACCGCACGACTTACATATCTCTCAGATATTCCTATTTCATCAGAAATGGTTTTATATTGACGATAGCAGCAAAGTGGTTTGTCAATTGAACGATTCATATTTAGCCTGATATAAGCCAAAACCAATAATATATAAGCCGATGACATACGAGATAAATCTATATCAGAGTATTGTAATTCTTCCTTATAATTCAAAATTGCTTCTAATTCATCAAAATAAATTATTGCAAATTTATCTGGTATATCAAATTTCTCTATATTCAATTCTACTTTCAAATACTCTATGGAATTTTTATGCTCAGATATAAGTGATTCAAAGTCAGGATATTCAGTAAAATAATCCAGGTGGGAGAGTAAAAGTAATGTTTTATAATACTTTTGATTGATTTTTCCATCTCTATAGTTTGGTTTGAGTTTTGACCAGTGGCAAAGCTCAGTAATTGAGAATGCCACCGTGTCATCAAGTGAACGTCTTGCGCATAAATATGAAAAGATAATCACTCGTTTATCCGTAAGAGATGTGTCATAAATTATTTCTTTTGGGATCTTTACATAATTAGGCAAGTTTATTCACCTCATCTAATTAACGATAATCTTCAAAATTTAAAAATGATAATCTGTTACTTTTTCTTACGCAAGAATTGTATTTTCTAACTAGAATATATGTAATTCTAATAACTGGTTTCTTATCAAACTCACTCAATAACGATGCTTCTTTTGCAATATCATTGGCAAAAATATCATTGCTATCAACAAAATCTTTGAATTTTTTAATATCTACATCAGTTGGATACCATTCTTTAAATAACTTTACTGCTTTTAAAAATACAGCTTCTACAGATTTTGTATTCCATTTCTTTTTACCTTTTTTCTTATCATATGGGAATAGATACGAAATAAACTCAAGACAAGAATTTAAATCTTCTGTTGTCATATCAGCCATAGTAGAAAAACATCTAATAGATGGATTTCCATTTTGATTACATGGGATAGTATACCCATAAGCATTTACTAATGTACTTAATTGATGCAAATATGGATCATTTGCTTCCCATAAGGATTTCATAACAGCATTTGATTTTTGTGGTTCTCTCATAATTGCTTCATATGCAAAAATAGCATTTAACTGTTCTTCTGTTAAATCATCGGCAACTCTGCACATAATTGATGTATTTGACTCTAACCCATTCTGGATTCTCCATAAATATCCTGCACAAGTATGTTGTCCAGATGGCTCATGATATGTACCTGTTTTGGTATCATAACTTAGAATTGGATCAGTTACGAAAAAATCTGACCAGTTTTTGCCAATATTGATAGCTCTATCAGAATCAATTTCTCTTTGACTACCAATACAATGAGATTCAATCTTAAACACATTAACTAATTCTCTTCTTACTGCAATTCCTTTTAAACATTCTGGTAACTCCATATTTCTTTTACTCATTTACTAATTCCTCCATGTCTTTCATTAAAATATTCATTTTTTCTGTTGCATCATTTATAATTTCTCTTAAATGTTCTAAATCAGAACTATTGAAATTATCAAAATCAAGATTTGAACGGATATAACTAATTGATATATCAATATTGTCATTTACAATTTGCTTGATATTGTTAAGTTCCATATCATTATTAATCTTATCCCAATCAGCATCACCAGATTTCATTCTTCTACAAATGTCATTTGCCATTTTATTTTCTTCTGAATTTTCTGGTAATAAAATTACTCCGTTTTCAACTACACGTTTTTCTTTCTTATTTTCAATATTATTTTGTGAGTTAGTGTTTTTTATTTCTTCTTTTTTATTCTCTTTCTTTCCAGTTAATTCTCTATATCCTGCATTAATGCTTTTTTCACCTGAGAGAACTTCTTGTTTTAGTTTCTCGTTATCTGAATTGAGGATCTTTGCACCCATACGGTAAGTTTCTTTTCCAACACCAGCGAGTTTGGAAAGTTTTTTGGTAGTATCAACTGAATCTCTATCCATATTTACCAGATTTGGTAAATATGGGTTATTCCTATTTTTATTTGCTTCTGATACTGCCTTTGATTGATTTTCCTTTGCCTGTTTTTCATAAATTGGTCTATACTTCTCTGTAATTGCAATTTTCTGGATAGGAGTGAGATTACGGCGACCAAGTTGAATATCCAACATCCATTCCATAACTTCTTCTTTTGTCTTATAAGCAAGTGTACCGATAATAGGTTCTATATGATGTTTCTTGCAAATATCATATCGGTTATGACCATCTACAATAAAACCTTGCCATTCCATAATAGGGAAGTTCCTATCAAAACCATTCTCTACAATATTTTTTTCAAGTTGCTTATATTCCTCACTTGTAAGTGGTGGAAGTAAGTCTCTCAATTCTGGATCAATTTTTAATTCTCTCAATTTTGTACTCCTTTTATATTTTTAACATTCTGGCAAAATTGCCGTAAGCTTTATTCGTTACATTTATACATTCTCTAAATCAATTCTCATACAATCAATATCATTACCTCAAATCCTTTATCATATTAAAGTTGTAAAGAAAAACCCGTTTAGGTACATATATATGTACCTAAAAGTATAAATTTTCTTCATTTGGGTACATATATATAGTCAGTTTGTGCAGTCAATATCCATATAGACTCATATATAACAAGAGAAGAATATTTACACTTCGTGTATTTTGTTTGATTTTATCTTTGTTTTTCTTTAAAACTATTTTACCTTTACTTTCTCTAAAATTATCTTCATTATTATCTTCATTTAGGTACATATATTTATACCTAAAAATTTTAACTAGAATTATTGTGTAATCTCAACATCATCTTCATATACTCCTTTTTGTATATTCTCTCTTTGCTGAATATAAGCCTTAATACATTTTTCAATCTCTGGTTTATCAGACTCTCTTAACAGAGATCCAATAATTGATAGTATTAATAGATTCTCCGAATGGATTAAATCAGCATAGTTGTAAATCTTATTTAATTTCTTCTCTAAATCATTCATATGTATTATTTTTTTCTTCTTTCTTTTAGAATTTCATCACATGTTTTAATTGCCGTTACAAAGTAACCAGTATCGCATTTGACATTATCTTTAAGCTTATTGAAATAAATCTTCCATTCTAAGATAGTATCAGTGGATTGTTTTTCTAAATCTTTCTTTAAATTACTATAACCTTTAGTGCTATTTTTAATTTTCTTGCTCTTAGTAGACATTTATGTGTTTCTCCCTTCAAATTAATTTTTGGTATTATTTTTATTTGTTTTTCTCATAGTGGTTGTTTTCCTTTATTTGTGAAATTTCTTATTTGTATTGTTTTTGTTTCTATCAGCAATGAATTTAAAGCAGCTCATTTCTTCTTGGTTATTACTTCTCTGTTTGGTAGAGTTATTTTGTGTTGCGTATGAGTTAATTATCTTTTGAGAAATTCTTCTCTTGTATAAATTCTCTATATCAGCTTTATAATTTTGTGCTGTATATTCTGTTGAATACGGATTATATGAAAATTGATTCTTTTCTTTTTCTAAATCTGATATTGACTTTATGAAATAACATATCTCTCTGATTGATTTACTATTTCCTCTTGATGGATAGTAATAATATGGTTTTGATGTTAATCCTGGTATGTATATTTTCTTATCGGCAAGATACTTGTTTGTTATGGATTTGATTTTGTTTAATGTTGCCGATGAAAGAATACTGTTACTTTTATGATGATTGAATATTTCATAGAAATATTGTGGATTAAATTCAATATATCTATCAGATAGATGTATTCTCCAATAATCACAATCTAAATTTTTATGTTTATTTCTTATATAAGTAGAATATGAGATGATTGGTTTGTTAATCGGTAAGCAGATTAATGGTGATGTTAATGTGTTAATTTCTGGATATGTCATTTGTATAATCTCCTTAGTAGTATTTTACTTGGCTTAAAACATCAATTAAAATTAAATATCGTATAAGATGTTTAATATGGTTGTCTAATTCTTGCTTATAGTGATGATAAGAATATTTTTCTGTTACTAATGGATATACCAGTAACATTGGATCAATATATAATCCGTTTTCATAAAAGTAATATTCTGTTTCACATTGAATAAAAGTTTTAGTTTCTTGCGTAATCATTTGCAAAATCTCCTTTTTATTTTTTAATAATATTTATTTCTCTCTTTGCGGATTGAAATATTTAGTTTACATGTTTCTGGTTATAGATTCTCCATTTGAAATAAATAAGATCTATTTTTTTTACTGGTGAAAATTTTGGGGTAGATGGGATATGAGAGTAGTGGTTTTCTGTAGATGTAAAAGTACCCCTATCTTTCTATCTAATATTCTTTGTTTGAGAGATGTTTATTGTTTGTTGTAGATTATATGATGTAGATTTAATTTGAAAATTGTAATGCTTAGATGCTAAGTTGTTCAGGTGAGGGTAGTTGTGGTGTCTGCTTTAAGTTGTACATTAGAATAGTGAGCATAGAATTGATTTTAGAGTTGCGGATGATATGAGGTGGGATATGGAGTTTGGTGATTGCATCTTGAGATGTCACTTTTTCACTTCAAGTTTTTATGATGTATTTTGAGTGAATTTTTGTGATTAGAATTGTGCGAAAGTTTGACACAATTTAGATGAGTATTTTCTGGTGATGTGAGATTATGGACTTCGAGATAGATGTTTTGGGTGATAATTTTGATTGAGATGGGAGAGTGATGTGCGCTTTTAATAGGAAATAATTGCTGCGTTTTAGGTAGATGCGACAAGGAAATTTGTGATATTGCAAGATTAAGATGGAGTGAATTATTTGGAATTGTGTATAGATTAAATTTGTTATGTAATGGTATCACTTCGAGATGACTTCGTAAATTGTTAGGATTTGCAAGGAATTTTGTAATTAGGATAGGTAATTTTGGGTGAAAATTGGTATTTTAGAATTGTCAGAAAATTTATTTTGCGTTGATATACAAGGGTACGGTCGAACTCAGTCTCGAACTTATTTTGATTATTTTGGTTAATTGTGTGTAGATTTGGTACAATTTGTAGGATGGGATGAGGATGGTAAATTTTTTCTACTGGTGGTGAGTGTGGAGTGATGGATTACCAGTTTTGATTTTTTGGACGAGTAGTGTGAGTTGAATACATCAGGGAATATGACAATATCATGTTAAAATTATAAATGTAAACTATCCCCCGTCCTACATGTATACATCATAAAACAGGATCATAAACTATACTAAAATAGTAAACTATGCAATCCCCGAAAACCCTTGCTATTGTTGAATAAAACTAACTTTTGCACTTTTTGGGGAAGTGTAAAAAAGTCAAGTTTTGTTATTTCTTGACATTTTTGACAGGGGTAAAAACAAGGGGCGGTATATCAGACAAAAAATTTTGTGATGAAACTAAAAATTCATCTGCCATCATGGATAAGATTACGGGGACGGATAACGGGAGATAAGTGGATTAAATTGTGTATATGCTTAAAACAATTCAGACAATATACGATTATAGATGCATTATATAAGACTGATATAACTTACGTTTTTTAATATATAAATATTATATAACAGAGGAGTTCGACAGCATGTCAAGTATTTTTATTTGACAAAAATTCAAAACAGCATTCATTACCACTACTAATAATACTCATAACCACATCTTATAAATATTATAACCACATCTAATAGATATCAATACAACTACATATAGTTTTCAATACTACATACGTATTACAATCACATAATACAGGCAAAACTGGATGCTCCACCACACCACAAAATTGTATTACACTCACATAACATAAAAATCTGGACTCATACAACAATACTCCCACACCAGATCACATCCCACCTGTACACACTCCATCCCACATCAAACACACTACAAAATCATATTAACTCAATACATCACACCCACATAATAACGTCAAATATATCATACATAATCCACACTAATATACATAATAATATACATAATAATATACATTATATCTTCACACCACACCACACATATAACCTACATTATACATCTATATCTATCCATTATATATCATACATTATACCACATAATATTACTATTATAATACCTCTGATACATCACAATATACTACAATACATACACGATACAATATAACATAATCCCACACAATACAACGCACAATATACTTGCATTAAACATATCAGATTACATAAAACTGCATCATATCAGACCATCACAAACACTACATTCTAGCGCATTTTATCTCCATCCAGGTATTAAAAATATCACTCGATCACATCAAAAAAAACAGGACGCAAATACAACATAAAACAAGATAAATTTATCTCATAATCGCATAAAAACCACACTAAATAAATGGTAAAAACATACTCAAATCAGACAAAAATACACATACTTTACCGCAATGTTTTACCCATTCCAACGTACAAAAACAACGCTATTTTATACACTTTTTTGTATAAAAATACATCAAATAAACCGTATAAATATACAATATTCTTGCATAAAATAGCGTACATTTTGACGTAAAAATACGCTCAAAAATGTATTAAAATGATACACAAATATCATCATGCTGCACGTTTTAAACAGTCCAGATATAACCTTTTCTGTACATCCTACTTACAAAACAACCTTGTAAAATGCCGTATAAACGACTTTAAGCGCATAACCCTATATAATTATCATATCAGCATTAAAACGCCTTAAAACGTCAAATACAAGGTTATAACGCTATCTGTATATTTTGAGCATGATAACAGGTTATGCAGATCATTACTGTTGATATGAGTTATTTCCTATTATATGTGGTTTAAAAGATCACATATACACAATACATAACTATTAATATAATACTTAAATATCGTCATGCTGCGTTGGTGCATCTGGTATATATGGTACTTGTTTACTGTCCAGATCACGCTTGATAAGCTCTTTTAAATAAGCATTACAAGACAAACCATTAGTCTTTAAATGTTTTTGTAAACGTAATGCATCTTCTATATCTGTTGGATAGTATTTTACTGCAAACGTTTTTGTTTTTTCTGCATATTTCTTTACAGCTTTTCTATTACTTTCATTATTCATAATTTATTTACCCTCTTTTCTTTTATATATGTATGTATTCTCTACTTATTAAAAGGGTAGTAGATAATAATATCATTGTAACACGGTATAAGTCAATAATACTATTGTTTATTATACATAATTAACAAATGAGTATACTCATTTATAACTGTATATAGTGCATAATGCTAAAAGTGAGTAAACTCACAAAAATCCCTTTACAAATGAGTTTACTCATGCTATAGTAATACCATCAACAGAAGAAATTGAATAAATAAAAAACAGGATAAACGTAAAGGGCTATATCGTGAATGGTGTGGCAACCTACTGTGAGGAACTTGAAAGCAGTTCAAATTGGTAGCAGGTGGAACGATATGAAAGACTTGTAATCCTGTAAGTAGCACTGAAAAGAGGTGTGAGATCCGAAAAGATGATAAAATGGTTAGCCAAAAACCACATCAAGGACAGTTGACTTACATAATGAACAGGTGCACAATTCAAAATTTGTTGATTAAAAAATTATAAATGTGTAAAGGTGGTATCAAGATGTATAAATTACGAATTTACCACGAATTTGGCAAAAATAAAGGGAATTTGAAAAACGAAGAGTTTTTTGATTCTTACGCCAAAATGGTTTCCAGATATAAAAATTTTGGAAACGTCAAACCAACTGCATGGAAGTTGGTAAATAACGAATGGAAACGACTTGAAGGTTTTTAATCGTTTCCATTAACAAGTTAATCTAATAAGTCCCAAACAAGATTGAAACGGGCACACACTGAACCTTGAAATTGAATAAAGGGTTGACTTCCGAAAAAGTTACTAAAAAGCCCATGTGGGGCGGTGCTTGAATAGGAGTTCTGGGTATCTGCCTTGAAAGAGATATTAGTGTAGCTGTATAACTGAAAGTGTAGTAACAAAACAGCCGTTTGAAAAAAGGTTTTTAACGTGAAAAAACTCGACCGTCAACGTGAGCGACAGAGACTCACACGGAATAAAAAAATAGTTAGAGACGGGATAACAAATACATAAAAGCAACTTATTAACAATAACAAACTTGTAATAAGTGGCAAGTTACAAATTACGGAATATCAAGGCAATAAAAAATGGAGTCAAAACCATTTCAAAAAAAGAATGTGATGACCAAACTAAATAGTGGACGGTTTTATCTGGTATGAGTACCACTTAAAAAGATAGGAAATCAGATGACACGCAAGGGATAGCGTAATCATACAAAAAAGTCGGTTGCCCGTATCCGATCAAAAAACGGCGTAAGATGCAAAACAATCACGTAAGATTTTGTTTAGACTGAAATAGTTTGAAAGGTAACATCTATCAATGATACATAAAACTTTCCGATAACATACAATCGTTAAAAGCGGATAACTGCCGAAATAGTTAATTCTTGTGAATGCGGTTGATTCTATATCATAAAGCATTTACTTTTTTTTGTTTTACTTAGGTTGCAAGGCATTATCAACAAGCAAAGTTATTTGAAAGACGGGCAAAAGCGTAAGACCCGTGGCGGTGAGTAGTAGTCGAGTATAAATAATTTCTAATGTTGAATTATAATGGCTTGCAAAAATGAAAACAAAAAGAGAAACAATAAATAACAGGAGGAATAAACAATGATAAAATTTTATGTAACCTATGAAGAGCCTTTAAAAGGCAGATGCTTCACTGAAAAACAGATGCATGAAGTATACAGAGACATGGCAAATAAAACAGAATATCCATCATTTGACATCTGGTTTACAGATATGATTAAGTCTGGAGTATTTGAACGGGTAACAATAACAGCTCACACTTATGTGTGCGAATTGCCTGAAGCAATTCAAAATCAGATTATCCAGGAATGCAAGGAAACATTTGAAAGCCTTGCATTCCCTGTAGATGTCAAGGAAGAACTTGAAAACGTCAAGGGCTGTAAGATGTGCGACATTGAAGATACTATCAACGTCCAAAAATATTACACAAAATAAAATCCATGTTTTAAGGAGGTTTTACAATGAAAGAATGGCATATTATTCACGAATGCGATACAGAGAACGGCACACCAACACAATGGTCAAAAGAGATTAACAATCCTAAATATGGTCAATATGTATGGATTGAACTTACATATAATAACACTTATGACGTAGTTGCAAATGATACAGTTTTAAAGAATTGTAAATCACTTGCAAGTGCAAAACGTTGGGTATCAAGTAATTTATAGGCAGTAACATAGCACACAAGTAAATAACGCTTGTGTGCTTTTTAGTACCTATAAACAGAGAACTATAGAAAGGAAGATGCAACAATGCTCAAAAAGTTATTTAGAAGTCGTAAAAATTCATATACGACAGCTATCAGGAAAGACATTGCAGAAATTAAAGCAATGTCAAAATCTTATGAAGAAACACGTAAATAGGTTTTAAAGAACGTTAAAACAATCAACGCCTTGATGGAGAGATAAGCAATGAAAAGTAATTTAACTTATATCATTGGTGAGAAAGATGGAAAACTTCTCACGGCTACAGAATCAGAAATTATCAACAACGCATTACAACAGGAAAAAGATGGAGTTAATCCACACTTTGCATTTTATGACTATAAGAATCAACGTCCTGTTACTAATAAGGGTTGGCGTGTATGGTCAAGTATCAATCATGGTTGCGGTGTGGTTTACCGCCGTAATGATGGAAAAATGGTTATTGTAACAGGTGTGCAAGGTGATTTTGCATATATGTCATAAAGATAAGAACCTTACAAACAACACTAATACATAGAAAGAATGAGGGAAAGAACTATGATGAAAGAGAACATGAACGTAACAATTAACTATTTAAACGGACATTTTGAGGATTGCAATGGGAACGTTGATCTTGAGTATCTTAATGATTCAATAGAAATGGTTATTGACAATACAGAATGGATACGTAAGAAGTTAGTTAGTAATCGCCGTTCACCTATTCATTCTATTGTATGGTGTGGATTAACAGAACTTTGCAATATGGAACTGAATAGTGAAGGTTATAAGTGTTCTAGCGCACATTTGAAAAAATGGCTTGCTTCTCATAATCTGGATTATAAAACTTGTTTCACTGGATTAATTGAACAACTCACAGAAGAACGTGAAGAAATGTTATCAGAAAAGGAAAATAATTAATAGTAAAAGCAAATTACATATATAAGAATAAGAAAGGTTAAACAGGTGGAAATTATGAAGAAATATACAGAAGTACTTGCACAGATTGAAAATGCACGTGAGGAAATGAAACACGCTAAACAGGAAATTGAAAGTGCTGATAAAGCATACTCAAATATTTTTGAGGGATTAACACTTAAAGAACGTATTAACAAAAAGAAAGAATCAGAAGTTATTGAGAAACAAGATACATATTTCAAAACTGTTGAAAAATGGGCAAATGTAGAAATTGATTGCAAGGTAAAAATTGCATTACTGAAAAGCAATGCAAAACTTGCGTTAATGAATGATATTCTTGACGTTGTAGTAAGTGCATTTAATAAGTTTTCTAGTAAGCCATACGGTGAAAAGACAAAAGAAAAAATATCAAATGAAGTCAAAGAAAAGGTTAATTGTGGGGCTTATATTAGTAGTAATACTATTCATGTGTATACACTGGATTATGTCGGCAAAGAATATGATCTGGAAATTGGCATGAAAGACTATAATAACAAATTATTGATTGATAATAAAATCCAGAAATTTACCAAAGATGATTTAAAACTGTACAACGGAAATAATAACTATATTGATAACGTTGATACAGAAGTCAAATATATTCGAGATACACAGGCAAAAATTATTGAGAAAGAACAAGAACTCAAGAAAATGTGTGAAGAGTACAATAAACATACTGTTAATGGAATTGAGTGCATCACCATTCGTAGCAACGCAAGTACATCATTCTCACAAGCTTTATAATCACTAAATAGGGCATGACTGTAGAAATTATAGCCATGTCTCTTTTAGTGCTTATAATGGCAAATAACACAACAAGAAAGAGGGAAACTATTATGGAAAAGATTTACGGAACTAGAAGTTATTGGAAAGCGGTATTTAAACAGGAACGTAAACAGAAAATCAAGAAAGCACTTACATATATTTGCGCTTTCTTCTTATTTACAATGCCTGTTTGGATGTTTTTAGACTACATTGCAAAAGGATATTAATTATATATAAGAAAGGTGGAAAGAACTATGATGAACAGAATTAAGAAGGTATTACTTGCTACACTTGTAACAGTAAGCATTATCGGAAACGTAACAAGCGCACCTGTAAATGCTACAGAATATACGGAAGTGGTAAAAGCTGCACCTACGGTAAAAGTTATTGATTGTAATGACTTAACAGAGGAAATGCTTACAACAAGAACAGAGCACCGCATCATGTACATTGAGCGCATTATCGGAAAAGTAACTGATAATGCAAAGAACGGAAAAGTTCTCAATCCGCCGGAGGATGGTGGTTATTATATCAGTTATGCAAGCGTAAAAGGGGCAAGAAAAGGTGATCTGATTATTACCTATTGCGTATATAACCCATATAGCAATTACGATGATGATGTAATAGAACGTTGGGACTTTATACAGTGAGGAAGGTGGAAAACATGAAAGAAGTTAAGTATACATATCATCATACGGCAAGTGATAGAGGTTATATTCCAGTAGGAAAAGAAATCAAAGACCGTATAAAGGTAGATACGGAAGAGGTTATGTTATAAAGCGTAATAATCCACGCTCAAATAGGTTTTATCTCAAAGATTACTATATTAGAGAGGTGGTGGAACGTTAATGGAAATTAACATCTATACAGGTGGAAAAGTTATCAATGTAGAGAATATCGGAAATAGTTACAAGTTGACCACTGTTAATATGAATGATCTTGTTTCTGTTAAGACGGAAAGAAATGAGTTTAACAGCGTTATAGAGGCATTAAAGAATAGATAAAGAAAGGAATTTATGAACATATGAGCAAAGTATATACAACATGGACAGAAGCAACAACAAACGTAAATAAGGCTATGATAATGTTATTATCATGTCTTGATAGTGGAAAAAATGCATGGATTGAACTTAGAAAAAATGGAGATCAAGCATATCCTATTAAAATGAAAAATTCAGAGTTAGACAATCCTTTTAATTGGGAAATGTCATATAGTACACCAAGAAACGAAAAAGAGATGATGAATTATAAATATTTTAATGATACGGAAAAAGATTTAACATACAATTGGATTGCTTGTTTTGGTAAAGAAAAAGCAATTAAAAAATATCAAGATAGTAGAATAATTACAAAAGAACTTTTTGATGGTTATGGTATTTGTCATCCAGTAAGAATCGAAGATGCTAATTTTTATAGAAAAAATATAATTGGTGACAATTACAACTATAATTATTGGACAACATATTGGAAACCACGTAAGAATATACCGTACTGGATTGTTGATGATAATGTTGGCGATGTATTTACAATTTGTTTTAATGATGAAGCAGTCGACGAAGCAAAAACAATTAAGAAAACAGCTCAATTTATGATGGAATATGCGGATAAAATTTCACGATAAAAGTACAATTTCATGGAGGAAAATAATATGTTTATAATTAAAGATAAGAAAAATAAAACTATTACATATGATGAAGGGGATGCATACGCATATAAAAAAGTTGTGTATGGATGTTATTCATCAGAAGCAGATGCAACCTTTATTATGTCGGATATAATCGAAAAGAAAACAAATCGTTGCATTAGTACAGAAGTAACAGGATTTTATTACGGTGAACCTGACTTTGAATATACCGAAAAGTATCAGAACACACGAAAAGCGGAATTTTAGGAGGTGAAACTATGACAAAAGCGGAAAGCAAACGTTGTGAGAAAATGGCAGTAAATGCACTTTTTAAATTATATGAAGCTGTTGACGAATGGAACATATACGAATGTTCTAAAAATGAAGGGAAAGAAACAGAAGCGTCAAGAGCATTAGAACAGTATTGTTGTTTAAAGTTTTATGTAAAAGGTATATATGATATGTTGGTTACAATGGATTTTGAACATTATGAAATGGATAGACTTGCAGAAGAAATAAAAGCAAAAGGATGGGATGATTGATAACAAGTTGAAATTCACATTTTAACAGGAGGTAAACTGGTATGAATAAGTTTGTAGAATTAAAAATTTGTAACTATATTGATGGTACTTTGGATGTAGAAAGAGAAGTAAAATTTAAAATTACAAAAGAATGTTTACAAGATTATTTAATAGAAACAGAAGACGGCAGAACAATTAATAAATTTTTGGAAACATACAATAGTGATGAAGCAAGTGTTATTTATGAATATGCGAGTGATGATGGTAGAATTTTATCAGAAGAAATTACATATTGTGATGATTTTAATGAACAGTACGAAGACTTTATCAGAAGAACGCAAATGTTTAATCCTGATATGATTGCGGAAGAAATTGCGACAAAAGAAGATTATTATTGGCAATGTTGGAAAGTTCATTAAACCACAAGGGAGAAAATAAGAATGAATAGTTCAGAATTAGCAAGAAAGATTGTTGATTGTCTTTCTGATGGTTATGATGATGAAGAAAACAGAGAAGAAGCGGAAACAGAACTGTACAATGAACTATCACAACTTGACGGAAACAGTGTAGCAAAAGCTGCTCTGTTAAAGTTATGTGAAACGATAGAAGAATTAACAGAATGATGTTTGACCGCTGATAGGCATATGGAAATATTTCTGTATGCCGATTGAACGATCAAACACTATATAATAAGGAAGGAATTGATAACATGAAATTAATTGCAATGGCGGTAAAAGGAAAAGAATACTTACATTCAAGAACATATGCTTTCTTTGCCTCGGATAGAAGCGCAAAGAAAATTTGTGATATCTTGAATGAAAACAGATGGAAATGTAACACTGAATTAGAATTATGGCACGTTTACGATTATGATTTTGCACAAGACAATTATGTATATGGAAAATTTACTATATATAATGGTGTTGTGAAATTAAAAGCATTATAATATAATCAATAATATAAACAGGTCAAAACGTGATGGAGGGTTGAAACTATGACAAATTATGAAAAAGCAATGGAATTATTAAAACGGGAAAGAGCAGAAAAGCATAGAACATTTGACGATACAGGAATTATCTGTATCACAAAAGTAAATCATGATCATTTATGGGCTTGTGTACGTCCAGATGATACAGTAGAACTCATATGGGATTCTACACATCAGAGTTATGATGGAAAAATTTCTGATGATTTAACAAGAATCACATGGAATGTGAAAGAAGTTGAAATATTATGAACAAAAGAACATTCTATAAACTGCTAGCGGAAAAATACGATTTACCGCTTGCATACATCAAGTTTAAAGTTGATCCTATATACATATGGAACGGAAACAAAAAGCTATCTATGGACGAATTAAACGCTATAGAGAACGCTATAAGATGGGACTATGTACAGGAAGATTTTGAACGTGATCGCAACAGGAAAGAAAGTATTTTTTATGGAATGTAACAGAATAACATAGAATACCAAAAGGAAACTAAATTGAATTAGTTTCCTTTTTTAGTGGAAAATTGTGGAGGTATAACAATGACTAACAGAGAATGGTTAGAACTGATTGAACAAAATAAGGAAAGAATTATCAACAAAGGAATCGAAGCATATAAAGAATCTTTAGAGAATAAAAACTTGCGTTACATTGTGGAAATGGACGAAAACGGAATTATAACAATGTGGTATGACGTAGCTGGTGGAAACAGTTTTCATATGTCCACATATAGCGGAAAGTCTTTAGAATTAATTCATTTCTGTATGCAGAATTGGATTGATGATCCTATCCCTGATAACGACATAGAACAGAAATTACAGGAACGTGGCTTATACAATCATTACCTTGAAGAAAGAGAATTGCAAGATGTAGAGGATTGGGAAACAGCGGAAATTGTTATTATTAATAGTATAGATGAAAAATTACAGAGTGTTCTTGAAGAGTGCCGACAGGAAAGAAAACAATTCTACGTGGATGAATACGCCAGAACAGAATCAGAGAATCAGTTGGAAAATTTAAAGAACGTATTAGACAGTTTTAAATGTGAGTGATGGAGGTGTAAGAACATGATTAAAACAGACAAATTTTATTTTGGATTTACAGACAATATCAAAGAACCACGTAAAACAAAAGTGGAAAACTTATTTGACAAATTAATTAGATATGATGGAAAAATATATAATATGGTAGATTATCTTTGCTTAAAGCTTTTAGAAGGTTACTATCTGGCAAAAGTAGAGAACTATACATACTATAAGCGCAATGGCGAATTGACCAAACCGAAAACATTATATAAGTTTGTCAACAAGAATGAAAAGACTTATATAGAACTGAAAAAAACAGAATATGGTTTTGTTGAATACCTTATCAATAACGGGCTTGATACAGAACAAGCTATTGAAAAAGCCATTACAGACCATAAAGTATATATGGAAGAACAGAAACATTTACAGGAAGAAAATGAACGTGCTGTGCTGGAAAAGGCAGAACAGGAACGTAAAGAAGCAGAACGTATTAAGAATTTACTTGCAGAAGATATGGAACGTTTACCAGAAATGGAAACTAAAATTGTTGATGATATTTTTCTTGATGTATATGGCATGGAAAAGAAATGGAATTATAATTTATTGCCATTAATCCATTATTATGATATTCCATATTGCAAGAACCAGATTAAAGAACGCTTGCATAATGAAAATAAGGCAAGTATTAAAATCTTTGAGTGTGTAACAGGATTGAAATTGCCTAAAGGATATAAGGAAAGAATGCAATATCTGGAAAGTATTACAAGTTCAGATTTTAAAGAATCTGTTGAGTATAAACCACGTAAGAAAGCAGAACAGAAAGAAAAGGATATCCAGGAAGTTTACATTGCATTTCATAATAAAGATCATTCTGAATGGAGAAAAGTTATTGCGGAATGCTTTACTAAATATGGAATAGACTTCTTTATTTTATGTGATAATGCCGAATGGAAAATATCTGTTAAAAGAGTTGGTTTGCTGATTGCAAAAGGGAAAACACGTTCAGAAGCTATGGAAAATTTAAAAGTAAACATTGATAAGATGGGAAATGCAGAACAGATGATTGAGAACGCAAGAAAGACTATTGAAAAATCTGCTGGTGTAAATCCTCTATATAAGGAGTGATAGGAAATGACATATAAGGAACGTTACGGCACTGTAGAAAACAAAATCAAAGAAGAATCACAAAAATGGTTAGAACGTATTGAGAAAGAAGGTTATCTGTATTATGCGGAAGGATATAGTCAACATATTGACCTTCTAACCTATCCAGAATGCTATATGACAGAAATGGAAAAAACAGCTAAAGAAAAAGCATTGAAACATATTGAAGAATTAAAACAGAACGCTAACGGAAATGTAACTGTACATATTGTTCAATTAGCAGAATGGAACTATTTAAAAGATCAAGAGTTCCCATCATGGAGACAGTAAGATTATAGATGAAATGTATCTTTTATAGCCTTGTAGAGAATATATCTATGAGGCTATTTTTATTAGAGAAAATGAGGTGGAAATATGGATGAATTGTTTAATAAAAAAGAAGAACCAACAGAAAATAGTGAGATGGAAAAACGAATTGCAGAAACAGCAATTCACATTACATGGATATATACAGATTTAGCCAATGACGGAAAGGTTTATCCATTAATGAGTGATAAAGTCAATAGTTGTGAATTGATGGATTTTATTTCTAATATGGCAATGGAATTTGAAAGAACGGTCAAATATGATGACTGGATGACAGAACTTGACGAATATGCTACAGGACGCTTTATGGATAGCAATTATGCTGTTAAGAAGAAATATAAAATCAAAGTAACGGAAACATATGAAAAGGTTTATGAAGTCGAAGCGGAAAATTTTGATAAAGCGTGTACAAAACTAAAGCATATGTTTAATACAAGTGCGGAATCAATTCCACATGAATATGTACAGGATGGTAAATTATTCTATATAGAACAGGAGAAAAATTAAAATGTATACTTTAGGCTATTGTTTGGGAATTAGTCTAGCAATATTGATTATTATTGCGATATTTAGTTAATGGAGGAAATACATATGCAGAATTTAGCAAGCTTTATCGAATATACAGACGGAAATAAACTATATACACATACATTTATGCGGATGCAATTAGATAATGGGACAATAGAAGAAATAGACATGTTTACGGATGCCAAAGGAAAGAAATATAAAACACGCCTGGACGATTGCATAAGAATCGGTGGTAAAGGTGTTACTTCTAAAAGAAGAATGAGAGTGGAACTAATTAATACATTTGAAGCATTGTTGAAAGTATCTGGATTACATATAGCATAATTCGTTTGCAGTTAGTGGATGCTAGAATGGAAAATTTAGCATCTACAATAGTGCTTATGAATTATTAACTTAAAGAAAGGATTGAATTTTATGAAGAAAGAAAAGGAAAATTATTATCAAGAACTTGACAGCGCTTTAAAGGATTATGAAAAACATAAAATATTATGTTTGTTTTGGGATCGGCAAGATATTGAACGAATATGTAATCATATTTGTTTGTATGGAAAATGTAAATATATCACAGAAGAACAGATGGAAGAACTTGCGAATCGTTGTTGCAAAGTATTGGAAAGGATGTATAAAAAATGAAGAAATTTAGCATTGAATACCATGAGACATATTCAAAAACATACGAGATTGAAGCAAATACGCCAGAAGAAGCAGAAGAAATTTTAAGAGAAAGAATTGGAGATGGTACATAAAATGCACCAGAAGAATGTGAGAATAGCTGGTGTGATAACGTACAGGAAATGGAAAAAGATAGTAGCATTGATGATGTGTTTATAAACGAGGGAATTAAACATTGCTTTTTAACACGGAATAATGATGGGAGTTATAAATCAATAGAAAGTTTTGAAAGCTTGCACCATATGGAAAAATGCATATACATTAATTATGATGGAACTATCATTGATTATATCAATAAATTTACTGAGTATGCGGAAAATTATGATGAGGTTCAAGAATGCGTAAAATGGATAAACGATGCCAAGACGTTTGGATATAACATCAATCTCACTAATTTAGCTGAACATTGTGAATATATCGGAAAGAAACTTGTAAATGTAGCGGGAAGGTTGGAATCTTTAAAAGCAACTAACAGATGAAAGAGATATTTCAGAGAGGTGAACACTGTGGAAAATAATAATATTACATATGTAGAATTTTACAATGAAGAAACAGATGTAACTGTAAAACTTCCTGTACATGGAATTAAAAATGATTTCTTAAATGTAAATGAACGTGTGGGAGCATATGATGAACTTGAAAAATATCTTAAAGACGATGCAATAAGTGGTTTTGTAATTTTATATGCGTATAAGAAAGAAACAGATAAGGAGAATGAGATATGTCATTAAAACTTAACAGAATGTATAGATCAAAAGAAGATGGGTTGAACGATATAGAGTTAAAAAGATCAACTCTTAAAATGGAAATAGAGTTAGAAATTCTATTTAGAATTTTAATTGATAAAAAACTTGTGACTCATGAAGAAATAAATGAATATAGAATGCAGATATTTGATGAACCCAAATATAAAAATGTGTTTCGTAGTATCAAAAGACAGGAAGATCAAATTTTAAATCCACCAATTGATCCTGATTTAAGAGCATTAATTAAAACTATAGAAGCATCTGAACGTAGAACGTGTGTATGCCCACCTACTTTTAGATTTTAAAATAAATGAAACAAGAGTTTCTTTAGATAAGGAGAAGATTATGAAAGTAAATTTTGATATTACTAAAATTGTGTTTACACCATACTGCGATAATTATGACTTTACACTAGGTATTACGAAAGATAATGAAGGTGATGAATGCTATTTAGGAATAGATATTCCATGCAAAGACGATGCAGAATGGAGATTTTGGTTGTTATTTGAAAATGACAATGTTGTTTGGAATATTTCTAATGAAGATAAAGAGTGCGTTAAGCAGGAAGCAATAAAGCATTGTTTATCTAATGGATATTCATACAATGGAAAATATTTTGAACAGAGATAATAAAACGATGATTTACTGACAGAAAGTGAGGAAAAATATTATGAAGACGAATACATTAATGCCTGTTATTAAAGCAATATTAAATGATGAAGAATTTTTATGTGGTGGAATTTTTACTAAAGAAAAACAATATGCGAAAAAATACGATTTAACAATGGAGGAAATAGGTAATATTCAGACATGTTTATATTATGCATTGCATATAAAAGATGAATGTTACAATGAAAGAATTAACCATTTATGTGATTGAGAGGTGAAAAATATGCCATATAAAGATTGGGGAAATGAAAGAAGTAATATTATGAAAGTATATATGTTAGATGATTTTTGGATTGGAAGTTATTGTGTAACCTGTATTGCGGAAACGAAAAAGAAATGTATTGAAGCTGCATGGAAGAAAATCGGAGAGATGTTTCCAGGATATGTTGAGCAGTACAAGAATCGTTCTGAATGGGTGGAAGATAATTGGATCGAAGATAAGGTTGAAGAAATTACATTAGGGGAATGTATTATCAGATAAGGAGCATGGGCATGAAAGTAGAATTAAATCAGATATTTACAGTGAACAAAGGAAACAGAACGATTAAATGGAAAGTTATAGAGCATCCGTATTTTGATGGATTAACACTTGTTAAAGACTACTCTGGATTATACGGAAGAATGAAAAATGGAGTTTGTAAGGAAGATTATAACCATGTAAACGGATATACAACTTTAGAAACAGCTTATAATGATGCTTATACAATGAGTTAATGAAATGATGATTTCAGAAAAGGAGAAAATATGAATAATAATGGAAAAATCAAATTGGAACTTACATCAAAGGAAATAAGTATTTTATCAAATGGTTTGATTTGTTTAATTGACAATGTTTACAAAGCAGAAAAATTAACATGTGAAACATCTGTAATTAAAGCATTAGATGAGTCAGCGGAAATATATCAGAGACTCAATAAGAAAATTTGTAATTCAATATCAAGAATGGAGTGATAATATGATTTATTGTTATGTATGCGGACAGAAAAGCAGAAAACAGTATTTTGATTTTGTTAATGGGAAATTTGTGTTAGTAGATAGATGCTTTAATCCTTTTTGCAAAACATACAATAAATTCATAAATGATGGGAGAACTATATGGAAGAAATAGAATTAACATTACAAGACACGATTGATAAAAATGTAGAAGCATTATGGAAAAAATTTCAGAGCGTTCCTGTTGATCGTAACGGAAATCTTAAAACTGCATGGTATGCATTTTCAAAAGGAACTAATAAAAATGAAGTATATGATTGGTTCAACTGCCACCATAGTAAAGGATTGTCATATCTGATGGAAGAGGTGAAGAAAGAATGAAAAGGACAAATAAGCACGTATCATGTTGGGATAAAGACAAACGTGATTCTGGAAACTGTTTCCGTAATTATAATGGAAATTATACAGAAAGAGAAGAAAATATGGAGAACTTCAATTTTAACGTATGGTTGAGGGAAATGTTGCATAGGTGAATTATATTAGGTTTTAAGAGGTATTGTATGGGAAGAAGAGAATGGACAAAAGATGAGGAAACTTATATGTATAGAAGGTATCTATATCAATCAGTTGAAACTACAGCAAAATTTTTGAACAGAAGTGTATCATCTGTTAAACATAAGGCGAGGAAATTAGGTCTTAATCATTACTGCGGAGAATGTCTTGCTGCTAAAACAATAGCAAAAGCATTCAATTGTGACGTATCTGTTGTGATCAGATGGATTGAAAAGTTAGAACTTCCATGTAAGAAGTTTAAAGTGTCCAATTCGACACGATATCTGATTGATCCTGATAACTTTTGGGAATGGGCGAAAAATCATAAAACAGAAATCAACTGGCGTAAATATGAAACTGGTTCTATATTACCAGAGCCAGATTGGATGTGTAGTATAAAAAATTCGTACATACCAGAAAGGCATAGAAACAAGATCACACCAGAAGAACGAAGAAGAATTAAAGTTCTTATGAAACAGAATAAGGGTAATGTGGAAATCGCAAAAGAGATTGGAAGAACATATTATGCGACTGTTCATATTACAAGTAACATTTATAAATGATATTGGAGGAATGAATATGTACACTTTAGGATGTATAATTGCATATGTAGGAATTGCGGTATTTATTATTGCACTGTTGAGTTAATATAATTGGAGAATAATTATGAATGACAAATATTTTAAGAATAGAATTGAGAACAGTCCATTAGGAAGTGCAGGATTGGAATTATTAAATGCACAAGAGAAATTAACTTCACAAGAATACGAAATAGAAATGTTAAGAATCAAGGCTGCTAAATATAAAGCATTTTTCTTTCGTGAGAGTGATTTGGTAATAAAATTGCAGGAACAAGAAGAAGAAAATACAGATGCACTTATAGGTGAATTTGATGGATTCTGTTGGTCAAGTAGAAGAGCTTTTGCAGTATTTAGAACACTTGAAGATATGTATGATGAAGGTTTAATTACAGAATCAGAATACAGAGAATGTAAGTCAATTTGAAACGAGAATTTTATGGAGGAAAATAAATTGATTAAAGGTCAAATGACAGGATGGAGATTCCAGACAAGAAAAGAATTAGAACGTGCAAGAAATTGGTTGGTTGAAAGGGGACTTTTTGCTCATATAGATTATGAGAAAATGGAAGTTATTGTTAGTGGAACTGTAAATGATAAATGGGTAACTGATTCTAATGGAGATTTAATACGAATTGATTAGATGAAAACCAGTATAGAATAGGGAGAAATGATATGAAGCTTGGAGATATTTATGTAAATAAAAAAGATAAGTCAATTATTCAAATTGATAGCTACGCTACACACATGGGAGAATTTACAGAGAAAAGCATTGTTATTTTTAGACAAATGGAAAGACATAATGCCTATGAAATTGGCAGTGTTCCTAGTTTTAATGGATATGGATCACAAGAAGAAATTGAATCAGAATATGAATTATTAGTTTCGCAGGAAAAATTACAAAATTATTCTTATTGGGATGAAATTTTTGATATGGTTAAAAAAGAATAGATGAAAACCAGTTTGCAAAGGGAGTGAGATAATGATTACATTAAAAGATTTAGTAACGGAACAACAGATTTCTGACAGAACTGATATAGAAGTTATACAGAATTTCTTTCGATTAAATGATATGGAAGAAGATGGAATTGATTTGATAAGTGAATTGACAAAATCGAAAATTACTAAATTAAAGATGAAAACTTATTTGGCAAAAGAATGGATATGTATTCTTCCATCTAAATACTTATATGAAAAATATCCTTTAGATGTAGCAGATAAATTACATCTTCTTGAATTGAATTATTTAGTGAATGGTGGAGAATTATCAGAAAAATTACTTCAATGGGCGAAAAATAACATTTCTAGTATTAAAGAACCACAGGTTTATTTTAGACCATTAATTGATTATTTAGAGGAAAGAAATATTAAATTTAAAAATTAGATATAAGAATCTTACAAACAACACAAATATTACATATGTGGGAATGATTATGGCAACATCAAAAAATATTTATAAGACAATTTATTCGAGAAAATTAGCTGGGTATCTTCTACTCAAAGGATTTGAATTGGAAGAATTTCAGAAAAGCCATGCTGATGAAGATAGGACTATATTTTTATTCTATAGTTCTCCTGAGTTATTACGAGCAATGTCAGAATATAATAGATTGAACAATTATCTGGAAGTTGCGGTAAATATATAGCTGAGTGACAGATTGACTGATATGTGGTAAAATAACAGAAAGAAATTATCAGGAGGAGTAACTATAATGCAAAAGAAATGTACTGTATGTGGAAAAGTATTTGAAAGTCACTACGGAACGGAAGTATGTAGTGAAACTTGCCGAATAGAGCGTAAACATTTATATGATACTAATTCTAACACAAGAAGAAAAAATCATGAATCAAGTATTCCTGTGATAAAAATATGCCCTATTTGTGGAAAGAAATTTGAAACTTTTAGGAACAAATATTGTTCCAAAGAATGTGCAGGTGTCGCAAAGAAGAAAAATCTTCATCTTTATAACAGATATTATTATCAAAAGAAAAAGGGAATAAAAATTATGACAAGTGATATGGTATTAAATAATTTAAAGCAATTTATTGGAAAAGAATTTGATGAAGATGATATTATCTGTGCATTTGAAGATTACGAAGTTGATGGAGAGACTTCTGTTTATGTCGGAGATAGTGATAATAACAGATATGATAAAATTGCATATATAAATGCAGAAGGTTCTGAACAATTTTTATTCACTGTAAATTCAGAAAATATCATTGAGGACGTATGGATGGAATAAAAATGGATGAATATATTCGCTTTAATGGTAGTCGTATCAAAAACATACAAGGGCAGCACTTTGGACATTTAATTCCACAGAGGATTGTAGGAGTTAAAAATAAATATGCCATATGGGAATGTTTGTGTGATTTATGTGGTGGTATAAGACAGGTTTCCGTAAAGTTATTAAAGGGTGGTAGCGCAACAATGTGTGAAAAATGTATCAAAGAAAAAAGAAGAGAATTATTGAATAAAAATTGTTATAATGCAGATGCAATTGCGTTTAAAGACCTTACTAAGAAATAATTTGGATTTTGGACAGTTTTGAAAAAGGGCGAATATAAGAATAACACACAGATGTGGGTATGTAAATGTAAGTGCGGAACAATCAAAGAAGTTTCTCCATATCATCTTATATATGGTAAGAGTGTAAGCTGTGGATGCTCTACATCTTATAGTCTGATCGGAAAACGGATAGGTATGCTGAAAGTAACGGGAATTACGAAAGAAAATGGACTGTCTTGTATTTGTCAATGTGATTGTGGTAACACGATAACATGTACCGCATCTGATCTTGAGTGGAAACGCTCATGCGGATGTGCCGATGAAATAGAAAAAGAAAAACACACTAAAGCATCTATTGTTTTAAATGGTCAAAAGATGAGAAAAGACAATACATCTGGTGTCAATGGAGTGCATAGAGCTAACGGGAAATGGGGAGCTGCAATTACATTCCAAAAACAATCGTATTGGCTTGGTACTTATGACACTATAGAAGATGCTGCGAGTGCCAGGAAAGAAGCAGAACAACATTTATATGGTGATTTTTTGGAATGGTATATGACATCATATAGAAAGAAAAGCAAATGAAAGAATAGTTTCAGGAGGATATTAAATGAAATGTAGTTGGAAATATTTTATTATATTAAATGAAACTAAATATGGATTGAGTAATATTGTGGAGAATAAAGATTATTCTGGTGAAGGATTGCCATTGTGTCAAGATTTTTCAGTTGCGATTAATTTTTCATCACCTAATGAATTGATTGAGTGGGTGAAAGAAAATACAGATCTCAATATGGAAAATGGAGATTATCATATTGAAGGTCATTATCTACCAGATGAAATTTAACTTTCAAACTTTTGTAGAAATGGAGAGTATTATGAGAAGAAGAAATCTATTTATAGGTATCCCAAATGATAAATTGAAAGAATGTTATAATAGTTATATTAGAATGAGTTGTAAAATAGAAAATGAAAAAGAATTATTTTCTGATTTAGTGATGGAATACAAAACTTTTATAGAAAGTAATCATCCTAAAGCAGCGGAAGCAATTTGTCAAATGGATATGTTTAATGAGATAGCAAGAAGATATTTTAAAATTGTTGATATTGTTCAAGATAAAGATCTTTGTGAATTATTTGGAATTAAGGCGAATGGATAACTATTTAAAGGAGATATAATGGGAAGAAGTATTTATTTTACGGATAGAGAATGAGGTTATGTGTTTGAAGCAACTGATATTTTAGGCAATGCTTCTGATACAGCAGAACAAGTAAACGAAGACATGGAGAATGGTCTTGGCTCTGCTTTGCGAAAATTATACAAAGGCTGTATTGGAGAGTCGAAATACGCAAAGTATAAAACAAAACGAGGTTGAAAAATTGCTTTCAAGGAGGAAATAAGATATGATTAATGATTTTAAAGAAGGTTATTATGATGGATACGGTCAAGCCATTGAAAATGTAAGATATAATCTACTGGAATATTTAAAAAATCATAAAAATTTAACAATAGAAGATATAAATAAAATTTGTGATTTTTGTTCTGGAAACATTGAAGATAATTTAAACGGTTGAAAGATTGTTTTCATGGGGGTGTAAAGATGGGAGATAAAAATATCTTATTAACATATATTAAAGATGGAAAACAAGGATTCGATTGGTTTGATGATATTACTGATATGGAGATTAGTATTATTGAACGTGGAATAAAAGAAAATGAAATTTGCGATATAATAAAAATTAATGATTGCGAGGATGTAGAATTATCTTTTGTATGTAAGAATTGCATGGAAGGTGATAAGAATGACTGTTGAACAAGCTAACGGAAATTATAATTATATGTATGAATTTAGGATTGATAAGTCCTGGTATCCATGCCATTTATTAAATATTTCTGATGATAAATTACATGGTGTGATTTTCACCAGAAACGGATCAGTAATGCATGAACGATTACATGATATTAGAAAGATGTGAAAAGATGATTAGAGTAACAGGAGAAACACAGAAATCTGAAATTGCTTATGCAATTCAAAAATATAACAAATCTACCATTTATTCTTATGGTGACTTCTGTCCAAGCTATCTGGATACTTATATGACGTATGATACAGAGTGTGATCCTATAAGTTTCTGTAAGTTTGTGATGGAAAATTTAAAAGAAAAAGTAAGAGATAACGAAGGATTACCTATTCCAATGATTGTGATTTATACAAATTTAGATGATTTGGTTAAGATTACCGTCATTGAAAATTATATAAAAGAAATGGAAAATGAAAAATTAGTCGGAAATGTAGTATTTATGACACGATAAATCAGACATTTCATGGAAAAAGTTATAGGTACTTATAGGACTTTTTCGGCGGTAAAGAGCGGAAATGAGCATATAATTGCGTTGATATACAGTCAAGCTGATAAAATAATTACTTGCTACGTGAGTTGATTTCCTTTATAATAAGAATAGATATGATGGGAGGCGGTTAAGATAACAGTATCAAAAGCAAAAAAAGAAGCCAATGAGCGTTATTTTAAAAAGGCATATGCACAAGTTAAACTGTCTATGCCAAAAGAAGAAGCTGCTACTCTTGCGACTTATTGTGAAGAAAAGGGATATACAAAAGCAGGTTTCATAAGGCAAGCTATTAAAGAAAAAATGGAAAGAGACAATTAGAAATAAGACATCTTAATAGGTGTCTTATTTTTATACAAGAAATACAATGGTACTATTGTATAAATGTAACAAATAATAACTATGAATATTGGTACTAATTCCTATTGAAATACAATGGTACTAATGCTATAATATAATCAAGTTAAGAGAAAGGAGATATAGCAAATGACAAGTAAACATTATAAATACTTTCAACCGAATGACAAGGACAAGAAAGACGATCAGAGTGATTGTGTTATTCGTGCTTTGTGTAAAGTAATGAATAAGACATGATTGGAAGTCTTTGATGAATTACTTCCGATTGCAAGGGATATTCAATGTAATCCTAATAGTAAACCATGTTATAAGAGATATTTAGAGGAACGTGGTTTTGAGTATGTAGGAATTAGTAATAAGAAAGGTTCTAAACGTCCTACAGTGGAAAGTTTCACCAAAGATCATAAAGAAGGTACATACTTTTTAAGCGTAGCAAATCATGTAGTAGCATCGGTTGATGGAAATTTCTATGATACATGGGATTCTGGTGATTGCTGCTTATATGGATATTGGAAGAAAGCAAATTAAAAGAGTGAGTTTAAGAGGGAAATTTAATGAGAAGTATTAGAATTGGAGTTCCAAGTGGAAAATTAAAAATGGTTTTGTTTGAAGGAACAGAAGATGAAAAGACTTTTGAGATTAAATCTTTAAAACGTGGTGTACCTTATGTAACAGCTTATGGAACGAAATATTATTTAACAAATGAAGAGATTCAAGCAGCAAAGAAATTATTACAATTAATATAAGAGTAGCGATTTATGCAAGGTTATATTAATGAAGATTTTAAACTGGAAATAAAGTATTTCCATAGTGGAAAATAAAATAGTGTAGGTTCTCAACCGACCAAAGCGACAACCTACACTACTAAAGATAGGGATAATGCATAAATGACATATATCCAGAACTTATTATAACTTATTTTCTGGACTATTTCAAGTCGTAATTTCCAAATGATAAATAAAACTAAATACGGAGGAAACCAATATGGCAAAAGACAGAGAAACACCTTGCCTGTACTATATCTGTATGGGCGAATGTCAGAAATGTGATAGGTATAAGCCAAGAGCAAGGGTGAGACATCTTAACAAGAAGAAAGAGAAATTAGAGAAGATAAGAAAGAATGAGGTATATTAGCTATGGCAAAAATGATTGATGATATTAGAGAAAGACTTCTGGATCATGTGTTATCATTAGAAGAGATTGATTCTGTATTAGAAGAAAATAAGTATTTTCCAATTGAAACAGAAGATGATGATATTGATACATTGAAATATTCTAATAATAAGTCGCAGATATGGATTAAATACATGTCTGATGATGGAGAATATCTTGTATCAGAGATTACAATGAAGACTAAGAAGCGTGGTAAAACAGAAGTTGATCCATTTTACAGAGAAGAAGATATTAAGAATATGATTGATTACTTTAGAAACAATCATTATCACCAGGAATTTTTAATTACGATGTTTGGATTTCTGTTGGCAAGACGTATCGGTGATATTTTATCATTAAAATGGAGCGACTTCTACTATGAGAATGGTAGAAGAAAAGAAGTGTTAAACACTTTGATTGAACAGAAGACAGATAAAACAATTGATATTTCTGTCTCTAATGTCACATGGAAATACATTGATGAGTATTGTTCTATGGAGAATATTAACCCATTAGAACATCTGAATGAAGATATTTTTCCTAGAGAATCAAAAACTTATGCAAAAAACAAAGAAGAATATGATAAGGAAGTAAAGAAACAAGCAGCTTCATACAGACACCAGTTTAAAAAAGCTGCTGATTATCTAGGCATTGAGAATGTAAGTACTCATTCTTTAAGAAAGAGTTTTGGCTATATTGCGCATGAGATTAATAAGTATGATCCTGATTGTTTGGGAATTTTACAAACTGTATATGGACATACGGACACTGAGACAACGAAACGATATATCGGTGTTATGCGAGAGAAAGCAAGAAAATGTTTTAATAGTGTTGCACAGAGAATTGAAGATATAGATAACGGTGTAAAATCTGCTGTTGATAATTCTCCTGTAATTGCTATGAAAACTAATGATTTAAGAGATATTTTGTTAGAAGCAATCAAGTCTGGTAGAGAAACTAATGTGGAAGTAGATGCTGATACACTTAAAGATTTATTATCTAAGGTGGAATCCATACGTGTATCATGATAGAATAGGAGTAATGAATGAGATCAACAGAGAAGTATATTATAGAAAGAATACGGAGGAGTATAGGTTATGGATAGCTTTATGAATGAACCTGTTGAGGAAGAATATACATATAATGATGTTGTGAATGCTTATAATAGAAGTGGTGATAAGAAAGATGTTTCTAAAAGATTCTGTATAAGTGTTTCAGAAGTAACTAAGATTTTGAAGAAGAAAGAATAGAGGTATATTATGGATTTACATATTAAAACAAAGTTTGAAGTAGGACAGGACGTATATCATATTGAAAGTTCTCGTAAAGTAGTTGAATGTGAAAAAACATGTGAGTTATGTTTCGGAGCAGGAAGTTTTATATATAAAGATTATAAATGTAATTGTCCTAAATGTGGTGGACATGGTAAAATTATAGTTGATAGAAAAAATGTTCAAATTAATTCAGTGGATGGTATTCAGTGGAAAATTACATCAATTAAAGTTACTGTAGATAAAGATGAAAATATTATTTTAAGATATACTATAATTCCGCATAAACATATTAAGCAAGATTCTTATAGCTACGGATATAGTAAGACTACGGCGTTTGAAGAAGAATTGTTTGCTACATTAGAAGAAGCACAATCCTATTGTGATGAACAAAATAGGATACAGATGAAAGACTGATTTCAAGAATTAGTAAAGGCTTAAATGAAGACTACAATCAAATGCGTTGAATGTTGTTACAAAATTTATTATTATAAAGTATTGGTAACATTTTGATTTTAAAGAGGAGTTTATATATTGCCAAGTAAACAAGTTATAAAATTATGTGAAAAAATACAAAAAGATTGTGGCATAGTTTGTGTTCCAGAATCGTTTCATGTTATGCGTTCAAATTTATCATTTTATGTTTGGTATATGTATGTTGATATAGATAAATCTACAGGCTTTTCTAAAAATGCATTAGAATTAATAGGGGATAGTACAATATGTATGTCAACATATTATATGAAAGATTTATTAGAAGCAAAGAAAATAACATCTATTGTTGATTTAGACTGTAGTGAAGTAATAATTACACGAGATGATTATAGCTAATATGTATGAAAAAATATTTGATAAAATTCGACTTTTAAGGAGGTGTACAATGTATACAAAATGCACTTTTTGTGGTAGTAAATGTGGATATTATATAAAAGAAACTGTAAAAAGAAATTTATGTTTTACATGGGATGGAGAACCTAATGGAAGTACAGAAGATGTTGGTATTTACGCTGGTACAAGAAAATATTGTGTTGATTGTGAAAGGATAATTCCAATAAAAACAAAAGAATGATGTTCTATATAATATATGTAGGCGATGACTATTTGTCATCGCTTTTTTCAACAGAAATAACATCAGTAACATCACAATCAAGCGCATTACATATTTTCTGTAAGACAATAAAATCTATTTTGCTTGTCTTATTGGCGCATAAATTACTTATAGCAGACTGAGTTATGCCAGTTTCTTTTGCTAACCAGTATTGTGATTTGCCTTGTTTTTCAAGAGTTTCTTTGAGAATTACTTTCATTGATCTTGCCTCCAATGATTTAGTGATTTGATTATATCAAAAAAATTTATTTTTTGCAATAATTAGTCTTGACAATATATATTCTATAGGATATAATTTGGTACATAAGATAAAGAAAGGAGCTGCACACACGATATGATGGAGTTTAATATATTTGATATTCTTTATGTCAAAACAAATGTTAATACATCAATTAAATCACACGTTCAGCAGATCGAAAGACCTGTTGTTGTAATCCAGAATGATTCTGGAAATAAGTTTGCTCCTACTTTGATTGTCATGTGCTTAACCAGTAAAATTAAAAAGGTTGAACAACCCACCCATGAAGTAATTAAAGCTAGTAAATCCAATGGTTTAAAATGTGACTCAATGGTTTTAGGAGAACAAATTTTTACTATTGATAAGCGTGACGTAGTTGAAAAATGGGGAAACATTGACAATAAAGAGGACAGACTTTTAGTAGAAAAATGTTTTCTTGCAAACTTATATGGTAAAAAGAAAATCAGAGTGGAGGAATTAGCATGAGTGGAAGAATTGTGTCCGTAGATGAAGCTATAAGGTTATTAACTGAGTATAAGAAAAACGGTGGCGAAAATGTGTTGTTTTCTTCATTTGATTTAGATACAAGATCACCTGATTGTGAAGCCATTCCAATTAGCATAACCTGTGGAATTAAAGCAATTACAACTGGACTTCCGATAACATATGATAGAAACTTTATAATGTCTACATTAAAGACGCAGGATAAAAATAAAGAGAAAACAATATTGTTTGCGGAGAAGGGAATACGAAAATTGTAATTTTTAATAAATTTGAAAAAATACAAACAAATGTTCTGGTAAGTATTGACACGAACGGATGTTTGGTATATGATATAAACATCTTCACAAGAGAATAAAAAGCAAGGTTCTTATCTCGGTGTTGGCGCACCATATGAGATAAGAACCTTACAAACAACACAACATAAAAGATTAAGGGAATAATCTAATATGTTATAATTAGTTTAGAACTCTTGGTAAAAAATGTCAAGTAAAATCTTTATTAATCATAGCGTTTCTGCGATTATTCCAATAAATTACAACTAAATATAGAGAAATTTATAAATGAAAGTCGGCTTTCATCGTAGTTTTTGTACGCATTTTTTGGGAATTTAGCTCAATTTTGGGAGAGTGACGGTCTTAGAACTGTAGGGTATGGGTTCAAGTCCCATAATTCCCATTAAAAGAAAAATGAAAGGAGAGATATAGTTGGAATGTTTGATTACTAACGGCAAACAGTACATCCGACTTGATTCAAATGGTACTCCGCAAACGTGTGGTCAGGTGCTTGCTGATAAATTTTCAGAAGATAAAGCACGAAACATTATTAGAAATTTGCCAAAGCCTATGCGGAAATTTCATTTTAATGTGCAGCTTATCCCTGAGATCAACACATCCGTTAAGCAAGTTGAAGAAGAAAAGTTACCAGATGACATCAATGATGTACTAACAGAACTCGATGATTATTATGAGGATTATCAGAGAAATCCTAAATATGACAATCCTTACACCTATCACGGGGAAACATCTTTAGAAAAAGAAATGTCTGTAAATCATGTAGATATAGGTAATTTCTTTAAGATGGTGATTGAGTGTGTTTCTGATAGAAAAAATTATATTGAGAATATGGAATATCTTATCAAAGAATATGATTTAAAAATTCTTGATGTAAGGCACTTTATTAGAGATGAAGACACTAAGTTAGGTACAGTTGCAATGAGTAGAATTAGTTACTTGTTGCAATATTATGAACGTCAACGGGCTATATGTAAGAGAAATAGAAATTGCGCAAAGATTTTTCAATATCACGTTGAGAGATTTAAGAGCAAGAAGTATATGAAAGTGATTGATACGATCATGAACTCTAAATATAAATATAGGCGGTTGAGTAAATCTTATCTTGAGGATTATGCGAAAGGCATAACCAGAGAGAAGAAATAATTATTACATAGCAACTATTAACAGAAAGGAATTGGTGATACAAATGCACTATAAAGATATTCTGGAATCCTATTATGAGATTAATGAAGATCATCCAGAAAACTCAGCAAGGAAATTACATAATTTTGTAGATAAAATTCTCTCAGAGTTTGGTGGTATCACCGATTTTGATAAGGATGAGTGCTATTCAATAGCTAATTTATACATTGCAAAATACATAAAAACTCAATTAGAAGACGGAATTGAGGATTTAGATGAGAAAAAATTTGATGCTTTTATGTATTGTGGAATAAAAAATAAAATTAAAAGCTATATAACAAAGAAGAATAGAGGAAAGCGTTGCAAAATTATAACTACTAAAGAAGGTGATAAAGAAGTTAAACAGTATATTTATCCTGTTTCTTTAGACGGTATGAGTGCCGATGATGGAGAAGCTCAATACATAGATGTAATTCCTTCTGATTTTAATTTGGATAAAGAGTTGGATATATCAGTAGAAAATGAATCAGTACAATTGTTTTTGGATTCGTTACCAGATATTCAGAAGAAATTACTTCTTATGAAAATGGAAAATATACCTGTACATGAAATAAAGAAGTCATTAGAACTTACGGAAAACGCATATGCACAATGTATGCAGTCGATTCGTGAGAATAAGATGATTAATTTATTCAACAAAAATAGAAAATACCTTAATCAGATTCAAAAGGAGAGTAAGAAAATGGAGAACACAACTGTTAAAGATGAAGATTTAATCATGGATATTGATACTACAGACGGTTATAGGATGGATAAATACACTCTTGAATCTCTGATTGAGGATAAACAGGATGGAGAACTTGATTGTGAGTATATATCTCAGCGTGTTCCGTTTGTATGGACAGATGAAAAAGTAAACAAATTCTATTCAAGAGTATTAAATAATCAGCCTATACCAGAGTTGATCGTGTGTGAAATGGTTATACCTGGTATAAATGGTGGAAAGATTTCTTATCTAATTGATGGTCTACAACGATTGTCATATGCCGAAGCATTTAGAGAGAATCGTTTTCCAGTTGGAAAGAAAGGTGCAGAATTTACGAAAATCCGTTACAGAAAATATAAGTATGATGAAAACGGTAAAAAAGTGCTTGATGAAAACGGTAGAGCAAAATTCACAATTGAGATTTTCGATATTTGTGGAAAATACTATAAGGATTTACCAGAATTTTTACAGAAAAGATTTGATAAGTTCAATGTAAACGTAACAAGATTCTTTGATTGTACTCAGGAAATGATTGATTATCACTTGAGAAATTATAACAATCATGAAGCTATGAGTAAGAATCAGTATGGAATCACATGTGTATCAAACGAAACATCCAAACATATTAAAGATATTTCTCAGAAACATACTTTTATGAAGAACAATATTAAGTGTACTAATAAGAGTTTAAAGATGGGAATGCCGGAAGAAATGGTTTCAAGAGCAATTATGACTATGAAATATATTGACGATTGGAAGAAAGAATCTATGGATGTATATAAGTTCCTTGATGCAAATGCGGATGAATCTGATTTTAAACACTTAACATTCTTACTTGATAGACTTGCAATCGTATGTGATAAAGGTGTGAAAGAACTTTTCAACACTACCAACTTCAATATTTGGGTTGCAGCGTTTGATAAATTTATTGATTACGGAATGGATGACACATGGTTTGTACAGTTTATGAAGCAATTTATCAGTGAATTACATAGCAAAGAAATTAACGGACGTTCATATGATGATGTTAATACAAAAAATACAAAAGATAAGAATACTGTTAAGAACAAATTAGCAGTAATTGAAGATCTGATGAAAGAATATTTACATATAGAAGATTCTGTTGAAGAAATTACAGAAGAATCTGAACCAGAAACTGTTGAAAATGATTTATTTGACACTGCAACAGTCGAAGAATCACCTGATAAACCTATTATTGCAGAAGTAACGGAGTATTCGGCAATCGGGAACGTGGAAATTGAACACGTTGAGGGAGAAGTAGTAGATAACGATACGCTTGATTTTGTGAAAGAATGTGTTGATAAGAACGTAACGGACATTGATGTTTCTTATTATGAAGATGATTTAAACACTATTACAAAAGACGTACAGTCTAAGTTACTTGATGAGGTAAACAGAAAATCATTAATTGCAATTATTGCATATGCTTATATGCAGGATGAAAACTATGAAGAATGGTTTGAGAATTACTTTAAGAGAGTTGATACATATGATGCTGATCAGAAAAAGAATTATCTTAATATGAGAAACGATTTGATTTCTTTCAATAAAGGAGCAGTTGCATAAGAAGGGAGAATATATGCATGAGACTTTCAGAAATTAAAATTCCTACGGATTTTGAAAGCAGTATTCCAAATACATATAAATATAATAAATGTGAAAGGTATTATAAGGAGAATAATAAGCAGGATAGATACTTAGTTGTAAATGAAAATAATTATCTTATTGATGGATATATTATGTATCTGGTGCTTAAAAATAATGGAGCTGAATACGGAGATGTACGAATAGTCACATTAAACGGACGTAAATATACCGATAGACAGAGAAAACATTATGGGAAATTAATTCCAACAGATAAAAACGATACATACAAAAGAAAGCCTACTACATATGTATACGGTATTCATTATAAGGGATTCAATCATAAAACATATATGTGGAGAATACCTCCAACATGGACAACCATGATAAAGGAATTACAACCAGGAGATAAAGTCTATTGTAAAACAAGATTTGGAAAAGTTCCTGTAATCGTAACACAAATAGAAACGAAAGACAAAATTGATACGGATATGATTGTGAGAAAAGTTTGTTCACATAAAATAATTCGTGATGGAGAAATATTAAAATATGATAAAGGTAAAAATGCTTATGTGTAATCACAACTGGGTATTAATCGAAAAGCCACGACATTTAAAGTATGATTATAGCGGATTAGAAGTTGTAATTGGTAAATGTCGATGCACGAAATGTAAGAAGATAAAGGACAGGAAGATGATTGGACATCAGATTGGAAATATATTCGAGGAGACAGGATAAAAGCGTGGTTTCAAAATGAGGTACATAATATGAAAATTGGAGATATTGTAGTATATAACGGGAAAATTGGAAAAGTTATAAAAGATGTAAATGGTTTTAGATTTAAGCCTATGGGTTATGGACGATATTATATTAGTGATTTAGATACGATTTTTGATAATAGCGTAAGAGAAGCAACGAATGAAGAAAAGATAAGATTAATTAAAGAAGAATTTGTATGGGGATATATAATTAACATACATTGTATTGGAGAATATCAGATTATAGAGTATGAAGATAAAAACACACATGAGATATTTTGGCATGGATATGTTAATTATGAAGATACAAATTGTACTTATTCATCTTTAGATTCTGCATTAATTGGATGTATTGGAATAAAATATGAAGGTTTGGGTGGTAGAGCTTCAATGTATTTTGAAAGAATGCTTGGATTAGAGTAGCTGAAACTTGAATTTCAAAGAAAGGAAGCGAGATGCAATAAGTCAGGAATTTGAAAATGAATTTTATAAATTAGATTACATTCATAATTACATTTTAAATATTATGAATCACATACCGAAATATGTTTATGGCAAACCAAAACAATCAAAGAGACTCATTAAAGAATACATGTTGAAAAATGAATATGATGAATATTTTACAGAAGAAATTAATAATGATTTTTGTGAAGGTTTTGGATGCGCAGTTGATTTAATATTTAATGAATTTTTAAATGACATTCACGAGAAACATGAATTATTAAAAACAAGGGAGAATACATGAATATAATAGTTAGAAACGACAGATATGAAACAATATTGAAACTACATTGTGAAAAGAATGGTACATTGACTATTGAACCAGTACCATCAGAAAGAAAAGCATATATGATTGAAATATTTGCTGATAATAATGGAGAAGTTACATATAAGGTTGAAGTCTCAATGCCAGAAGAAATAATTGAACAGATTAGCACAGATGATCTGTTAAGAGAAGTGAGAAGAAGGATGGTAACTAAATGAGAGTTAAAAGATTATTGATTGGATTACTTGTATCTGGATTAGCATTTTCATTTACAGGATGTGGTGACGAAGTGATAAATGACAACGGAGAAAAGGTTAGTTCTTATGGACAATTTATAGAAATTAATAAAAAGAACATTGTATCAAGTAATGGTTTTAAATTTATTCAATATTTTGTATATGATAAAACCACCAAAATTGTATATGTATTGCAAGGCTTAAAAAATTTTAGTGGAATCGCACCATATTATGTATTAGATGAAAATGGCAAACCAGAAATTGCAATCTATGGAGAAAATTATAATGGATAATGGGTTATTGAGTTATCCGATTTTGATGGAAAGGATATTGAACTGGAATGATTAAACATATCAAACAAGGCGATAGAATAGGTGTAGCAAAACAAGTTCAAGGTGCAGTAGTTGACGTAAAATCACATCTAAGATTTACTGGGATGTATACTTTTACATATAATGGGGAACCCTGGACGTGTAGCGATTATGCATTTGATGAGGAATATAAGAATGAAGTGGATTAAGAGAAAGATTATTATGTGGCTATTTGGGTATGATTTTCCACGGTATGTAAGGCAGTTTTATAAAGAGCAGGATCAGATTATCAAAATGTATTCTGAAATGTTGCGAGAGGAAGAAAAACTTCTTAGATGGCTTAAATTAGCAGAAGAAAAGAGGTGTAAATAGTGGAAGAAATCATTAAGAATTATGATTCATATATATCAGGAATGAAGAAATCAAGTGCAGATAAGCTATTTTGGATGAGTAAAATAGAAGAGATTGATACAGTGGTTGATTTTGGATGTGCTGATGGTACGTTAATTAGACAAATGAATAGTGAAATGCCAGATTTACACTACATAGGATATGATAATAGCAAGGCTATGATTTCTCTTGCGGGAACAAGGACACCTCATGAACTAGAAAACATTCAATATGTAAGTAATTTAAAAGAATCTTTGAAAGAAAATAACCCAAATAAAACATTATTAAATTTATCAAGCGTGATTCATGAAGTATATTCTTATTCAAATATTAATGGAATTGATAAGTTTTGGAATAATGTTTTTGGATATGATTATGGATACATAGCTATCAGAGATTTTTGTGTAAGTAGATCAGTAAATAGAAATAGTGATATTAATGATTATACCAAAGTGATTCAAAATGCAGAAGAGAAGCAGATCATTGATTATGAATCAATATGGGGAAGTTTACGAGATAACAGGAATTTGATTCATTATCTTATGAAATATAGATATATAGAAAATTGGGATAGAGAAGTGAGAGAAAATTATTTTCCAATTACACTTGAGCAATTACTTAGTAAAATCCCTACATATAAATACGAGATTATATATTTTGAAGATTACATCTTACCATTCACATCTAATAGAATCAAACAAGATTTCGATGTCGATATTCACGACAATACTCATGTAAAATTATTATTGCAATTGAAATAAGGTGTAAATGATTGAGCTGTGTAGGGATTAGGGTTAAATATTTAGGTTATGTTTATAAGATGTATGGCAAAGAAGGTATAGTTATTGAAGACATTAGTAAAGAATATCTAAATGCTGTAAAAATTGAATTTGATAATGGTACAATTCTTGTTGTAGATAAAAAAGATGTGGTAGTAATCGAAAGTGAGGATGATAACATGGCAAATTTAGAAGGATATAAAGCAGTTGCAGTAACAAAAGAGGGTTATTACAAAAAGAAATATTATTATGCAATTTATGATGATGGAGAAACTTATAATGTAGGCGATAAAATTTTAGTTAGTGGTGCAAATAAAGACATCCTTACGATTGATGACATTATTGCGCCAGATGAATGTAATGTAAATATCACCGCCGAAGTTATCTGTAAAGTTGATGTTGATACATCTGCATATGATAAACGTATCGAAGAACGCAAAGAGAAAGCAGAACGTAAGAAAGAAGCTGATAAGATTAAGAGACAGATGGATAAAATGATTTTAGCAATGGATTATGAGATGTACGCAAGTAATAATCCTGAGTTAGCGGAGAAATTAAAAGTATACAAAGAGTTGATCGGAGAGAAATGAGCAAAGAAAAGATACATAAATTTCGTAGAAAGTTAGGCTGGATTGTTTTTATTGGTGGAATGATAGCAAATGTGATAATTTCGTGGGGATTTTTGTTCATGAAACCCGTCTTTCATCTGTTATTTTCCATTGCAGCAGGGGTATTTTCAGTCAAATTACTGGCAATTTCACTCTTAAAATGCTTTTTAGCTCCTGTTGTGTGGTATGCATTACTATGGACGATAGAAGTTATCACAGGATATTTAGGAGATTATTGATGGATAAGGAAAAAGAATTAAAAGAACGTATCGAAAACTGTATTCAGAATTATGTTTGGAAATTATTCACTGGACAAAAATTAACTATAGAAGAAATGGGAGGATATTCAAATGTCGGTTTTAAAAACAAAAGACGGTAGAGAATTAATTTTAAGTTGTCGTTGCGGATGCGATGATGGTATTCATTTCAAGATTGATAAGGATTTCGAGGATTACATGTATATGACATACACGAATGGAAACTTTTATCGTGATCAGGATGATACGTTTGTGCGTAATTTTATAAGAAAATTGCATAAAATTTTATCAATTATCTTTAATAGGGATTATGTTTACGCAGAAGCAATAAGAAGATTTTGAGGAGTTTAGAACATATATAAATAGCTTCACAGTACATAAAGAAAACTCCACTGACGTTGTGGACAATCAGTAGAGTTATTGGAATAGATCAAGACCAGTGATCTATGTAGAATATCATATCATGTTTCTATGGCTTGTTCAAGTCAATGTTTCCAAAGCGAATAAAATTGAATAGAGGTGAATGCAAATATAAAAGTAAAAAGATGTGAACAAGTAATTATTAGAAAGAATCATCCTAAATTTAAAATGATAGATCAACAGTGCTTTTGCTCTAAGAATTTGTATAATGAAGCAAATTATGTATTACGTCAAGAATTTATAAACAATGATAAATACATAAGCTATTATGATATGAATAGAGAATTTAAAACACATGAGAATTATAAACTTACATTCAGTCAACCTGCAAATTGTACTTTAAGATTGTTGGATAAAAACTGGAAATCTTATTTTAATGCAATTAAAGATTGGGGTAAAAATCCCAATAAATATTTAGGTAAACCAAAACTTCCAAAATACTTAAAGAAAGACGGAAGGTTCATATGGATGATTCCAAATAATCAACTTCATTATAACTATGAAAAGGGGACGATTCATATAAGTAATCGTTTAGTAAATGATTATGATTGGAAATGTCGTTGCTTAGGCAGAATAATTCAAGTTAGATTTGTTCCAAGAGGATCTTGTTATGTGATGGAAATTATCTATGAGACGGAAATTCCAAATACAAATAAAAAACCTAAGAGTATAGCAGCTATTGATTTAGGCGTAAATAATCTTGTAACTATGACAAATAATATCGGATTAAATCCAATTATTATTAACGGCAAGGGAATTAAAAGCATAAATCAGTGTTATAATAAAAGACTTGCAAAAGAAAGATCAATGCTGAAAATACGACATAATAAAGATTGGTCAAAGAAATTAGATATAATTACTTTTAAAAGATTTCAGAGAATAAAGAATTACATGCACAATACAAGTCATTACATTGTAAGTTGGTGTATTGAAAATAACATTGACACATTAGTAGTTGGTAAAAACAACAAATGGAAACAAGAATCTGAGATGAATAAGAAATCTAATCAGAATTTTATAATGATTCCGTACCAGATATTATTACAACAACTTAAATATAAGTGTGAAAATGTTGGAATTAATTACATTGAGCAAGAAGAAAGTTATACATCTGGAACAAGTTTCTTAGATGAAGAAAATCCAATTAAAGAGAATTATAATAAGAATAGACGTATTCAAAGAGGATTATTCAAAAGTAATTCTGGGCTATTAATTAATAGTGATGTAAATGGATCATTTCAGATTATGAAAAAAGTATTCCCAAATGCGATTAGTCGATATGGGATAGAGGGTGTTCTAACCCCTATAGTTATAAATGTGGCATAAGTTACATGATTTACTATGAACGTATTTATTATTAAGTACGATAGAATCTTGCTTTTAGGAGGTGAATAAATGAGTAGTTGGACTTACATACAGGGAACAATAACAGTATCACCCATAGGGCGTACACAAGCGGAGAAAAGGTACATTCTTGATACTGTATTAGCACATTTACCGATAGTTTCTGGTTCAGAGAAAGATATGGATGTGTATGTTATTCAGAAGAATGGACATAATGGATCAAGTTCATGTGATGAATTTGGAGAAAGAACAAATAATCTTGTTGATTGGCATGGAAACAGAACAAGAAGTAGAGGAATGTTGCGTGTGCAAGATGAATATATCTTAGTCGTAGATGCTGCATTAAGAGATAGAGAGTTTGATGAAACGTACAGAGAATTTATAAAGTGGCTTGTGAGATTAGGTAAAAGAGTCATGATTGATAATGTTCTTGTACAAATCAGTGGATATGATAAATCTACAATCATCAAAGATCATTGCATACAGAATGAAAAGTATTCATATCAGAATGTTTTCTTTAATTTATTTGAAGGCACAAGTTGGGTTAGAGATGATGGAGAAGTTAATTGGTGTGAATATATGTTATATCCAAGAGCCAAAGATTCTAATTATCCCATGATGTTAGCTTATAAATACTTCAATGATGAAGAAAATGATAAAGAAGTAGAGAGAAGAATGAAATATGAGAGGGGCAAATGAAATATATACAATATATAGTTGCTTAAAATGTTAATATATACAATATATTGTGTTAAATATTACATGAAATTGGCATTTCATAGACAAAATTGGAGGTAAAATATGTTAATTAGAAGTCAAAATGGAACAAAATTAATAGATATGTCTAGTAAAACAATATCAGTCGATAAATCAGGTTCAACTTTACCATATAAAAATGGATATGATGTTAAAATTTTATATGCAAATAGTTCTGTTTGGCTAGGAGAATATGATAGCAAAGAAAAAGCATTTAAAGTATTGGATATGATTGGCGAAGCACATCATTATTTTGAATCAGGATTTGAGATGGAAGTTTTTCAGATGCCACAAAATGATGACGTTAATGTATCTGGAGTGAAATGTAAAGAAAATCCCACATTAACCGCAAATGAAAAATTATTTCTTGATTTGATTAAAGAAGAATATACATATATTGCAAGAGACAAAGATGGTCTATTGGCGGTTTATCCTAGAAAGCCTGAGAAAAAATTGACATATTGGTTACTTGCAGATAGCCCAAATACTGCAAGAGATTTATATACTAGAGCATTAGATGTTGGTTTTGACTTCATTAAATGGGAAGACGAAGAACCTTGGTTAATTGAAAATTTGAAGAAGTTGGAGTTGAAAGATGAAAAATAGAGAAAAGTTTGCAAAAGAGATTTTAGATATTGCGTGTGGGGGTGGAGCATTTGCAGTTACAAAGTCAAGTAAAATTACCTCTTGCAATCAGATTAGCTGTGAGAAATGTATATTTCGTTCTGAAAAAACTTGCAGAATTAAGCGATATGAATGGTCACAATCAGAATATGTAGAGAAGCATACCATCACATTAAGAGAAAAGAAGTTTCTGGATATACTTTCACCAGAGTACAAATATATTACAAAAGATAAGAACAATGAACTTTATGTACACGATAAAAATTGGGTTTCAAATGATAGAGATCATAATATATCAACAAATATTTTTGGTAATATGTTTGATTTTATTAAATGGGAAGATGAAGATCCTTGGTTAATTGAGGATTTGAAAAAACTGGAGTTGAAAGATGAATGATTTAGATGATTATGAAGAAGATCCATATGACTACTGTTATGAATGTGGTGGATATGGTGATGATTATTATACGGACGAAGATGGAGAATTAGTCTGTAGATGTCTTGAATGTCCTATGAATCCTAATTCGTGGGATGATTAATACATATCAAGTAAATTTCTATGGGTGATCACCCAAATTATTTCCAAGAACAAAGAAATATTATTTTTTATCGGTCGGTTGCAAACGTCCGATTTACGTAGCATTGCAGAGTTTATAGAAAGGAATTTAGGTAAATTCTAGGATAAAGTAGTTGTGCAACTCCCTATAAAATAAGGGAATTTGAGTCATTTAGTTGAAAATAATATTTTATCAGAGAATGGATTAAGAGTATTAAGTCTATTTGATGGTATATCATGCGGTAGAATTGCATTGGATAGAGCTGGGTTTGAAATAAATGATTATTATGCTTATGAGATTGAACAAAATGCAATCAAGATAAGTAGATATAATTACCCATCAATTCATCAATGTGGTGATGTATTTGAGGAAGATTTTAGTAAATATGAAGGTATTGATTTGTTGATTGGAGGCAGTCCATGCACCTTTTGGTCAAGTTCCAAGTGTTCAAAAACGGCAAAACATAAGAGGGAAGTTAAACCAGAGGGTGATGGATGGAATTTATTTATGGAATATGTAAGAGCATTACACGAATCTAAACCAAAATATTTTCTATATGAGAATAATTATAGGATTGATGATTCTATACAAGCTGCAATTACAGAAAATTTAGGTGTTGAACCTGTTCTTCTCGATAGTCAGTTAATTTCGGCTCAAAGACGCAAGAGATTATATTGGACAAATATTCCAATAAAAGGAGAACCAGAAGATAAAGGAATTTTAGTAAAGGATGTGATTACAGATGATTATGAACTAATCAAACATTTTGATGATAGGATAAAAAATACATTAGTCAAATGTGAGAATTACATAAAGTATGATTTGAGTGGTAAAGGACATTATTCTCAACAGGATAGGATGTATTTTCTTGATAATAAAGCACCAACTGTTCCGAGATGTAGAACTGAAACTAAATTTAATGTTTGGTTAGGTGGTGAAACATATAAGAAAACTTGTCCTGTTGAGATAGAAAGACTTCAAACATTACCAGATGGATATACAGAATTTGGTATGAATGAAAATGGAAGTGTTGTAAAAATGCCTAAGACAAGAAGATTTGAAGCTATTGGAAATGGTTGGACTGTTGATATGATAGCTTGGATATTTAGTTTTATGAAGGAGAAATATAATGCAGATAACAGCTAAAAGTTATTTTAGTGGAGCAGGAGGGATGGATTTAGGAATAGAGGAATCTGGAATTAACATAATTGAATCATATGAGATAGATAAAAAGTGTTGCGATACTCTGAGAAAGAATTTTAAACATCATGTAAATGAAGCGGATATTACACAGATTACCGTTCTTGATCAGAATGACGCAGATGTATATATTGGTACATTTCCATGCACACGGTATTCAACTATTGCTGATATTTCAGGCACAAGAACAGGAGATGATTTATTTTTACATTTCTTTAGACATATTGCTTTGGCTCAACCAGAAATGTATGTAGTAGAAAATGTTCCTGGAATGCTTAAATTTAAAGTAGTTATGGAAGCATTAACAAAACTACCTGATTATTATGTAAGAGTTGAATGTCCTGTTAATGCAAATATGTGGCTACCACAAGAAAGAAAACGATTGATTCTAATTGGAAGTAAAAAACCATTTACCAATTTTGATTATCCTGATTCTCAACCGTTAAGGCTTAAAGATATTATTGAAAAGGATGCTTCGATTGATATTCCACAATATGTATATAATCGCATCAATGGAAAGTATAGAGATAAACCAATTATTTCAGATCCAGACAATGATGATCTTGCTCCAACTTGTGTAGCACATTACGCAAAAGATAAAGGAACAAGATTGATTAAAGACGGACAGAGAATTAGACCATATACAGTAAAAGAATATGCTAGATTACAAGGCTTTCCAGATTGGTTTGAGTTTTGTGGAACAGATAATGATGCTTATAGACAAATTGGTAATGCTGTTGCTGTTCCAATGGGACGTTGGATTGGTAAACAGATTGTAAAATATTTTAATTCATAATAAGAAAAGGAGAAAACACTATGGGAATTACAAGCAAACAGACAGGAAAATTCAGAGGAATGATGAGAAAAATCGAGAATGAGCAGCTTAAAATTAAAGCCGATTCCGTAAAACGTAAGAAGAAAGAAGATAAGAAAAATGCCTGATATTACAATGTGCCGTAGTAGTGACTGCCCTAAACGCAGTCATTGCTACAGGGTACAAGCCAAACCAGATAAATTGCAGAGTTATTCAGACTTCTCTGCTGAATGTTTTCAATACAATTTCTTGCGATTTTGGAGTATGAGTGAGGAAGTTGATAAGATGAAGGGTTGATTTCAAATGAGATGGTTAATCAATTATATACGAAGTTGTTTTTGTAAACATGGCTTGGAATTAATTTTTGATACTCAAGTACATGGTGAAAAATTAGATGGAAGTCGTTATGAATATCCATTATATCGTGTAAAAACATATCGTTGTAAAAAATGTGGAATGGAGAAGAAATATAAGAGTAACAGTTGAAAAGACTAATGAGGTGAATAATGTCTAATTATATTTGTTTAACGTCATCAAAGTTATCAAGATACAAACAATATATGTATGTTGATTGTAAGAATTATCTTGCTGATGATTTATTCATAAAAAATAAAATCACGGTAAAATTTGAAGGTGATTTCACAAAGGATAATTCTGATTATATTTTTGTGTATTGTAAAGTAAAGAAAAAAGATCATGATAAATTCATTAAGACTCTTGGAGAATTGAAAAATAAGATGTTAATTATGGGACATTCTGATTACGAATCATTTTGTGAAAAACAGATTAATAAGATTTTGTGCAAATTAAATTAGTAAAATTCGAGTTGAAAGAAATCTTTCATAGCATGGATAAATAGGAGGTAATTATGGTATATGGAGTATTTGGTGGTTGTTATAGCGACTGGTATATAGTTGGTTATTTTGGTAATCGTGATGATGCAGAAAAATATTGTTGTATCTCCAATGCTGATTATTATGTAGAACCATTAAAAAATTTAACAAATGAAAAAGATCTGTCGAAAGTAGAATTAAAGTATACTCATGAGGTTCTTTTTGATTATGATAAAAACAATAAATATACTATGAGAAAAGAACCAGATAGATATAGATATTATATAGATAATGAATTGCATTGCAATAGCATAACGAAAAGTAATAGACTGTGTAACTGGATAAAATTTGAAATTAATATTAGTCATAATGATAGAAAACTTGCTGAAAAAATTGCACAAGATTATTTGGCAGAATTACGTTCTTACGGTGATGGTAAAATTTATGATGAAAATATTAAGTTGATGAATGAAAAATTTGTAAGACCTTTTAAAGAAAAAGAAAGATTAGAAAAAGAGAAACAGCTAAGAGAAAAAGAGTTAGCTGAATTACAAAGGTTAAAAGAAAAGTATGAGTAAAGAACTAAAATGGTGTAAGCAATTCATTAAATGTAGCAGGTTATCAATGTATCATAAGAAAAGGAGAAACAATGATAAACGTGGTTGAAATGAGATTAGTTAAAATTGTAGATATGAAACTCAAAAAATCAGATAAGCAATTCTTGTTGGATGTTAAATTAGATACTGGGGATTCATATGTTTATGTTAGAGATATTGAAATTGCCAATATGGACAATGTATTAAATAGTGTAAAGATTGAACAAGATAACTTAACTGGCGATTGTATGATTTCAAGATTGTGCAAAAATAATTTATGGGTACTTAATAATACCATAGAACATGAACAAAAACCAAAAGAAATGACATTAGAAGATATTGAAAAAGCTCTTGGATATCCTGTGAAGATTGTTGAGGATAAGAAATGAATAAATTAACTATGTATATTATATGGATTTTATGTGCAGTAATTTCTATCGGGGGAATGTTAATTACGAAAAATTCTGATACGGTTTGGTTTATGGTAATTCCTTTTGCGGTAATGTTTGCAGAAGATTTATGGAGTTGAAAAATTTATTTCAAGGAGAGAAATAATACATGATTAAATATATTTGTGACTTATGTGGTAAAGAATCAGAGTATTTAGACAAATATTATATTCCAATGATGCATTCGGATGGTAAATTCAAATCAGTACAATTACATTTATGTGATGATTGCTGTAATAGAATTGATTTATTCGCACATGATATAGTATCTAAGGGCATGGAGAAAAGACTGGACAGGTTGGTAAATGTAAATGATGATGAATGAATGGAGAAATCGGATATACCTACATCCACCAGATAAAATGAATGATTTATATTATAAAGTTTGTTGCTATTGGAACGCAAAGACTGAAATATATGATTCTATTTTAGCTGACAGTTATAGTTATCTATATGACACAATGTATATTTCAAATCCTAAACTTCGTGGCTATTCTGCCGAATATTCCCGTCAAATATTTTTGTTTTGTCAACACGTACTTATTTGTGAATGTGATAAACCGTTTGATGAAAACTTATGGAAGTATATAAATAACAATAGATATACTGCTCGTCAGTGGATGAAAGAATATGGAAGATTAAAGTCTAATGGAGAATTAGATTTTATAGAACGATATAAACAATAATAAATAAATAAAAGGAGATTTAATGAATTACGAAGATTTTCTAAAACAAAAGGATTATATTCTGGAAAGTAGCGGATTTAATATTGATAAAGATAAATTAAATCCCATGCTATTTGACTTTCAGAAAGATGTAGTAAGATGGGCGTTAGCAAAAGGTAAAGCTTGTATTTTTGCAGAGTGTGGGCTTGGCAAAACGCCAATGCAATTATCATGGGCGCATCAAGTACATCTACATACGGGCGGTAAAGTTTTGATTCTTGCACCTCTATCGGTTGCGGATCAGACAAAGAGAGAAGCTGAAAAATTCCATTACAATGCAAAAGTATGTGAGAAACAGGAAGATTGTATTGATGGAATTAATATTACAAACTATGAGAAACTAGATAAATTCGTAGCAAATGAATTTGTTGGAGTAGTCTTAGACGAGAGTTCAATTCTTAAATCCTACACTGGTAAAGTGAGGACTTCTATTATCGAGAATTTCCAAAATGTTCCCTATAAATTAGCTTGTACTGCGACACCTGCTCCAAATGATTATATGGAGTTGGGAAATCATTCTGAATTTTGTGGAGTTATGACACGTTCAGAAATGTTATCAATGTTCTTTGTTCATGATGGTGGTCAAACATCTAAGTGGAGATTAAAAGGTCATGCAAAAGATGTATTTTGGCAATGGATGGCAAGTTGGTCTGTATTTATTGATAATCCATCAAATTTAGGATATGACGGTACAGATTATGAATTACCTAATTTGAATATTTATGAAATTATAGTTGATGGAGATGAACCAATCACTGAATCACTTACATTAACAGAGCGTAGAAATGCAAGAAAAGATACTCTTGAATTAAGATGTCAAAAAGCAGCAGATTTAGTAAATAATTCAGATGAACAATGGTTAGCCTGGTGTGATCTTAATGCAGAAGGTGATAGATTAAATGAACTGATTGAAGAAAGTAAAAACGTTCAAGGAAGTGATAAGAATAAATACAAGAGTGAAACAATGCTATCATTTTCTGATGAAAAATTAAAATGTCTTATCAGCAAGCCACAGCTCGCAGGCTACGGCATGAATTGGCAGAATTGCCACAATGTTATTTTTACTGGACTTTCTGATAGTTTTGAGCAGTATTATCAGGCTGTAAGAAGATGTTGGCGTTTTGGTCAGACTCAAGAAGTTAATGTATACATAATCATTTCAGCAAAAGAAGGTTGCGTAAAAGAGAATATTGAAAGAAAACAGTTAGATTTTATCACTATGAGGGATGCAATGATTAATCTAACTAAAGAAATTACTAAGAAAGAGCTTAAATCAACGTGTAGGCTTACTACACCATATGAAGCAAATACAACAATGAAATTACCAAACTGGGAGGAATTCAAATAATGATGAACGTAATTGATCAAGCAGTAGCAAACAGATATGCACTTTATCATGGAGATAGTGTAGAAATTACTAAGGAGATTCCAGATAATAGCATCCACTACACTATCTTTTCCCCACCATTTTCACAGTTATACGTGTACTCTAATTCAGATAGAGATATGGGTAATTGTAAAGGGGATGAAGAATTTTACAATCATTTCAAATATCTTGCAAAAGAATTATATAGAATTACAATGCCTGGACGACTTCTGAGTTTTCACTGTATGGATTTACCTCTTATGAAATCAAGAGATGGTGTAATTGGACTAAAAGATTTTCCTGCGCTCATGCTTAAAATCTTTCAGGATTGTGGATTCATCTACCATAGTAAAGTAACTATTTGGAAGAATCCTGTTACAGAAATGCAAAGAACAAAAGCACTTGGGCTTTTACATAAACAGATTAAGAAAGATAGTAGTATGAGTCGTCAAGGACTTCCAGATTATGTGATTACGGTTAGGAAGCCCGGTGATAATCCAGAACGAGTTGAACACACAAATGAATCATTTCCTGTTAATGTATGGCAAAATTACGCTTCACCTGTATGGATGGACATTAGACAGAGTGATACATTACAGAGAAAATCAGCAAGATCTGAACAAGATGAGAAACATATTTGTCCATTACAGCTTGAAGTAATTCAGAGATGTATTGAATTATGGACAAATCCAAACGATATTGTGTTTGATCCGTTTGGTGGAATTGGTTCTACTCCATATGTTGCACTTAAATTAGGAAGAAGAGGAATTGCAAGTGAATTAAAAGATAGCTATTTTGAGCAGTTAAAGAAAAATGTAGAGTCTGTGGCTGCCGAAGAACCAGAAGTATTTCCAGTTGGAGAAAAGAGTATTGAGGATGTAGTCGCATAAGCGGCTATATTCCTTACATAAAATACGGGTTTCACAGGAGGAATAATTTATGAGTTATATTATCAAATCGCCAGATGAATTAAAAGATCCATTCTTATGTTATTGTATTTTTCAGAGGTTTATGGAAGAAGCGGGAGAAGATTACATTGACTATAACGAGTTAATTGTCAAACCAATACCATTTATATTTTGGTTAAAAGGACGTAAGGAAATTACAAATGAACAGTTAGAAAAGCTTTTGAAAACAAAATATTTAGAAGAAGTGTTAGAGCAAGAATTATTTCCAAATACATATGGAGAAGCTGAGATTTCACAGAGTAAAGCTTATGTACTGTTAGCTGAATATATGTGTCAAATTTCAGAATTTAGACAAAGAGTTTTTGATAGTGTGAATGATAAGGCAGACAGTTTTGAAGATAGTCAATTTTATAAAGATGAAAATGGAATTAGTCTTGCTTGTATTATTGATGACGAAGATATGATTGAAACAAAACAGTATAATTTTGATGATTTTAAAAATATGACATTATATGAGTTTAATAAATTATCTTATAAAGAACAATTTAATGCAGTAAAGAAATTATCAATTGAGGAAACCGATAGTATTGATAACATATATTAGATGAAACACAGGTTTCATGGATAGAATAATACTATATATTGTGTACTGATGTTTTAATATACACAATATATAGTATAAAATAGAAAGGAGAACACAATATAAATGTGTATTAAATGTACATTTATAAAGTGGGAGCATTCTGATTATAACTTTTGCCCTTATTGCGGAGAAAGAATTAAAAGCACATTTGTTCCAAACGTTAAAGATATAACTTCAATCACAAATAATCTACATACAATTGAGAAAAGAAGGTGAATTTGTGTGGTATTAAAAGAAAGAGATAGTATAAGTAGTTCAAAAGAATATTATTGCGATTTAACAGAAGAATTAGATCAATTAGCAGGATTTAATACCACGGAATATCATCGTTATAAACATTATCTAATGTACTTTGAAAATAATTATAATAGATGTGTATATGCTATTCGAGTTCCAGGTAGAACAGTTGGAGGTGTGTGGATATATAAAAATAATAGAATATATAAAATTGTTACTGATAATATTTATGTCAAATTTTATCCAGATGATTTGGATGATAAGTTGGAGAAGTATATTGGTAAGAAGATTGAATTTGAGAGGTGAGTCAGATGGTTAATTTAATGAACACATGTGTTTTGGTCAAAACACGAAAAGAATATGAAGATATTTTAAATGAAGCTGAAAAGCAGGGATTTCACTGGTATAAAAAAGATGATGGTAAACCATTTGAACAATCCACATTTCCAGATATTTTAAAATTCTCATCAGATAATATTATTTGTAGAAGAAGTGGAATTTCTTTGGGTTATACTTTCTATGAAGCATCAGAACTCCTCGGCACAAAAGAAATGACAGCGAGAGAGTTTGCTGAGTGGATTGCAGATATAGGCAAGTGCGGTGAACGTAAATGTGCAGAATGTGTATTGAATAAAATGAATACTGAGTGTAGCTTTAGTTTATGTATTCCACGCAACTGGAAAGGCAATATTGATGAACTTCTTGAAATTGCGTTATTGAACAGAACTACAGTTTTATCACCAGAAGAGGAAGCAATTGATACGATTGAAAAATTTATTGAGAATCCAGATCACACAACATTAGACGATGAATTTGTAAATGCGTTGAAGTTTGCGGTGGAGAAGTTAAAAGAGGTGAAGTAGATGATAAAAATTAGCAAAATTGCCTTTGAAGCATTAAAAGATACGGACGGAAATGCTTCAATAAAACCAGTGGAATGGTGGAGAAAAAATAAGCTGGCATGTATTTGGTGCATATTGTGTCTACTGGCAGAGATTCCAATAGTAATATTAAGATTTGTGTTTATGGTAATTTGTTTTATTCCACATAAAATTTATGAGTATTTAGAAGACATGTCTTTTTAAGAGGTGAAGTAGATGGAGAGATTAACACTTGAAAATGCTATTAAATACATTAAAGAAGTAGAGCGAAAGAACAGAATAAACAAAGAGAGAAACACCATCATTATTCCTAACAGTTTTATCGGTAGTAAAGATTGTGCGGATAAATACGGACAAGTTGCTAAATGGCTAGAAAAACTAAAAGACTATAATGACTTAGAAGAACAAGGATTGTTGTTGAAACTTCCAATACCATTAAACACTACTGTTTATACAATATATACAAAACAATGGTGTTATTATGACGATAACTGTATGGAAGATATAGAATATAAATGTATGAATGGGGAGTTTTGCGAAAATCAAAAAGTAAGACACTATCTTCATATTGAAAAATTCAGTGTTCCAATGATTAACTTTATAAATAAAACTGTATTTTTAACCCGTGAAGAAGCCGAAAATAGATTGAAGGAGTTAGAAAATGAATAATGTGTATCTAGTAACAAGACAGAAAGATAATGTATTGGTTTCAGTTATAAGAAATAAATTAGATGATACTTATTCTTTTGTAAACTTGACAAAAGGGCATATATGCACTTGTAAATTTAATACCATTGAAGATGCGGTAAAAGATATGCAGATTAAAAAAGAAAATGGTGAGATTATAGATTATTTTGAGGTGAAAAATGATAAGTAATTTATTTGGAAGTTTATTCGAAGGAATTGGAATAATAACAAGTGTATTACTTGTTTATTCTGTTACTTTATTTCTTTATTCAAAATTTGATATTTGGCGTAAAAATAAATGTAAAATTAAATTGCTTTGTCGTCCACATGTGTATGAGATTAATTGGCTTTTTGAAGAAGATGGAGAATGTGAATTAAAATGTAAAAAATGTGGTAAAACAAAACATATGTATATTGATGTAAAGTCATTTGAAAAATTTTTAATAAAGAGCAAATAGGGAGTTAGAAAATGGATCGAAGAAATAGAAAGTATTATTTAGTGGAATTACCATATTGTCACAATGCATGTGTGAAAAAATTAAAAGAAATTAGAACTGTAAAAATTTCAAATCCTTATGATTTTGATAAAGATAAGGAATATGGATATGTAAATTGTTTAATTGGATTTTCCAATGATGTAGAAAATTCTGTTCTTACAGTTTTAAATTCAAAATGGGAATATGGTTATAAAGCAAAGTATAGAGAAATTACTAAAGAAATGATTGGACATTAAAGTTAAAACGGCAGTTTCAAGGACAAAAAATGAAAGGTGCGTAAAATGAAAGTTGGAATAACAGGACACAGAAATCAAAGATTAGGTTTGCCAGAAGATGAAACAGATGAGAAATGGACTCCAATTCAGTTTTGGATTATAGACGAATTGAGTAAATTTATAAAGACTTGTGCAGATAATAATGAACCACTTGATTTATATACAGGAATGGCTTCTGGGAGTGATATTGCATTTGCGATCGCAGGAGTGTTAATGCATTACATAAATAGCATTAAATTACACTGTATTCTTCCTTGTAAAGATTATAACTCAACACATAAATATTATAAATTTTTAAAGCTAAAAGCAACTGAATGGGTTGAATTATCAGATAAATTTTATAAAGGCTGTGATAACGTAAGAGATCAATACATAGTTGATAAGTGTGATGTTTTGCTAGCAATTTGGGATGGTAATAAGTCTGGTGGTGTTTGGTCTACCATTCGTAAAGCTCAAAAAGCAGGAAAGAGAATTATTTATTGTCCAAAAGAAGTACTTGAATTTCACAACTGAAATTATTTATGGAGAATAAGATGAGTGAAACAGTTAAAGCAAGGAATAGAAATACAATGAAAGAAGCAAAATCAAAAGCCGAAAGAATTGGATTTGTACCTTCTGCGTGTTTGGAATGTCTGATGTATCAAGCTGGATTAAGACCAGGTACAAATAATCATTGTAGTAAATGTGTCGATGGAATAGGTATATTTCGTGGATAAAATGTTGTTTTCATGGATAAGAAAGGAAAAATCTATGCCAATAAAAGATGATTTAGGAACTAGAATGAAAACTTTTTATGAGGAAATTCCAAAAACAAAACTTATGCGCCGCTGCCCAGTTGCTATCAGAATTGACGGAAAATCATTTCATACATTTACAAGAAAATTTGAGAAGCCATTTGATGAAGTTTTAATTGAATCTATGCAGAAAACAATGAAATATCTTTGTGAAAATATTCAAGGATGTGTATTGGGATATACCCAGTCTGATGAGATTACATTGATTCTTGTTGATTATAAGAAATTAAATTCTTCTGCATGGTTTGATTATGAAGTTCAGAAAATGACTTCTATATCAGCTTCTATGGCAACACTAGCCTTCAATGATTTTTTTAAAAAAGGTATAACAAAAGAAAATAGTGCCTTTACTGATGAATGGTTGGACAATGGAGATTTTAATCCAAAATATAAAGATGAAGAATTAAATAAATTATGGATAACTCATAAAAGAGCATCCGAAAAAGGTGCAATGTTTGACGCACGTTGCTTTAATATTCCGAAAGAAGAAGTCACAAATCTTATTTACTGGCGACAATTAGACGCTTCTCGTAATTCAATTCAAATGGTAGGTCGAGCTAATTTTTCTCATAAAGAACTTCAAAATAAATCATGCAACCAGATTCAAGATATGTTAATGGAACAGAAAGGTATTAACTGGAACGATCTTCCTATATATCAAAAAAGAGGAAGTTGTTGTATTAAAATTAAAGATAAAATTGATGAAGTGATGGTAAACGAACAACAAGAATTTGGAGAAGATAAGGTAACAAAGATAGTTTCCATAGAAAAGAGTCATTGGATCATTGATAAAGAAATTCCTATTTTTAAAGGTGATAATAGAAAATATATTGATAAGTTGATTAATGTAGGAGAATAAAATCTTATGACAGAACAAGAAATGATTGAATATTTAAAATCAACAGGATTATACGAATAACATGAAGATTTCTTTTATGAACAAGAAATGATAAATACAAATAAAACAGTTCCAATTAGTGATCTTATTGAAAGATTTATTGAAATTGATAAAGAATTTGAAGGAATGCCCTGGAATATATTACAAATTCTTACAAATATCAATATGATTATTCCTGTTGAGGATAGAAAATAACATTGAAATGCGTCTTTCATGAGGTGAGAAATATGTTTGAATTAGAATTATTTGATAAAATTCCAATGTCTGTTTATAAATTAATTTATGAACAAACTTTTGAACCACAAAGATTACAAAGTGAAGATGATTTATATTTTAAACATGGAATATCTGATCCAAATAGTTGCGATTATCATATGATGGATTTTGAAACAACTGAAATTTTAGGTGCATTTATGGATTTACGTCAGGTATCTCCAAATCAATTAAAGAGGATATTAATTTTAGGCTATTTATTTAATATGGTTTTTGGTAGATATTATACGGATAAAAATGAGGAGCATTAGAATATGAGTGAGTATGTAAATTATAGAGGTAAACTAAAATTAATTCACAAAAAAGAAAATGAAACATATGGTGATTTTTGTAAAAGAGTTGCATTAACTTGTCCTGGTTGTGATGAGAATTTGCCGAGTTATTATGACACATGGGAAGAATATCTTATATATGAATTTTATGATTATTATGTCGTTGTTGGTGAAAATGTGTATAGGATTATGTCAAAACAACAAATTGATTATGATGAGTCCACTTTTGATCTGACAAAGTTACAGGATGGAGAATATAAATACAATGTTAGATATTACAACGGTGGATGTTGTTTTAGTGAAGCTATTCAATATGCGTTTAAAGAAAATGAGGAATAATAAATGGATGGATTTACAGTAATTGTAGAAATATTATTTATGCTGTTACTTAGTGGGTGCGTATTAATTGGAAGGAACAAATAATGAGGTTAATAGATGCTGGTGAGTTAAAAGAACGATTTTGTGAAGAAACCTGTGGTAAGAACAGATGCGTTGGTTACATGGATAAATGTGCATGGATTTTATCAGTAGAAGAAAGTAAAACTGCTTTCGATGCGGAAAAAGTTACGGAATCGCTTATGAACAGATTTCGTGTTGTTTCCAATGATGATGACTTAGAGTGGAATAGAGCTATAGATTATGCTATTAAAATCTTAGAAGGTGGTGGAATTGAATGAGAGAGATTCTTTTTAAGGCAAAACGAATTGATAACGGAGAATGGGTAGAAGGATATCTTTTTGACAATGGATTTGACGGAGAAGAGAAAAAGTATTTCGTAGGTGGTTTAGTTATTGAAAAATACAATGGAACTGCTTGTGATGAGTGGGATATTACAGGAATTGATTTTTGTGAGATTGATCCAGAAACCCTCTGCCAGTTCACAGGGGAGACTGACAAGAACGGTAAGAGGATCTGGGAGAGCGATGTTGTTTGGCTTGTTTATGATGGGAAAGAACATATTTATCAGATAGTTTGGGATAACTCTGAATTAGATTTTAAAGCGACCAATGGTGAAGAAAATTACGGATCGAATTTTGAATATTTACTATGTTGCGATGAAATTGAAGTGATTGGAAACATTTTTGATAATCCAGAATTATTACAGGAGGAATCAAATGAGTAAAGGAAAAGACATTTCCACTATGTTCACAAGAGAGGAAAACAAAAAGAATGGAAGACTCGGATATGGACTGGCTACCAGAGAAAAAGATACTATCATTAGTCCTGCACAATATGGAGCATTCTTGCAGAAAAGAGGTAAGAGAAGATGAGCAAATCAGTATTAGTGATTGATACACCAGAGAATTGCTTAGATTGTCAATTCTGTTATGAATTAGATGAAGGTGTCGAAGCATGTTGTTCAATCTCAGATGATGATGAAGACGCAAGTCTCATGAAGAAAATTGATTGTGAATATGGATATTGTCAAGGTAAGCCTGATTGGTGTCCGCTTATGGACTTGCCGGAGAAGGATGATTTTGATGATTTGTATGACGAATATTATACTGGGTATCATGACGGTTGGAATAGATGTTTAAAAGAAATTACAAGTCAAGGGAAAGATAATTAACAGTTGAAAGTAAACTTTCAACTAAGTTCTTAGAGTATTTCTGCTCAAACTTTCCAATGATTTATAATTGAATAGAGGTGAAATTAAATGACAATGATAAGTGTAGAACCTGCAATATGTAAGAAATGCGGTACAAAACAACCATATACAGTTGTACACAGTTGGAATAAATTAATTGATCCAATATATCCTGCAAATAACATCTGTAAAAATTGTGGTGAGAAATTGACATCTGATGATATTGATATGAATAAATGTAGTCCAGATCATAGATTATGGACAAGAGGTGTAAAAATATACAATTATTGGATGGACAATTGTTTAACTAGAGAAGAATATGATAAATACGATTTTGAACATGATTTGGATAAAATACAAAGAAAAGTAGAAAATGAGATGGTTTCACTAGGATTAATTCCAAGTATGCAAGAAGAAATCAAATATAAGAAAAAATATTATGAATGCCTAGAAAACAAGTATAGGAATAAAGGTGATAGCAATGATACATAAATCAAAAAGATATACAAATACATGGTGGAGTTTATGCAATAACTATGAAGATTACATTAATTTCGCAAAAGAAATGTACAAATGGAAAGGTGAAGATGCCATATTTGGAGGTGATCAATTCCAAACAGAAGATTCATTATTTGATAGAAATGTGAACGCATACTTGTGACTTTAGCCATGAGTTAGTGAACGAAAATATAGAGAATTATATAGAAAAGAGGTGAAATTGTGGAAAGAGCATTTAAGTATAGAATTTATCCAACAAAGAAACAACAAAAGTTAATTCAGAAAACATTTGGATGTTGTCGATTTGTATATAATTATTATCTCAATATGAGGAAAGAATCATATGAAAAAGATAAAATATCTGTAACTTATAATATGTGTTCAAAAGATATGACAAGTTTGAAGAAACAATTGGAATGGTTGAAAGAACCAGATAAAGACGCTTTGCAAAAATCATTGAAAGATTTAGATATGGCATATCAGAAGTTCTTTAAAGAACATACAGGATATCCAAAATTCAAATCTAAAAAGACCAGATATAAGTCTTATAGAACTAGCTGTACAAATAACAATATCAGATATGATAACAGAAAGATCAAACTTCCAAAAATCGGATGGATTAAAACCAAGGATAAACAAATTCCACAAGGTAAAATATTGAATGCTACAATTTCACAAGAACCAAATGGACATTATTACTGTTCATTATGTTGTTCTGATGTAGAATTTCTACAATTCACAAAAACAGATAAAAATATTGGTATTGACTTAGGAATCTGTGATTTTGCAATATTTTCTGATGGAACGAAAATTGAGAATCCAAGATTTTATGAAAAATCAGAAAACAAACTCGTTAAATTACAACGTGAATTATCAAGAAAAACAATTGGTAGTAATCGTTGGGATAAAGCAAGAATTAAAGTTGCAAATTTACAAAAACATATTTCAAATCAACGTAAAGATTTTTTACAAAAATTAACCACAGATATTGTAAAGAATTACGATGTGATCTGCATTGAGGATTTAGATATTATATCTATGAAAGAAACAGATTCTACTATTCGTAATAAACGAGTTGGTGATGTTTCATGGTCAGAGTTCAGAAGAATGCTTACATATAAAACTCAATGGTATGGAAAAGAATTATCTGTCATAGGTAGATTCTATCCATCTTCTCAGATTTGTCATATTTGTGGAAATAAGGATGGGAGAAAATCAGAAGATATTAGATTCTGGACTTGTCCTAATTGTAAATCTGAATTAGACAGAGATATAAACGCAGCAATAAATATTCTCAATGAAGGTTTGAGAATAAGAACCGTAGGAACTACGGGGATAGCCTAGTGATACTTAACACGTTGGTGTTATTGACTAGGAATCTCGTCACTTTAGCGATTAGAGGTTCAAATGTCATTGAATACAGCTTTATATGAATGGTATGAAAAAGACATAAATAAGGAACTAGATACTTCTGATGGTGCAATTAGGAAATATATTGATGATTTAAAAGATCAAAAGGATATGCAAGTTAATAGGGTATATGAAAAATATCAAGCAGAATTAAGGAGAGTAGAAGAAAAGAATCTATGGATGAAACAATTTTTAGATAGTTTGGAGAATATGTAGGTATATGAAACAAACGATTCAAGGCAGGTGAATAAATGTCAATAGAGGAAATTATTAGTATATCTTGGTTTTTAATCGGGTTAATAACAGGAACTATAATGATATTATTAGATATGCAAGGGGAAGAATTTGATGAAGATTATTTCTCATCGGAAATTATAATATTTTATCTTGGTTCGATATTACTGGGATATATTACTACATTTATTTTTATTGGTATTTGTATATACAATCATAGACCATTTACAAAATTTATGTATTGGTTGGCAAATATCGGAGTTAAGAAAGATGGTGATAATAAATGACATTATTAGAGTTATGGAAAACATTGGATAAATTACCTACGATTATCCTTAAAAGTACAAATGCTATAGTTCTTACAAGTGAAGGAGAATTTGAAATTGGAAATATTGAGTACAAAAATAATCAGATTAAAGTGGCATGATCGAGAAGATTACCCAGAAGAGAATAAATGGATTATTGTAAAAGATAAAGATGGTAGAGAATTTAAATACCATCAATGGACAGGATATTGTTATTATGCTTATGTGCTAGACGCTGATGGATGTGATGGGTGGCGCAGCGATATAGATATTGTAGCCTGGCGATATGATTATTCAATTTAACAAAAAGGAGAAGATGAGATATGAAAACAATCTATGAATTAAACGAAAATGATATTGTAAAAATTGTAGCAGATAAATTTGATATTGATACAGAATGCGTTCATGCAAGCTATGATAATGTAACAACTGGTTATGGTGTCGCAGAAACTACGAAACCAACTATTAAGATCCAAATTACAATGGATAAAGAAATAGATGAAGTGTGGTTTTGAAATCTCGATTTCATGGAGGTAAAATATGAATATTGCATATAAAATATTTATCTTATTTACTATGATTTTCTGCCACATTGTAGATGATTATTATTTACAAGGATGGTTGGCATCCGCTAAACAAAAATCATGGTGGGAAAAGAACGCACCAGAGAAATTATATAAATATGATTACCTAGCAGCGTTATTTATGCATAGCTTTAGTTGGTCATTTATGATTATGTTACCACCAACAATTGCTCTTATGGTAATTGGTGGAATATGGAAACCTGTATTATTAATTGTTAATTTATTGATACATATGTTTGTAGACAATTTGAAAGCTAATGAAAAGAAAATTAATTTAATTCAAGACCAAATGATCCACATTATTCAGGTTATTGTTACATGGTGGGTTTTAATTGGAATATTATGATGGGTGATATTTTATGAATAAAAGAGTACATAAAAAGCGGTTAAAGAAACAAGGATTGTATATAAATCCAAAAGAAACATGGAATCTAGATTGTAATATTGCAAAATATGTTCTTCCAAGATTAAAGATGTATAAGAAATTAACCATTGCTTATCCTGGATATGGCGAAGCGAATACACCTGAGAAATGGGATGCTCTATTGGATAAAATGATTTGGTCATTCGAGCAAGTTGCTAATGATTATGAGATATATGTGTCTATAAATTTTAAGGATTCCGATTGGATGGATAAATACAATGAATTGAATGATAAGATTCAAGAAGGATTGACATTATTTGCAAAATGGTTTCGGTATTTAGGGTGGTGAGAAAATGAAAGAGATTTTAGGTAATAACCTTGAGCAATTCTTTTTTGTACTGGATTATCCAAAAGAATATGGAGCAGTATGTACATACAAAAGTAATAGATATGAAGTTTGGTTAATGGATGATGAAATATTTAATATGATTTCAAATATGTCAGAAGAAGATTTTGTTAAATTTGCTGGTGAAGATGCTTGGTGGAGAAGTAGTAGTGGTAGTGTATTATATTCACTTGATAAAGGAGAAGTAACAATCAATAATCATAAAATGATTGGATGGATTAGAAAACCTTGGGATGAAGAAATATCAACAGATATTAAATATTCATCATTAACAGAATATTTATGTGAATTTATTGGAGCTTCTACACCTCATAATGTTGTAGCTTGCGCAATGGATTTGGCTAAATTTAATCATTTGATAATGGGCGGATTGTTTAAAAAATATGAACCAGTGGAGGATTAAAAATTTATGATTATTACAGGAATGAATCACTTTCAGAAAGTATGTTTAAAGAAATTAGTAGAATGGTATTATGAAAATTATCCAGAAGATGAAGTTGATTTGAATGATGTATTTATTGTTTGGTCATGTAAGACTCTACAAAACTATAAATGTCTTGCTTCTACTACGGTTTCTGGTGATGGTATTTATGCTGAATATACATACAATGGTGATAAGCAGGAACTTTATGAAGATGTGTATAAGAAAGTGACAAATACTTGTATTACTGAGGAATAACATAAAATATTTCTTTCATGTGATATGTTAAATCACTAATATTTATGCGGTTTCAGCGTCCCAAAACCACATGATTCTATGTATTCTAGCTGTATCATCTCTTTCAAAAGTCAGTAAAATCAATGATTTTTAAGACTACGATGAAAGAAATAATTGATAGAAGAAAGGAATACATAGTCTCATGAGATAAGCTGCGCAACACTATTATGGTGCGAGACTGTGAAAGTATTAGGATTATTTGCAGGTACAAGATCTATTGAAAAAGCATTTGAATCCAGAGGACATGAAGTTTTTAGTGTAGAATGGAATAAAGATTTTAAAAACATTGATTTATATGATGATGTTAATAATATTACAGCGAAAGATATATTAGAGAAATTTGGGCATCCAGATGTAATCTGGGCGAGTCCTGATTGTACAACATTTTCTATTGCGGCTATTAGTCATCATAGAAGAAAGAATCCAGAAACAGGTAATCTTGATCCTGTAAGTGATTATGCGAAATTCTGTGATAAAACTGATCAACACGTTCTATCCTTAATCAAGGAATTAAACCCAACTTTTTATTTTATTGAAAACCCTAGAGGTGGTATGAGAAAGATGACATGGATGCAAGGTTTACCACGTTATACGGTGACTTATTGCAAATACGGAGATGACAGGATGAAACCTACTGATATTTGGACAAATCATCCTAATCCTAAATTCTTACCTATGTGTAAAAATGGTGATCCATGTCATGTTTCTGCTCCAAGAGGTAGTAGAACTGGAACACAAGGACTAAAAGGTAGTGTTGAGAGAAGTAAAATACCACAGAAATTGTGTGAGCATATTGTAGATATTTGTGAAGAATATATTAAGTAATTAAATGAAATTATTTTTTCAATGTGTGGAAGGAGGTGAGAAACAGTGCATCCAAGCAAATTTTTTAATGAATGTAATTTAAGGACAGGAATTGATACGTTTGAAATATACGATAAAGAACTAAAAGATAAACTATCTTCGGTTCATCCATTGAATTTTCTTAAAACAAAAGTTACATTGCCTGTATATCAAATTGATCTAAGCTACATGACAGACAAAGGTAATTATAAAAATGTCACAAGATATGCAGTAATGGATTCAGAAGCAGATGATGAATACATGGATTTCTGGGCTGATATGTTTACAAGAGATTACAATAACAATCACCCTGAACATCAAATGATTGATTGTAAAATCAATAGCATAGAGAAAATTTGTGAAGCTGTGCTGCCGATTGGCTAGAATACGGCAATGTGTATTTAATACCTTTATTAGATAAAGGTTGTCACAATGATTTATATGTCGGATCGTTGGTCTATATAAATCGAAAAAAGTAATGTGATAGTGACGTAAAAAGACACTCACTAAGTATGGCTTTACCTCATACGAAACGAAATAAATTTCGTGTGAGGAAAGTACATATTGCTGAGTAAAGCCAATAGTATAGAAGAATTATTAGAAAGTTGCCCTAAGAATCAAACAATTGGAGATAACCTGGTTAGGGCATGGTCAAAGATTAATAGTAGTAAGTATAAAAATATTCTATGTAGCATCTCAGGTGGTTCTGATAGTGATGTAATGTTAGACATTGTGTGGAGATGCGATAAAGACAATAAAGTTACATATGTGTGGTTTGATACAGGTCTTGAATATCAAGCTACAAAAGATCATTTGAAATATCTTGAAGAGAAATATAACATAGAGATTCATCCATATAAAGCAATTAAACCAATTCCTTCGTCCTGTAAAAAATATGGACAACCATTCATTTCTAAGCAAGTCAGCGAATTTATCCAACGATTACAAGCACATAATTTCAAGTGGGAAGATGAAGATTTTGATACCTTGATGAAAAAATATCCAAAATGTAAATCTGCACTAGCATGGTGGTGTAATGCAAAAGGCAATGGAAGTAGTTTTAATATTTCTCGTAATAAATATCTGAAAGAATTTATGGTTGCAAATCCACCCACGTTTAAAATATCAAATAAGTGTTGTAAATATGCTAAGAAAGATGTTATGCATAAATGTATTTCAGAGTCCAATTATGATCTTGACATATATGGTGTAAGAAAAGCAGAAGGTGGTTCAAGAGCAACTGCGTATAAATCATGCTTTGATGAAACAGATGCAGGATGTGATAATTATAGACCTTTATTCTGGTATAAAGATTCCGACAAGATTGATTATGAAGGAGCTTATTTTGTTGAGCATAGTAATTGTTACACTGAATATGGATTAAAACGTACTGGATGCGCTGGTTGTCCATTTGGTAGAGATTTTGAATATGAATTAGAAGTTATTCGGAAATATGAATCGAAATTATTTAAAGCGGTGAATAATATATTTGGAGAATCTTATGAGTATACAAGAAGATATAGAGAATTTTGTAAACAGATGAAGGAGAAAGAAAAGGATAACAATGAAATGTGTAAGTAAGAAACAATATGAATGCATAAAATTAACAAAGGAAAATTTAAAAGAATTTTTAAGAATAGTTGAACCTTATCTTGATAGTAAATATGTCTTTATCCAAGATGATAATGATAAATATTGTCTTGTTAAACGTTTTAAAGTGGAGAAATATTATTTTTACAATAAGTGGTATGTTTTCGATTGGGACGAAGCAACGTTGGAAAGTTATACAGATGAAGAATTTAAAGAAGAGTTTGAATTAGTAGAAGAGAGGTGATCCACGATAGAAATTAAATTCAAAAATGGAAGTAAATTAGAGAATATAGAATCAAAAGATAATAAACGTAGTAATTCTATGAGAATTAAATTTGGAGAATGGGAAACTACAACACCAGAAAATCCAGAAGAATTTGGGCGTAGACTTGTTGAAATTGTTGAAACATATAGAGAAACTTATGGTGTAGATGATCCACAATATTCCATTGGATTTTGTGAATATGATATAGAGGTGAATAATTATGATAAGTGCAACTACGGCATACGATAGAACAATGGATAATATCAGAAGCAATTTAACAGAAGAAATGGAGCGCATATCGAAAGAAATTTCTGATGCTATAGAAGATGGTAAGTTTCGTATTAAAATTGATAAATTAAGTGGTATTACTCGAATGCAACTTGAGAAATTAGGATATAAAATAGATTCAGATTCAGAATTTTTTGGAACATATGATGTTATTAGTTGGGATAAAATCTGAAATTTTCATTTCATGGAAAGGAGAAACAATATTATGGGTTGTCAAGAAATTTCTTATGAACAAATGTGTAGAGAAATGGACAGGATTATGTCTGATAAACCTAACACCAATTTTGATATTCCGTTTGATGAGGTGTTAAATCGAATTAAAACATATGAACATAATCCTAAATTTTATTACAATAGTGGCATAGCTGCTCGAAATGTTTTTTGTGATATTGCTGAAAACGAAGGAAATGATGCCCTCAATGCAGCATGTGGTGGGTTATATATGTTTGAAGAATTGATTTTGTTACACAAAGAGGATGAAGATATATGAATTCGACAGAACAAAATAATATATCTTTCCTACTAAATCAATATAAAGATATAGTAAAAAATGATGATGGTTCATTTAGATTGGCTCATCGTTGTATTCCTGGTGATAATGATAGTTATGTTAAATTTGTAGACACAGGTGTACATAGCCATAATGAAATTGAACATAATTGCTACTGTTATAAATGTAAACATTGCGAATTAAATTATCCATTTGATTACTGTATTCTAAGAACAACTCTTGAAAACTCATCTATTAAAATTCCCATACACTATATTGCAAATTGTGATGCATATGATCCAATTGAATGTTTTAATGCTATTCATAATATTTGTGATATGGTGAAGTTTATAGAAATGGTAAAAAATCGTTTTAAGTGTCCAGAAGATTGCGAAAAATATTTTGGATTTACTCTAAATGTAAACGACAGCACAGGAAAAGTTTTAGAAACAGTAAAAGAATATTATGAACGTGGTGGAGAATTTAGTAATATACCAGATAAATACCCATGTGTAATTTATTTTCCAATTGATAATATAGATATTCGCAAGAAATTAGAATGGATTTATATAGGAGAAAAATAGAATATGAAAGTAATTCAAAATAATTATAAAAATCAACCAAGAAATCCACATCAGTTATCAGAAGCAAGTAGACCTAAACCAAGAATAGAAAAAGTAACAGTAGAATGTGAAAATTGCGGATCTGTTCTTGAAGTATCAAGAGAAGATACTCATACAGGATACTTAGGATTGCCACATGTAACATGTCCATGCTGTAATTATGAAATGGATGTTGAAGAATTTGAAGATGATGCAATTAATATTTGTGCATCAAATCTGAAATATCCAACTCATTTCACTGTATCAAGTAAAGATTTTAGAGCTATTGAAATTTCAGATAAAGAAATTAATAAATGGATTCAACAAGGAATTGAATATTTTAGAGGAAACCCAGAAGCATATTCTTATTTTATGGGTTCTGGTAACAGTATGATACATATGTATAAATTCGATGAGGATAAAGAATATTATGTCGTAGTGTCAAAAGATTATGAATCAGGTGAAATTGAGTTTGAGAAAGAAGATTGTGTATGAGTAAAAAAATTAAAATCAAAGGTAAATGTCCTAGATGCGGTTCTAAATTAGAGATGGGTTTATTATGTTATGAATTTTCATATATGGATGAACCAGAAGTAACAGAACTTTTACCAATATGTACAAACGATAATTGTGATGAGTCATGTGGATATGGTAGTGAAATCAAATATAGATGGATTAATCATAGGACAATCAAAATTGATGGATTATGGGACTAATTAAAACTCTGATTTCATGGAGAAAGTGAGAACATTATGAGTATAAACGAAGATTTTCAAATTCTTGCGAAAAAGTTGGACAATTGTGAACTACTTACAAATTACAATCTGAATGTATTAAATGAAGATATGATGTTGTTACAAAATGCTTTTATTGGAGCGTTAGTTACAAGAGATATTTCTGAAATGGAACGCTTATTGAATAATATAAAAGAACTTGCATACAGAATGAAGAATACATTAAAGAGAACAGAATCAATAGAATCACCAGATGTATTGGCTTCAAAATTTGTAGCGACTTATGATATTTTTGAGAAGATTTTGACAATGAATAAGTGATGTACATGTTAGAAAGGTGGTGGTAAATATATGTGGGTTATCTTTTTACTAAGTGCTGTTGGTTTTGCAATTGGCGCACTTGTATTATTTTCAATTGGTTGGTTAATGCTCCATAAGATTGAAATGCACATTAATCGTCAAGATGATGATTATGAAAACGAAAAAGAGAATAAAAAGAAAGAGGACAAAGAATGAAGAAAAAATCAGCAACAAGTAAAGTAGTGGCAGGATTAGTAATTGCATGTGCAGTAATTGGAGGGATTTTTACAATTTCTCACATTAAGATTATTGGTACTGGTAAGGTGGGTATAACCTATACGTATTCATCTGGGGTAAAAGATGAGTTATTAAAGCCAGGTGCGCATTTTATTCCACCAATGGAATATATGAAAGAATTTTCAACAAGTAATGAGATTCTTGTGTTATCAAAAGATAGCAGAGATGGAAGTAAAGATGATGATTCTTTTAAGGTTGCAACATCAGATGATGCTAGTATTGCAATTAGTTTCCAAATGACATACCGATACATTGAAGATCAAGTAATTGATACATATAAAAAATTCAAAGGCATGGATGGAACAGATATTGTTGAAAATCGTGTTAAGACAGTTTTAAAATCTAAAATTTCTGAGGTCACAACTGATTATTCTATGATGGATATTTATTCTGGTAATCGTGCGCAACTTAACGAAGCGATTACAGAATATCTAAATAAAGACTTTTCTCAAAAATACGGCATTGAAGTTCTCGATGCATCTATTATTGACGTTCACCCAGATAAGAAATTAAAAAAGGCAATTGATAATCGTGTTACCGCACTACAGGAAAAGCAACAAGCTCAAGCTGAACAGGAAAAAGTAAAAGTACAAAAACAGACTGAGCAGTTACAAGCCGAAGCAGATGCAAATATTGAGATTACAAAAGCGCAAGCTGATGCAGAGAAAACAAAAATTAAAGCGGAAGCCAATGCTGAAAAGACTAGAATTGCAGCGGAAGCACAAGCAAAGGCGAATAAAGAATTGAGTTCTTCCATTACTGATGAGCTTATCAGAATGAAAGAAGCCGAAGCGCATTATAAGAATGGTTGGGTTACTGTACAAGGTGCAGGCACAACTGTAGTGGACGCAACAGAGAAATAATAGTGTAGATATGGTGTGATTCTATATGGAGAAATATAGAATGGCAAGGTTCAATTCCTTGCCTACACATTCAAAATAAATAGGAAAGGGGAAATAAGTATGGCAAATATAGAAGTAAGAATCCATTTTGGCAATCTCGAATTTCGAAATTGGAATAAACATAAGAAATGGCATGGTATAGAAACTAATATGTGAGGTAGATTATGAGAAATATAGATAGATTAAGATCAATGTCACTTGAAGAAATTGCACCATATTTTGTTCATAGAACTATGATTAATGAGTTAGAAGTTTGGTATAGTCCTAGTGGGTATACGTTCAGTAATAAAGATGCTGCGATTAGCAATTGCATTCATTGGTTAGATAAAGAATATCATAAGGAGAAATGAAATCTAGTTTTCATAGGAGAAGTATATGATAGAAAAATACCAATACAATACAAAATATAAAAATGAGCATTTTGATGAGTACAGAAAAGAATGCATAAAGTCATATGGTTCGCCATGTATGCTTGATTTATCGAAAGAATGTGACGTAAAAATGTTTCATAATCTTGTAGGTATTGATGAATCAAGAATACCAGATGCATATAATATGAAAGTATTTATGGTGATTCCTTGTAAATGGCACAAGAAAAAGCGAATAAATAAGAAATTGCTTAAAAAACATGGACATCCTAATTATGTTCAACAAAGAAGTATTAGAAAAGGTATATGTTTTACAACATATCCAGATGGAACATTTGAATTTATTAAAAAGGATATTTGATTATGAAAGATATTAAAATTGCAAGATTTGTAGAATTAATCATTAAAGGCAAAACAGCAATAGAAGCTGCGAGAGAATCCGGTATATCACATTTACTAATGGATGAAGTATTGACAGAATTATCAAAAGAAGATTATGAATCTGATTGGGATAAATTAGCAAAAGCGATTATGGGAGAATGCGTATGATTAAAAATGAAAAAGATAGTGTTTATCTAATTACTCATTCCTATGGAGAAGTAATAGATGGAATCACATACGATGAAGAGTCTGCAAAATATTTTGTTGATAAGATGAATGAGAAATATAAATTATCTATGAAGTGTTTTGAGTGTCGTAAAGATTGGTTTGAAACTGGTGAAGAAACTTGCGATAATGCAGAAATTCATTTCAATAGTAGTGGTCATGGTAGTAGATGCACAGTATTTTGTGTAAATGACGTAAATGATAAGTTAAATAAGAACTACATCGAATCGCCGCATGAATATCATTACCAGAAGATTGATGTACTTGATGTGAAGAAAATGTTAGGAGAAGAGAAGTTATGATTAGTGCAAAAGAAGCAAGAGAATTAATTAAAAGAAATACAGAATATAATAATAAATTAAAAAATTATATTGATAAAATAGACAAGGAAATACGAAAACATGCTTCATATTCAGAAGATAATGCAATTCAATGGACAATTTCAAAACCAGAACCATTTAGAACATTATCAAAAGATTTAGAAGATGTTTTAAGAAGAAATGGTTATGATTTTGCTGTAAAATATGAAAAAGACCATAGTATAATTCAAATTTCTTGGTAAACGGAGAATACATAAATGAACATTAAAATAACTGGAAAAATTGAAAAGCCTGTTGAAATCAATCCATTAGATGTAATCAGAGAGTTGAAGTTGCAATTACTTGGTAGAAATGATTATTTCATTGGTGAAGATGAACAAGTCTATTATCAAGAACAATGTAGTTTATATGGTGATTATGAAAATGTTCTAGCCCCTCAATATATTCAAGAAAATATTGAAGTTATAAAAGCGTTAAATGTTCTTGCAAATAAATTATCATAAAGGAGAAATTATTAGTGGCGAAGAAAAATTATATGAAAGAACTTCTTGATCAATACGGTAGACTCAATACAAATTATCGAAATAGTTTTCACCAAGGGGACATTGTTAAGCATTTTAAAAGAGAAACAATAAATATAGCAAATTCGCCAAATGAATATCTTTATAAAATTTTATGTATCGCAAAGTATACAGAAAAAGATGAATATATGGTTGTGTATCAAGCGTTATATGGACAGTTTGAAATTTATGCAAGACCTTATAAGATGTTCATGAGCGAAGTAGATCATAAGAAATATCCTGAGATTAAACAGAAATATAGATTTGTGTTATGGGATGGAGAATAAATAAATGGCATGTGAAAAATATACAAATTGTGAATATTGCGGAAAAGATTATCACTGTCCATATGATCACATGGGAGATGGAAGTCCCTGGTGTAGAGAATTTCAATGCATAGTGGACAATTGTAAAAGATATGAATGTATCTCATATGATGAAGAATTATATGAGATGAGAGGCTATTGAAAGGAGAATAAATACATATGAAGTATAGTGATAATATTACAATCCAAAAATTTATAGAACAGTTGGTTGATGCATTGAAATACGAGAATACATATAGAGAACTAAATGGTAAAAAGTTAAATATTCCATTTTTAGTATCTGCGCTATGGCAGGATTTAATGGACAACTATGAATGTTATGATGAATTTTGTTCTGATTTAAGAGATTGTGATAATTATGATATTGTAATTGGAGATGATAATTATTACATTTGTAAGGTAAATATTTTTCTTTACAACGAAATTGAAAACGATGATTGGAAATGTTTAAGAGAATCAGATTCCAGATACGAATTTACATTTAATTATGATGAACACAATTGGGGATATTGTGAATGTAAACCTGGTGATCCAGATTATAGAGAAGATAAACATTGTTGTGGTCATGGATGTGATTGGGATGCACCAAGTATTGAAGTAAGAAAAAGTTTTCTTGTATCAAACCACTCATGGAATGGAGATGAACATGATTATTGGGACTTTGAAGATAAGTTTTATGCGAATGATAAAGAAGAAAATGAAAAAAAGTTATTAGCAGAAAGAGAATATAAGATTAAGAATCTTAAAGAAACTATCGAAAATGCTCAAAAAGAGTTAAAAAAGTTAGAGAATTTATAAATGAAACTTTCGTTTCATGTGCTTCTCAAACCCAGTGTTTATAAGGGTTTTGGGACACGAAATTTAAAAAATGCTTGAAAATCAAGTAAAATCAACAAATTACAGATTTTTTAAAAATCAATCGCTGAAAAGCCTTGATACATAAGGGTTTCTGAGTTTAAAAAACGAAAAAATGTAAATGTGTTAAATAGTTGAAATCCAAATTTCATCGGAGAAATAAATCTCATAGATTCAATCGAATCGAATTTTCCAAATAAATTAAAACTGAATAGAGAAATAAAAAATGGGTGGTTAGCAGCATACCCTTGGGATTTTGTACCCATAAACCACTGTTGACATAGAATTTATCTTATAGATTTAATTCCATGTTCCGTCCGATAGGGCGTTTATCATAAACAAATTAAAAATTAATAAACAATTATTAAGGAGAAAAACACATGAAAGAATTAAAGAATCTAGTAACAGTAACAGGAAGACTTGTAAAAAATAACATTGAAGAGTTTAAAACAAAAAAAGGTGTAGACGCAATCGGAGGAAGTCTTGTATTAAGAACTGCTGACAATAGTGAACATGAGATTAATTTCTATGCGAATAAATACAAGAAAAATGAAAACAAAGAGTTTACAACAGAAGAAAGTTACTTCTATAAACAGTATATGGATGCAAAAAATAATCTGAAAGATATTGAACATTGCTCAGAAGGAGAATCACCAGATGTTGTATCTATTACAGATGGTACATTCACAGACAACGACTTCAAGATTAATGGAAAAGTAGTATCTTCAAACAAAATCAACGCTAAATTTATTAATAAAATTGAGCCGAAAGATTATGAAAGCACAGTTCTGGAAGCTAAATTTGAAGTAGAAGGAATTGTAGAAAAAATTACAGATGAGATTGTGAAAGATGTTCCTACTGGAAATCTCGTAGTTACAATGAATGCTATTGGTCAAATGGCTGATGGATTTGGAAAAGATGCCAAATATGAAGCTGATCACCTGATTCCAATTAGAATGACTGTTGATAAATCAATGGCTACAGATTTCCGCAATGCAGGATATTATGATGGATGCTTTACTAAATTCACAGGTGTTGTAATTAATACTGTTGAAATTACAAAAGAAGTTGAGAAGGCTGCGTTTGGAACAGACATTATTAAAAAAGTAAAGAGAAATATCAGAAGAAACGAAATTAAATCTGGTGTTGCGGTATCAACAATTTATGAACATGATCTGACAGAAGATGTTGTAGATACTCTGAAATCAAAGAGAAAAGCAAAACTCAAAGAGATTGAAAGTGGAGAATCAGCACATACAGAAACAGCAGAAGGATTTGAGAAAAATCCAACTCCTGCTCCTGCAACTACATACAATCCATTTTTACAGAGATAAACACAATTAATTGAAATGGTAAATTACCTACTCAGTTCATATTGAATTGAGTAGGTACACAAATAAATCACATATATAAGGAGAAAATTAGAATGATTCCAAATTTATTAGACTTACAACCAAACAAAGTATCTGTTGACCTTACTCAGTATTCAATGATTATCATGGGTGATACTGGTGTTGGTAAAACAATGAGTACAATGAAGTTTCTGAAAGAATTAGTTCCAGATAAAGATCCATTCTTCCTAGAATTTGAAGATAGATTCCAGAACATTCCTGGAATTACCGCAGTAAAAGTAAATAGTATGTCAGACTTTAAATCAATCATTGGACAGTTAAGAAATCCAGCATTAAAAAATAAATTCTCTTGTATTGTAATTGATACGCTTGACAAATATGAAGAATTTTGTGAGAGATATGTCCTTGAGAATAGAGATGCTGAAATCTTAAAAGATGTTGGTGGTTTTGGTGAAGGTTCATTAAGATTTAAAAGTGCATTAAGAAACATTGGATTGATTCAAAGTTTAGGATATACAGTTCATTGTATTGCACAGTCTTCTCACGTAAAAGATTTTGACACAAAGAAAGAGAGTGATTCTCTTAAACTTAACAAAAACACATTTTCATATTGTAGAGAAGGTGCTTTCCTTGTTGGATATATGTATCAAAAAGATGGAGAGCGTTATGTAACATTTAAGAAAAGTGACAAATATCCAGATTTAAAAGATACATTCAATCTTCCAAACGAAATCAACATTAAAGATTTGAAAGATGTATGGGTAAAAGCAGTAGAAGATTTAGGTGGAGATTTCACAACCAAAGAGAAAACAATTGATAAGACTACTCATGTAGAAGACTTTAATGCAATTAAGAATAAAGGATTAGAGTTAGGAGCATTACTTGCACAGCATGGATATCTGAATGAAGCTACCGCAGTTTTACAGAAAAATTTAGGTCTTGATGATGATGGAAATGTAAAAATGTTTGATAGTCTAAGAGATACACAGATTGATCTTACAAAAGTAATTGTAATGGAACTTGAAGAACTTGTTACAAAATACAACATTAAATAAATCTAAGGGAGGGGCAATTCCCTCCCAATAATTAAATTTAAAAGGTGAGTGTATTATGGCAAGAGGTGTTAAATGTAAATGTTGTGGTAAAGCATTACAACCAGAAGAAAAGCATAAATATGATAATCGTTATTATTGCGAAGAATGTTTTAGTAAAGTAGAAAAAGATGCAAGAGAATATAAACAACTTATGGATTACATATTCACTATATTTCATTTGGAAAAAGCAAATGGATTAATATTGAATCAAGTTAAAAAATTTAGAAAAGAATATAACTATCCATACGCTGCTATGACATATACGTTGTGGTATTGTAAAGAAATTTTAGGAAAATCATTTAATGAAAAGTATGGAATTTATATTATAGATCATTATTACGATGAAGCTTGTAATTTTTATCTTCAACAAGAAAAACAAAAAGAACAAGCTGACAAAATATCCAAAGTAGATATTAAAACAAAAATTGTAAATAGAAAATCTTTAAATATGAATAAAATAAAATCATCTACATCATTGATTAATTTAGGTGATTTGATAGAGGGTGGTGATTCAAATTAATTTTAATCAACAGGTAGATAAGAAAGCTATATTTTTATTATTTGGTTGTTATTGTTTGAATCCAAGATTAGCATTGGATGAAAAATATGCAACTAATACAAATGATTACCCTGAGAATTTTCATAAAATGATATGGGGTGCAATTATTAATATTGCTAAGAAAAGAACGGCTGAAAAAATTACACCCATAGATATTGAAAATGAAATATCACAATTTGATACCGCTTTGTCTTTATGGAAAAATAACGATGGTTGGGGGTATATTGAATCTGCGATTGATATGTCTTCTGACAAACTTTCAAATGTAGGTAAATATTATGATGATGTAAGAAAATATTCAATCATTAGAAATGCTACAGAATCTCTTAGAATGGATGTATCGTTTATATATGATGAAAATGATGATGAAAAACTTGAACATTTCAATCAGTTGACTAGCATTGAAGTATTAAATGAAATCAATAATAAATTTATGGATTTTAAATCTAAATGGAAGAATGTTTTTGGTGATAACTATTCATTTAGAGCAGGTGAAGGCATTGTAGAAAGATTAAATGAACATAAGAATCAGCAAAATGTATATGGTTATCCGTTTCAATCTGGATATTTAACTACAGTATATCGAGGGATGCGACCTAAAAAATACATTTTAAGAAGTTCTGTATCTGGTGGTGGAAAATCAAGATCTTCATTAGCAGATGGATGTAACATGGTATCAGATAGAATTTATGATTGGAATAAAAGAGAATGGATTCCAACAGGTGAAAGCCAACCAGTGTTATTTATTTCAACAGAGCTTGAAAAAGAGGAAATTCAAGATATCATTTTAGCTCATGTTAGTGGAGTTGATCAGGATAGAATTGAAGAATGGAGTGATATTACACCAGAAGAAGAATCAATTCTTGATGAATCTGCAAAATACATAGAAAATTATAATTATTATATAGAGTATATGCCAGATTTTACAATTGATTTGATTTCTGAAACTATTGAGAAATATGTTTTAAACTATGGAATAGTAGCTTGTTTCTTTGATTACATAAATGATTCACCATCACTTTACGAATATTATTACAATAAGACGCATACAAGACTTAGAACAGATCAGATTCTTTTTTTGTTTAGTGCAGCTTTAAAATCAGTTTGTAATAAATTTAATGTATATCTTGGTTCAGCTACACAGTTAAATGATAATTATAAAGAAGATAATAATAAAGATGCAGGTGCATTAAAAGGATCTAAAGCTATTATCGAAAAAGCTGATGGTGGTATACTTGCACTTCCTGTAACACACAAAGATTTAAAAAGATTAAAACCAATTCTTGAGTCAGATGGTTCATTCGGATCATTAATCCCCAATATGTCTTACTACATATTTAAAAATCGTGGTGGAAAATGGAAAACTATTATAATTTGGACAAAACTCAATATGGGAACTATGAGAGAAGTAGATTGTTTTGTGACGGATTACAACTATGAATTAATTACTGATATTGAGAAAACGTTGATTGATTTTAGATTAGATGATGTTGGAGATGTTGGTATTATTGAAACTGATATTGATGTATCTGGATCAGATTTAGCAATGCAATTATCTAAGTAGGGAGGTACTTATATGACCGCCCAGGAATTAAAAAGTAAACTTACAGAAGATGATATTAAGAAACTTCTTGAATTGATGGGAGCTACTTTTTATTACGAAGACGATGATATGTGGATAACAGATACGATATGTCATCATGGAACTAAACCTAAATTATATTTTTATAAAGATTCTATGTCATTTCATTGTTATACAGAATGTGGTCAATTAGATATTATTGGCGTAGTCATGGGATATAAAGGATATGAACAAGAAGAATTTCAAAAAGCTATCAATTGGATTTCTATAAAATTAAATCTTGACAATCATGTGTATGGATTTGGTAAACAGGAACAAATTTCTGATTGGGAGTTTATCAAAAAATATAAGAAAAATAAAAAGGTAAAACCAAAAGACAAAATATTAGTTCCTTACGATAAAAATATTCTTAATATATTTCAGCACTTTTATTGTCAATCATGGATAGAAGAAGGAATTTCTGTAGAAACGATGAAAAAGTACAACATTCTTTATTCAACATGGCAACAAAAAATTATCATACCTCATTACGATATGAACAATAATTTAGTTGGTGTAAGATCGAGAGCATTACTTCCTGATGATATTGAATTATTTGGTAAATATGCACCCTTTAAAATTGGCAATAAATTTTATAATCATTCTCTTGGATTAAATTTATTTGGTTTAAATCATAATATAAATGCAATTCAAAAAAAGAGAAAGATAATGCTTGTAGAAGCTGAAAAATCAGTATTTCAAACTGATACTATGTTTGGTGAAGATAATTTTACAGTTGCTTTATGTGGAAGTAATTTAACTGATTATCAAAAAGGAATGATTCTTATGTTGGGAGTTAGAGAAGTTATTATTGCATTGGATAAACAATATCAAACTCTTGATTCAGACGAATGTAAAAACTGGTCACAACATATAAAAGATAAAATCATAGATAAATTAAGTCCATTTGTTTCTGTATCTGTACTATGGGATAGTACAAATTTGTTAGGTTATAAAGATTCTCCAACAGATAGAGGTAAAGAAACTTTGTTGAAACTTATGGAGAATAAAATATATGTAGGAACAAATCAATAATTAAGGTGGTGCAGAGTGAGTTTTAAATATGATGTACTTGGACATGTGAGGTTTGGATATGAATTAAATGATATTTTGACATTAAAAGGTATTGAAGATATTGATTCATTTTTACATCCAACCATTAAACATGTTGAGAGTGAAGAATTATTTGACAATATAAAAAAAGCAAGAGATGTATATGTACAGCATGTGTCGCAGAATCATACAATTGATTTACTTGTTGACTGTGATGTTGATGGATATACATCTGGTGCAAATATATATCAATATACCAAAAGAATAAATCCATCAATAGAAATTAGATGTTTTATTCACAGTGGGAAAGTACATGGATTATCTGAATTTATAGACTCTATGTGTTCAGATAATTCAGATTTAGTTATTATTCCTGATGCTGGTAGCGGTGATTGGAATGAATGTAAGCGATTAATTGACTCTGGTAAAGATGTGATTATTCTTGATCATCATTCAATTGATACATCTGGAAATCCTGCAATTGTAATTAATAATCAATCATCAAAAAATATTACAGATAAAGCTATGACAGGAGTTGGAATTACATACAAATTTACAAAACTATTAGACAAATACTATAAAGTAAATTACGCTGATGATTATTTGGATTTAGTGGCTCTTGGTATGATTGGCGATAGAGCGGATGTTTTAAATCTTCAAACACGATATTTAATACTAAAAGGTATTGAAGAGATTAAAAATCATACTAATAAAAATAAGTTGATTAGTACGTTTGTCGAAGCTCAAATGTATTCTATGAATAATAAAGTTACTATTAATGGTATAGGTTTCTATGTGTGTCCATTAATCAATTCAATGATTAGACTTGGAGATTATCAAGATAAATGTTATATGTTTGAAGCGTTATGTAATTCTAATGAATTTCTTGATAGAAAAGTTAGAGGTCAAGGAATTGTAAATATGTCAATTCAAGACTATGTGTTAAAAGCATGTCAGTCAAGTAATCGTAAACAGAAAAAACAAACAGAAGAAAGTGCTGCGATATTATCGGAAGAAATATCAAAATACAATCTTGATAAATTTCCAATTCTAGTATGTAATGCAAAAGATGATGTTGACGGTAATTCCACTGGTTTAATTGCTAATAGACTTGCTGATCAATATCAACGTCCATGTTTATTAATGAGAAGAAAAGGTGATATATGTAGAGGAAGTGGAAGAGGAAGCGACAAATGCGAAATACTAGATTTTAATGAATGGTGTAAAAATACAGGTTTATTTAATAAAGTAGAAGGTCATTCAGGAGCATTTGGTTGTGAAATAAGTGTTGATAATACAAATAGATTATTTGAATTATTATCAACTATGAAAAGCATTAATGAACCTACATATCATGTCTATAACGTCTATGAATCAAATCAAATTCATGATCAGATTATCAAAAATGTAGCGAAATATGACTACATTTGGGGTAACACGATTAGTGAACCGATATTTCTTATCAAAAATATTCCATGTAATAAATACAATTTATATCTATTAGGTTCTAAACAAAATAGAATCGAATTTACATATCACAATATTAAATTCATAAAACAAACCAAAGGAAGTTCTTTGGCAGCACAATATAAAGAAATTATAGATATTGGAGATAATGTGGAATTTGATATTGTTGGTAGATTTTCAATTGATTATAAAACAAAATCAGCACAAGTTTTGATTGATGACTGGATGTTCTATAAGAGTGATAAAGTTTCTGGATTTGCATTTGGATAAGGATGGTGATTGATATAATAGATAAAAGTAAAATTTATGGTTATGATTTCGAGGTATACAGTAAAATTAATTGGTTTTGCGTTACATTTATAAATTATGAAGATAGAAATAAAGAAGTAGTTATAGTAAATGACAGAGCAAAATTAATAGAATTTTACAACTCACACAAAGACGATATTTTTATTTCATATAATGGACGACAATATGATACGGGGATTTTTAAAGGAATCCTGGATGGAATGAATGTCGGATTTGTAAATGATAAACTTATCAAAGAAGGTAAAAAACCTTTTCAAGTTGTAAAAAATGCAAAGAAATATCCATTGAATGATTATGATACCATTTTAAAAGATAAATCATTGAAGCAGTTAGAAGCATTTATGGGAGATGATATTAGAGAAACAGAAGTAGACTTTAATATTGATAGATCTCTCACACAAGAAGAAATAGAACAAACACTCTATTACAACCATCATGATGTAATAGAGGTATTGAGAGTTCTTGATTATTGTTGGGATGATTTTGAAGGTCAATTAGATATCATTGAATTATATGGACTTGATATGTCGTATTTCACTAAAACTAAGGTTCAATTAGCTGTATCTCCTAAAATTTTAAATGCTGTAAATCAACATACTTTAGATGATGAATTTGATATTCGTCTTCCAGAAACCATTCAATTATCTGATAAATACAAATTTATTCCAGAATGGTATATGAATCCTAAAAATTGGAGATATAAAGAACATTTACGATCAGATGACGATAAACAACATAATAATCAGTTATGTTGCACTGTTGCAGGAATACCGCATGTATTTGCATGGGGAGGATGTCATGGGGCTGATGACAAAGAAGCTGTATTTGAAGGAATTATTCTACATGCTGACGTAGCTTCAATGTATCCTACAACAGATATTGAATATGGTTTGTTGAGTAGAAAATTTAAGAATCCTGATGACTTTAAGCAAATGAGAGATTTTAGATTAAAATTAAAATCAGAAAAGAATCCAAAAAATAAAGCTCTTAAACCTATGATTAATGGTGTGTATGGAGCAGGAAAAGATAGAAATAATCCATCATATGATCCGTTAATGGCTAATTTAACTTGTGTATTTGGACAAATGTTTATTCTTGATTTAATTGATAAACTTGAACCATATTGTAGATTATTACAAACTAATACAGATGGTATTTTTGTTCTTTGTGAAAACGAAGAGATGAAAAATAAGGTAATTGAGATAACGAATGAAGTTGGTAAACGACTCAAAATGGAGTTTGAGATAGATGAATATATAAAACTCATTCAAAAAGATGTAAATAATTATATTGCTGTTATGAAAAATGGGAAACTGGAATGTAAAGGAGCAATGGTTAAATTCAATAAACCAATTGATAATGATTTGCCGATTTTGAATGATGCTGTTAGAAATTATTTAGCATATGATATTCCAGTTGAACAAACAATTAATGAGTGTAATGAATATATCAAATTTCAAAAAGTTATTAAGTTATCTGCGAAATACAAAGAAATATGGTATGGAAATGGAGTGTCTAGCAAAGATGGTAAAGTAATATCAATAAATGGAGAATTATTGAAAGGTAAAGTACATAGAGTATTTGCTAGCAAACGACAATCTGATGGATCAATTTACAAATTAAAAATTGAAAAAGGTATAAAATCATATGAACAGTTTGCTAATACACCTACTCATTTGTTTATTGACAATGAAGATATTCACGATAAGTCAATACCTGAATATCTCGATAAAGATTATTACATCAATGAAGCGAAAAAACGAGCAGATATGTTTTTAACGAAAGACGAAGAAAAAATAGATGAAACTCCATATGTATTATATAAATGTATGTGTGAAAGTCCAACATTCTATGAATTTTTAAAAGAATGTTTAGATAATAAAATAACGAAAAAAGTATTAGAACAATATTTAATTGCAGATTGTTGTAATATTTATGGTAAAACAAAAAAATTATTAATTTTTAGAGATTATTTTACTATTCTATACGGAAAAGATAAAATTAATTTAACTACGTTGAACAAGAAAATAACTGATGAAGTTATAAAAAATATAATTATTTCAAATTCTGAATTATCTAAATCTGGTAAATCTTATAACAACATGAATTTTGAAAAAGTTCTATTAGAAATATTCGATATTATTCCAAACGAAAATATAAACCCATATAATATCATGGAAATGCAAATTAATAAATTTGATAAAGTTAGTTATATTGATTCATCTTTAGAAAAGGATATGTGGTTTGTATTAAACACCAGAAATGTAATTGCTCCAAATTTAATTATTTATAATATTAAAAATGGAGAAATACAATATAGAAAGGTAGACAAACAAATATTTAAAATATTACCTTTACAGGATGGTGATATTATCGAAATTAAAAATTCTAAAAAGGAATTTGCAAAAAAAATAATTGGAAAAGATGAAGATGGTAAAAACATCGTTGTTGCCGATATAGATAGAGAATTAGATATTATCACACAATATGAAATATTATATAGAAACTATGGAAAAGGCAAGTCTTTAGTTAACAGTGAGGATATTTAATGGAAGAGAAAATTTTAAAATTTGAATGTGCTTTGGATAGAATTATCTATCCAAAGTATACCAAAAAAGTACAATCTGGTGACTTTGCGATATTTAGTATGAGAATAACTAAATGGTTAGATAATCAAATTGATGGCGTTGAAGTTATCAAACTCAAAGGAACAACGTGTACACTTGAATATGGAACTACATATAAAATATTTTGTAAATTAGCAGAAACTCACGAAATATATGGAGATACGTATGGATTAATTTATATTAGTAAATGTATTGATATTTCAAGTAAAGATAAACAAAAAGAATTTTTGAAAAATGTTTTGAATGAAAATTTAGTAGAAAAGCTTTTTGATGAATATGATGACGTTATTAAATTACTTGAAAATAGAGATGTTAAATCTCTAATGAAGATAAAAGGAATAGGAAATCAAGTAGCTTTAAGAATGATTGATGAATACGAGGAATCTAAAGATTATAGCTCTATTTATATGGAATTAGGTCAGTTGGGATTTACACATACATTTATTAAAAAGCTTGTAGATTTTTATAAATCACCAGATACAGTAATTGATATTGTTAAAAATAATCCATATGATTTGTTGAGAGTTGATGGTATTGGTTTCAAAAAGGCTGATGAAGTAGCTTGTAAAGTTGGAATAACTCAATATGATGTTAGAAGAATCAAAGGATTTTTATTATATTATTTGAATGATCAAGGAGAAGCAGGAAGAAGTTATTTAAATTATCAAGATTTAATGAAAGCCTTATATGATACATTGGGATTTGTACCAGAAGAAATAATAAATACCACAGCGAAACAAATGATTGATAATAAGGATGTAGTTGTACTTGATAATGGTTCTAAAATAGCATTGAAAAAATTCTACGATTTGGAGAAAAATATTATGAATGAATTATTTAGACTTCAAATTGGACTTGTAAAAGTAGTAGAAAATGATTCAAACAAACTCAATAGTATTCATGATGATTATATTCCTAAGTCATTCAACATAGGAAATTGGGAAACAATTACAGAAAATGTAGAAGAGAAACAAGGATTTATGTTTACTGATGAACAAAGAGCCGCAATTAAACTTAGCCTGGATAATCATGTTATGGCTTTAACTGGTGGAGCAGGATCAGGTAAAACAAGCACAGCAAATGGAATATGTTCATTATATAGTGGGTATAGTATTTTAGCTTGTGCGTTATCAGGAAAAGCCAGTGTGAGAATTACCGAAGCTACGGGACTTTCAGCTAGTACAATTCATAGAGCTTTAGGATATCAAAATGGTGAATTTATGTTCAACAAAGATAATAAATTAGCAGTTGATATTGTTTTAATTGATGAAGCAACTATGATTAATGGTGCATTATTCTTATCATTGTTAGAAGCTATCCCAACAGGTGCGAAAGTAATTATCATGGGTGATGTACAACAGCTTACACCAATTGGTAATTGTCAAGTATTTGCTGATATTCTTGATAGTAATGTTTTACCAGTAGTAAAATTAAGTAAACCACATAGACAAGCTTTGAGAAGCGGTATTATTCCAACTTCAATTAAAATTGCCAACCAAGAACAAATCTTTGATGGAAATTATACAGGAAATGTGATTATTGGAGAATTAGAAGATATGGAATTGGATATTTCTGGAAAAGGAAATGATGAATCTATATCTGATAAGATTATTAAACATTTTCAAATTGAATTAGAAAAATTCCATGATATTATGGAAGTTCAGATTTGTGTTCCTATGAGATTACGTGGAGAATTATCTTGCTATAATCTAAATTCTAAAATTCAATCTATTTATAATCCCAAATTAAGTAATGGTAACGAAATTGAAATTTTCTTAGAAAAGAAAAAAGACGAAGCAAAAAAATATATTATTAGAGCAGGAGATAAGGTTATTAATACAAAAAATAATTACAAGTGTATCAATTCAGAAGGTGACACAACTCCTGTATTCAATGGAAATATGGGAATTGTAAAAGAAATTGAAAAGAATGGAATGTGTACAATAGATTTTATTGGTATTGGAGAAGTAATCTTTACAAAATCCGATTGTAAAAATCTTGAGTTAGGATATGCATGTACCGTACATAAACTTCAAGGATCTGGATTCTGCTCAACAATTGTTGGATTGGATAATAGCAGTTACATAATGAATAATTCAGAATTACTTTATACGGCTATCACCAGAGCAAAAAAATACTGTGTTCTCATCGCTAACAATTATGCTGTTGTTAAATCTATTCAGACCAAAGAAGTTAAAACTAAGCAAACATTTTTAAAAGATATGTTACTTGAAAATGCAAAAAGATTAAAAGAAAAGGAGAATTAATATATGTCAAGTATTTATGAACTTACAGGAGAATATCTGGAACTTATGGATATGTTAGAAGATGAGGAAATTGATGAGCAAACAATCATTGATACACTTGAAGCATTGGACGGAGAAATAGAAAATAAAGCAGACAACTACGCTAAGATTATCCGATCTCTTGAATCTGACATTGAGGGAATTTCAAAAGAGAATAATAGATTAGCATCAAGAAAAAAAACATATGAAAATAGAATCAAGTGGTTAAAACAAAATCTTGAAATGTGTATGAGAACCATTGGAAAGAAAAAATTTACAACAGATTTGTTCTCATTTAGCATTCAGAAAAATGGTGGAAAGCGCAAACTTACAATTGATGTTGATGTAGAAAATATTCCAGAGGAATATAGAATTAAACAACCTGATGCTGTTGATGGAGAAAAGCTGAGAGATTATTTAAAGGAAAATGGATTAGAAGGACAAGATGGATCACTCAATTGTGAATGGTGTCACTTAGAACCACAGAGCGAAAGTTTGAGAATTAGATAACTTTTATTTTATAAAGTTTAAAGGAGTATGAGATATGACATTTGATAATTTACTTGATTTACAACCTAATGTTAGGTTAGCAGATTTAATTCAATTATTCTTAATGGGGTATGATGATAAAATTTATGTAAATGTGATTATACATGAAGCAAACTTAAAAGAACCAATTGAATTATCTGAGGTAAGAATTATAGATAGTGCTTTGAAACCGTATTATGAATATAAAATAGCATATTTAGAAGATTCATATTATGAAACTCCTGGAAGCATGATGACAATAAATCTAACAAAAGAAGATGATTAAATGAAAGCAGAATTTCATGGCAAAAATGATACTATATATAGTGTTTTGAATAGTTATAAATACTATATATAGTACGTGAGAAAAGGGGTGAACAACTATTATTCCAGAAAAATGTAATAAATGTGGTTGTGAAGAATTTTATACAAAAGAAAGTGGCACACAGACAGGACTGTATTGTAAGAAATGCAACAAATGGATTAAATGGTTAAGTAAGAAAGAAATAACTGACTTTAATAAACTGAGTGTTTCTGATGTACAGATTGATACAAATGGTGACATTCATGGCAAATTAGTTTCTTCAATTGAAGAGCGTTTGTGGAGATTTGTAGAATTTCTTGATAAGAAAATTGATAAAGAATTAGAAAGAGAACCATTATCTCAATCAGATTCTATTGCAAAATGTTCTTATTCACTTGCATTAGAAAGAGATAAAAACGCACTAATCAATATTCTTAATGGTAGAGAATTTCATGATATGGGTGAATAAATATGTTATACAAAATCAAGAGTATTAAACATAACGGTACATGTGATGAATGTGGCACTGAAAGAACAGATGACAGATATCATCAACGAATTGGTAGAGTTGTAGAGTTAAATATTGATGATATCGAAATTGGATATCCGCTACTCATTCGATATATAAAAGATTCTGATGGTACTTCAATGAAGTTTAGTCTTTTGAAAACAAGTTGTGTTAAAAACTATATTACTGTTGATGATTTAGAAGGAATCGTAAAATATATTACGATAGAAACCCAAAACTCCATATTTGAGTTTGAAAGAGTGGATGATAATGAATAAATATGTTAAATCATATCTACAAGCTTTAGAAGAAACATTGTCAAAGAAGTACAGTATTTCATCATATAAAGCAAAATGATTATTCAAGATTCATATGTAATTCAATGTTTAAGAGACTATCCAGAAGAAAGTTTACATGAGGATATAGAAACTGTCGCAGATATTATATATGGTGATTATATATGGTGATTATATAGAAAAGAGGTAAATAAATGCAAGATATTTTAGGAAGAGAACTACAAGACGGTGATATATGTGTTGGAAAAGGCACTGGACGTAATGTAATTGGAATGTCAATTGGTGTCTGGTATGGTAATTCAATGACTGATGAAGATGGATGTAAACGACATATGAGAGATCTATTTAAGATTGTAAATCCTTCTGATGAGGAACTTAAGATTGCAAATGAAATTAAAAGTAGACTACGTGAACAAGAAGAAGAGAAAGAAAAGAAGAGGCAAATTAAAACTATTCCATTGAAAGATTTAGTTGTTGGTGGAATATATAAAGGCATCTATGGAGAATATTATTTATATTTGGGAAATAGAATTGTTTCTAATGAATATAGAGACGCATTAATAGAAGAAAAGGGTAATTGTTTTATTCGTATATCAAATGCAAATATGGAATTAAAAAGAATGTTTAATTCGGCAGATATTAAGGTTTTAAAAGGGTGTAAAAAATTAGTAGAACATATAAAAACTGTAGAATTAAAAAAATTCCCAATAGTAATTGAGTCCTGTTCTCCACTTGATTACAAAAGAAAACTTACAATAAGATGAAAGAACTGTTTCATGGAGGTCAATATGAGAGATAAGAATAGAATACCAGAATTTACTAAAGAATTAGAAAGAGTATGGATGAGATATTATCCAGATTGGAGATTTGGTCAGTTGATGATGAACTTTCTAAATTATGTTGCACTTGAATATAAACGAGATCCATTCTTTCCAGAAGAATCAGAGATGTTAAAGTATCTGAAAGAATATGAGAAGAAAAGTCCATATTATAAGGAGAAATAAAAGTATGAGTAAAAAGCATTATATATATGTCCCATGTATTAAATATGGTCATAATGGCGGTGTAATGGGAGACAAATACAAAAATATGCAAGATGCATGGGACTGGCTTTTAGAATACAAACAAACTTATCATACAAGGAATGATGTTGTGTTTATTGGAGTTATTAAATGTAGAGAAGATGAATCTGCATTTAGCAGAATTATGGATATTGATAAAAGGAGTTATGAAAATATATGGGAAACACTATTGGCAAAATGAAAGAATTAATCCAGGAACTCAATACAGCATCATATGCATATTACACAAGTACACCAATTATGTCTGATTATGACTGGGATAAGAAATATGAAGAACTACAGATGTTAGAAAGTCAAGAAAATATCATCTTCCCAAACAGTCCTACTCAAAACGTGGGATATACAGTATCAGATAAATTAAATGAGGTTAAGTTGGATCATTTGATGTTATCGCTTGACAAGACAAAATCTATCAATGATTTAAAACAATTTGCTGGGAACAAACAGTGCATTGTATCTGTAAAATGTGATGGTCTTAGTACAACATTAAAGTATATTCATGGTGAATTAGTAAGTGCTGTCACTAGAGGTAATGGCTATGAAGGTACAGATGTTCTCAAAAATGTATTAACAATCAAGAATATTCCAAAGAAAATCCCATATTACGATGAGTTAATCATTGATGGAGAAACTATTATTGGGTGGGACACATTCAATAAGATTAATGAAAATATTAAAGATACAGATAAAAAATATAAGCATCCAAGAAATCTTGTGTCTGGTTCATTACTTTTATTAGATAGTAAAGAAGCTGCTCAAAGAAATATGAGATTCATTGCATGGCGTGTCATTAAAGGATTTGAACATAAATCAGTATATGAAGATTTGCTAAATGCAGAAAAATGTGGATTTGAAAGAGTCCCAATGATTCCATATATAGAATGTGAAAATACCCAAACTGTATTAGATACGATTAAAGATGTTGCTGACGCAAATAATATTCCATATGACGGTGCAGTAATGGCATATGATGATTACGATTATGGAGAATCATTAGGTAAAACTGATAAATTCTTTAGACATTCCATTGCATATAAATATGAAGATCAACTATATGAAACTATATTAAAAGATATTGAATGGAATACTTCTAAAACAGGATTAATTAATCCCGTAGCAATATTTGAACCTATTGATTTAGATGGTGCAATTACTACCAGAGCCACATTACATAACATTTCTTATATCAAGAAGTTATCTCTTGGTATCGGTGACAGAATCAGAGTATATCGCTCAAATAAAGTTATCCCAAAAGTACATGATAGTATTGATAAATCTAATAATTTTACAATTCCAGATAAATGTCCTATTTGTGGTGGGGAAACTAAAATTGTAAAAGAAAATGATTCAGAAGTATTAATGTGTATGAATGATGATTGCCAAGGTAAGTTATTAGGCAAACTCAGTCATGCGGTGAATAGAAATACACTGGATATAGATAATTTATCAGAAGCTACGATTGAGAAATTTATTTCTCTTGGTTGGTTAGATTCTATTAAGAGCGTTTATCATCTATCTGACTATAAGGGTAAAATGTATAGTCTTGAAGGATTTGGTAAGAAATCAGTAGATAAATTGTTAGAATCTATTGATAAAAGTAGAGAAACAACACTTGATAGATTTATCTATAGTTTATCCATTCCTTTAATTGGTAAAAGTGCAAGTAAAGATATTGCTAAACATTTTAAATATAACTTTGATGAATTTTATCATTGTTTCTCTTGTGGATATGGATATTTTTGGAATCTTAAAGTAGATGGTATCGGTGTAGTTGCAAGTAATAATATTCAAAAATTTGCTATAACATACATGGATAAAGTTTTTGAATTGAGTAAAGAATTTACATTTAAAATTCCCAATGAATCTAATCATAATCAAAATATTTTACAAGGTAAAACATTTGTTATTACAGGATCATTAGAGAAATACAGTAATAGAGATGAACTGAAATCTATTATTGAGTTAAATGGCGGTAAAGTATCTGGTTCTGTATCTGCTAAGACGTTTGCGTTGATTAATAATGATATTGAATCTTCTTCCAGCAAGAACAAGAAAGCAAAATCATTGGGAGTGCAAATTATCAATGAAGAACAATTTATGCAACTATTAAATTAACATTATAATAGGAAAGGATTTTATAAAATGAAGTGCAAAGTCAAATTAAACACAATCAATGATGCAGGATTATTCGTAGCAAAATGTGGAGAATATAAAGATGTGGATATCGACTATGTATATTCTAGGTATACGATTGATGCCAAATCTATTATGGGAATTCTAAGCACAAGTCTTAATAAAGAATGTGTTGTAAATTTCTTATCGGATGATGAAAAATTATGTAATCAATTTAAAGAAGATATTAGATTATGGATTGTGGAGGGGTAATACATGACAAGAGCAGATTTATTATTAATGAATGATATTCGTAATATTCTTGCAAATGGAACAAAAGACGAAAATCCTCGTCCAAAATATGAAGATAGTACACCAGCTCATACATATTTTGTGAATCATGTTGTGAGAACTTATAATCTTCAAACTGAATTTCCAATTTGTACATTACGTTCTATTGCGTGGAAAAGTGCGATTAAGGAATTGCTATGGATATACCAAGATCAGAGTAGTTCATTACATTTATTAAAAGATAAATATAATGTTAATTATTGGGACGCATGGGAATCTAAAGATATTCCAGGAACAATAGGTGTTAGATACGGTGAAACAGTAAGAAAACATAATCTTATAAACAATTTAATTGCTGATATTAAAGAAAATCCATATGGACGTAGACATATTATGTCTTTGTGGCAAGAAGAAGATTTTAAAGAATCTGACGGACTTATGCCATGTGCATTCCTTACAATCTGGAATGTAAGAGGTGAATATCTTGATATGTGTCTCATTCAGAGAAGTGGAGATATGCTTACTGCTTCGGGTGCAGGTGGAGTTAATGAAGTACAGTATGCTTGTTTACAGATGATGGTTGCGAAAGCTACTGGATATAAGCCAGGTAAGTTCACACATTTTGTAGCAAATGAACAGATTTACGATCGTCACATTGACGCAGCTAATGAATTACTTAACAGAGCAAAGCAACAGAAATTAGATTTATCTACATCTAATGGACATTATAATTATGAATTTGAATCAATCAAAATGAATTTCAATCCTAAGTCTGATAATTTTTATGATTTCTCAATCGAAGATTTTTCTCTTGAAAATTATAATCCGATTAAGCCACAGATCAAACTTGAATTAGGCATTTAAGAATAGGAGCGTGATTATTATACATACAGTATATTGTGTATTAGGAAGAACAGGATCAGGTAAATCAACAATTACAAAAGAAGCATCAAAGCAATTGAATATGAGTATCTTACGTTCATATTCTACACGACAATATCTACGTAAAGGTGAAACAAAAGAAAATTCAGACCATATATTAATTTCACCAGACGAAGTGGAGAAACATCGTAACGATATGATTGCTTATACTGATAGAGTAGGATATTGTAACTTCGCAACAAAACAACAACTCTTAGATAATGACTTCTACATTATCAATCCCACAGGATATTACGAATTAAAACTCAAAACAAAAGATATGGATATTGAATTAGTAACCATTATGGTGAATGTTCCATATAATGACTTACGAAAAAGAGCAGAGAAACGTGGAGATTATGATGCTTGGCAAGCTAATTACATCAAAGAAAGTGAAGAATTTTCAAGTTTTGAGAAATCCAATCTTATTGATTACTTTGTATTGAATGATAGAAGTCTTGAAGAATCTGTTGCGAAAATGGTACGTGTAATCAATAAGGACAGAGCAAAACGAGGTATCACAGATGAGAAATGATATTAAAACATTATATGTTGATTTTGATGGAACATTAGTTGCCACTATAGATGCAATTGTTGATTTATACAATGAAGATTTTCAGTATTATAAGAAATTTCATTATGTAAATTGGTGGAATGTTGATACTTATGGATTTGAAGAATGCAATTGTGCGTCACCTGGATTTATTGATTTGTACTTCAATCAACCTAGATTCTTTGAGAGATTACATTTTATGCCTTGGGCTGAACGTGCAATTAATGAATTATCTGAGTATTACATAATTAAAATTGTGTCACATGGATATTCACCTAATCTTAAACAAAAGGAAGAATGGATTAAAAAAAGATTTCCAGATATAGAATTTATTGGTGTAAATCTCAAAGAACATTCAGATAAGTCACATATTGATATGAGTGATGGATTATTTATTGATGATAGTACAAAAAATCTTGTGACTTCCAATGCAAAAGAAAATATTTGTTTTGGTAGAACATATAGTTGGAATAGAGATTGGACAGGTAAAAGATTACAGAATTGGGCTGAAATTAGACAATATCTACTAGGTATTGGAAAAGAGGTGACAAAGGAGAAGTGATTATTAGTAGCGGAGAGCTAGTACGAGAGTTAAGACGTATTGGGGATAATTTTATCACTGTTGAAGTTGAGAATAGAGAATATGTAATTGATATGATTTCGCATAAACCAAATTGTGCTGATTCATTATGTACACATCTTGTTTTGAAATGTAAAGATGGTGGTAACGGTGAAATCAAAAGAATTTGCTCATAAGGATATGGAGGGCAAGTTAATAGTTGCATGTTGATAAAATTTGATATATCCCATTTATACAATTTATATATAAGAGAATTAAACACTATATGGACTATTAATTTTTGGATAAATTTTTGAAACGCCCTCCATTAACAAATATTATATCACATTTGTGGAGAAAATAAACATATAAGAAAAAATTAGTAAGGAATCATAAAACAATGACAGAAAAAGAGAAGAAACTACTTGTGGAACTTATATGCAACGAGCAGACACATATGATTCGTAAAGATCATACCAGATATGATACTGATGAATATAAAGAATTAGAAGCATTGAAAATTAAGATTAAAGATATGTGAGGTGGTTATTATGAATGCAGTTGTTATCGGAGTTGGAGCTTTTATAATTGCGTGTTTGATTGTAATCGCATATATGTGCTTATGTTTAGCAATTTCAACGAAGGATAGAGAAAAGATGGAAAAGGAACTATTTAATAAGAGATTTAGTAAAGGAGATAATGAATGATTAGAATTATCAAAAAGGATGGGACTTTAGAAGATTTTGATGAACAAAAAATTGTAAATGCTTGTGATAAAGCCGCAAGACGAGCAATGTTTGAATTTTCAGAAAATGATTATTCTATTATTCTGAATGATGTTTGGCAAAAAATCGAAGAACTATATGAAGACGATTCCAATATTGAAATTTATGATATGCACAATATTGTAGAATCCGTGCTTGAAGAAGATTTTCCAGTTGTTGCAAAGATGTATAAAGAGTATAGAAATTACAAAAAAGATTTTGTTCATATGATGGATAAGGTATATGAGAGAAGTCAAACTATCAGATATATTGGAGATAAAAACAATGCCAATACAGATAGTGCATTAGTAGCAACTAAAAGAAGTCTTATTTACAATGAATTAAGTAGCCAATTATATAAGAAATTTTTCTTAACGCATGATGAAAAACAGGCTATGAAAGATGGATATATTTATATTCATGATAGAAGTGCAAGACTTGACACATTTAACTGTTGCTTATTTGATATTGGTTCAGTTATGAAGAATGGATTTGAAATGGGAAATATTTGGTATAATGAGCCAAATTATCTGGACACTGCTTTTGATGTTATGGGAGATATTATTTTATCAACGGCTGCACAACAATATGGTGGTTTCACTGTACCAGAAGTAGACAAAATTTTAGAACCATATGCAGAGAAAAGTTATGATAAATATTTTAATGAATATTTAGAAATTTGCGAAGATGTAAATGGTATTATTCCAGAAGTAATGGATTATAGATGTGAAAAAGCATGTGAATATGCAACTGAAAAAGTAGAACGTGACTTTGAACAGGGATGGCAAGGGATAGAATATAAATTAAATAGCGTTGGATCAAGTCGAGGTGACTATCCGTTTGTAACAATGACCGTAGGGTTATCTACGAGCAAGTTTGGGAAAATGGCTGCGATTACATTATTAAATGTTCATAAAGAAGGTCAAGGTAAAAACGGATTTAAACGCCCTGTATTATTCCCTAAAATTGTATTTCTTTACGACAAAGATTTACACGGAGATGGTTCTGAAAAATATCCAAGTGCAGATGTATTTAATGCAGGAATTGAATGTAGTGCAAAAACAATGTATCCAGATTGGTTATCATTAACAGGCGATGGATATGTGGCAGAAATGTATAAGAAATATAAACGAGTGGTAAGTCCGATGGGATGTAGGGCGTTCCTTTCACCTTGGTATGAAAAAGGTGGAATGCATCCAGTGGATGAAAATGACAAACCTGTTTTCGAAGGAAGATTTAACTTGGGCGTTGTGAGTCTGCATCTTCCTATGATTCTTGCTAAAGCAAGAAGAGAATCTAAAGATTTCTATGACGTTCTTAATTATTATCTTGAAATGATTCGTAATCTCCATAAACGTACATATGAATACATTGGCGAATTAAGAGCAAGTGTAAATCCTATTGCATTTTGTGAAGGTGGGTTACTTGGTGGTCATTTAAAACCAGACGATAAAATTAAATCATTATTATCACCAATGACATTAAGTTATGGAATTACAGCGTTAAACGAACTTCAAAGATTATATAATGGCAAATCTATCAGAGAAGATGGGGAATTTGCATTAGAAGTAATGAAGTATATCAATAATTATACAAATAAAATCAAAGAAGAAGATCATTTACTCTATGCAATTTACGGCACTCCTGCTGAGAGTTTATGTGGGTTGCAAATTAAGCAGTTCCGTAAGATTTATGGAATCGTAGAAAATGTATCAGATAGAGAATATGTAAGTAATAGCTTTCACTGTCATGTATCAGAAGATATGAACCCTATCGAAAAGCAAGATAAAGAAGGAAGATTCTGGAATTATTTTAATGGTGGAAAAATTCAATATTGCAGATATAATCTTGGGTACAATAAAGAAGCTATTAAAACATTGGTATTAAGAGCTATGGATAAAGGTTTCTATGAAGGTGTAAATCTTGCAATGTGCTATTGTGAAGATTGTGGGTATCAGCAAGTGGAGATGGATATATGTCCTAAGTGTGGAAGTAAAATGATTACAAAGATTGACAGGATAGAAAATCCGTTTGTCCTGTATAAATAGGTTAAATTGCGGGGACATCCCCATAATCCTATCTCGCTACAACGTAACTAGAAATGGTAAGCGTGAATGCGGTACATATTTATAATATATCAGCCGAAAGGTAGAAACCATAAAAAGTAGATAGGTTAGGGACAACCGAGTGTGCAAGTCACTCAGACGCAGCGAAATCTTCTTAACAGATCATGCTGATGAAGAACGTTCAGAGACTATAATCCTACATTGATTGTATAGTCCAACCCGTTATTCATATATGAATAAGAAATATTACGAAAGTGACGGTAATTAAAGATATTGGAACGGTTATCTAGGATTCACAAGAGTTCATGGTAAGACAAGATACAATGAGGCAAAAAATGCTGAAATTAAAGATAGGGTGAGCATGTGATTATAGATTTTAGACAAAAAATAAATGATGTATTTATAACTAATGAAGGGTATAAAATTCAAATCATTGACTACCTTGATACTAAAAATGTTCTAATTAATTTTGTAGATAGACCAGATGTTCAAATTTGGTCTACTCTGCAAAATATTAAGAAAGGACAAATTAAAAATCCATATCATAGATCTGTATATAATAAAGGTTATTATGGCATAGGGAAATATACCGCAAGAAAAAATAACGTAAAAACAGAAGAGTATGTAAAATGGATAAGTATGTTTGTAAGATGTTATGACGAAAAATATCATATGAGACAACATACATATATTGGCTGTAAAGTATCAGAAGAATTTTGTAATTTCCAAAATTTTGCTGAATGGTATTCACATTATAAATACGATTGTAAATATCCATTAGAAATCGACAAAGATTTGTTATATGAAGGAAATAAAATTTATTCTCCAAGAACTTGTTGTGTGATACCTAAAGAAATTAATACAACATTAAATAGTAAAAGACATGACATTTCTACAATGAAAAGTTTATACCAAAAATATAAAATGGATGTTCCTTATTATATAAGAACTGAATTGTATGAACTAACAAAGGAGAATAAATAATATGAATTATCATAATATAACATATCCAGATCAAAACAATGGTGATGGATTAAGAATTGTATTATGGGTAGCTGGTTGTGAACATCATTGTGCAAATTGCCAGAATCAACAAACGTGGAATCCGCAAAGTGGGATTCCATTTGATGAAAATTCAATGAATGAAATACGAAATGAGTTAAAAAAAGACTATATTAGTGGCATTACATTCAGTGGTGGTGACCCTTTACACCCTAAAAATGTACAAAATGTTCTGAAAATCGTAGATGAAATCCGAGTTTCATATCCCACTAAAAATATATGGTTATACACAGGATATACTTGGGAAGAAATCTGGATTAAAGATATAGTAAAAACTGGTGATAGAATTAAAAATATGAGACAAAAAGCAATTACAAATCTTCGCAGACAAGTAGTAAGTATGTGTGACGTACTTATAGATGGGAGATATGTTGATGAACTCAGAGATGTATCACTACATTGGATAGGTTCATCAAATCAGAGGGTTATTAATGTACAAGAAACATTGGAACAAAAACAAATAGTATTATGGGAGTCTTAATTGACTCCCGTACAAAAGGAGAAAATTCTTATGGTAGAACCAAAAACATATCGTGTAAAACAACCGATTAGAGATAGAGATTTTGTATCTAATAATTTTAGAGTAACACCAACTCAGTATATACTGAACAAGCCATTATATACAGAAGAAATTATTCTTAATCTTACTGTAGATAAAGAAGATTACTTTGTATCAACAAATGTACGATATGCAAACGGAACATTATTTGCACCATTTTATAATCCAGATGATAGAGGAAATAATAAACTCTATAAAAAAGTAGTAAAAGCATACAATAAATTCATGAATAATATGAAAGATGTTTTCGAGGAAATATCAGAGAATGAAAACTATTAATAAAGGAGATGTCGTATATTATACACGTATATTTCCAGAAACAGGCACATATGATTTGTGCGATTTAGTCATAAGAACTGTTATGAATAATTGGTTCTGTGGTGTAGACAAGAAAGACAAACGTGCATATCTATTAGGGTTCAACGAAATAGATGAAAATGTGTTTGATACTCGTTCAATTGCTCTTAAAAGAATACACAATGCAGAACAAAAATATCCAAAAATAAACGGAGAAACATATTATGAAGAATATTGATGATAGCATTAAGCTAGAGTGGAATGTATTTATATACGATATAAATGAAAGGCAGATTGAATTATTTAATGTGTTTAATCATGGAAGATACAGACAGGAAATTATTAAGTTATTAAATCATAAACATGATTTTAGGCTAAAAGAATTTACAGAAAAAGTAAAACGTCAACGATGTATTACTATTGGTGCAAGTGTGAATGGGAGATTTTAATTGCTCCTTGGATTGGTGATTTTGATAAGGAATCTGTAAAAATGGACGTGTATATGCAGTTAGAAATGAATTGGAATCACTACATAAAATATTTATGGGAGATATAAATTTATGCTTAAATATTATATACCAACAACCGAAGTGTGTATCAATTCTATTACTCCATTCCATATAAATTTGTATGCACCTAAGATATGTGAGAATTATCCTGATACAGATGTAATTAATATCAATTGGGATAACACAGAAGAAGAAATTCAAAAACTTGATATATGGCTTCCATTTGGAATTACGAAGCGAAGAAAAGGATTAAAATTATTCTTTTGGGATGATTTATTTACAAATGTTAAACAATGGAAAGAAGATTTAGATATAGAAATTAAAACATCTTGGAGAGAATATAAGCCTACAATTAAAGAAATTATGGACTTCAAAGATAGTGATAAATCTATTCAATATCTTGTCGAACGTGGTCTTAATGCAAGTTCATTAATAAAATAATTATAACAAATTACATACACAAAGGAGATTATTAATATGGCAAAAAGAGTTGCAAAATTTGAGAAAGTTACATACGGACAGTTTGAAAAAGATTGGCTTGATACATTTGATATTCCTGAATTAGATACATCAACCAGACGTGAGATTGAGAGTATTTACGGAGCAATTACACTACCAAAAAGAGCAACAAAAGGCAGCGCAGGATATGACTTTGTAAGTCCTCTGATATTCACTTTAAGACCTGGTGAAACTCTTAAAATTCCTACTGGAATCAGATGCGGAATGAACACTGATTGGGTGTTAATGTTATATCCTAGAAGTGGACTAGGATTCAAATTTAAAGCTAGACTCTGTAACACCGTTGGAGTTGTGGATAGCGATTTTTATTATAGTAATAATGAAGGTCACATCTTTGTCAAACTCTCAAATGAAGGAGATAAGGAGATTAAAATTCTTAGGGGAAATGCATTTTGTCAAGGAATTTTTATGGAGTATGGAATCACAGAAGATGATAAAGTAGAAACTTCTCGTAATGGTGGATTTGGAAGCACAGATAAGAATAAAAAGGAATGATTTGAATGTCTGATTTAGAAGAAATGTTAACCCCTATAGATATTATGAATCACTTAAAGCTGGGGAGAAATAGAACATATGATCTTATTAAATTGAGCAGTTTCCCCAAAATCAAAATAGGAAATACATACCGTATTCCTAAAGATAAATACATAAAATGGGTGTCCGACAACATAAAAAATACAATATATCTATAATAAAAAATGGGAGCTATATCGTAATGATATGCTCCCTTATTTTTATT